TCCCTGTCCTAATTCTGTAGTAATATTTTTATTACTATTACCACAGAACCAATCATAGATATTTAAAATAATTTCTTGTACTCTACCATTCATTGCATCAGATGCATCAAACATATAATCTTGTGTAGCAGATAAAGCATTTGAAGCAATAATTAAATCATTATAGATTTTATTAATACCAGATAATCCAACAGCTCTACTATTTTCTGTATTTTTATCACGATAGTATGGTGGAATTACAAGATATTTATTAATAAACATTCGATCTCGATTTTGTTCTAGGAATTTTACTTTAATATCTCTTCGAATAGATTCTGTTGATTTGAATTTAATTTTCTTAATATTCTTTCTTAAGAAATCAATTCCAGTTTTTCCATTTTCATCTTCTACTAGTTCTCCAGATGCAGTTAATTTAAACTTTTTAATACCATGGACACAATCTCTAATGTTTCGATCAATACGAATCCATGCTTTATAACACGATGGATCAATAAAATACCCATGTAAATCAATATAAGCATATATACCTGCTCTATCTTCTTTTGTAATACCAAATATTTCATTTGATAATAATCCATCATCACTTGGTATATTGTCTCGAATAAATGCTCTCGGATTACTTACTACTTTACAATCATTCTGTTTTACAAATAATTCAATGTCTAAGATATCTAATCTTAAATGGGAAGTTACTTTATCATATTGAGCTTCTGTAATAGCTTCATCATTTAAAATAAGATTTGCTTTTTCTAAAAAATCATTGATACTTCCTGTAGTTCTAGAAGCAATTGTTAATGATTCAAGAATACTATTGGTTGATACCATTGATATTCCTCCTTTCAAATATTAATATAATGTAAAACTGAGTAAAATATCCTCTAGATATTTCTACCTAGAGGACAATTCAACTGATTGAAAATATTAATAATTAAAAAAGAGTAAGGTGGTTATATTATATAAAAGAATATCTAAAATACATTCTTTTACTTTAAGGTTTTTATCAATATAATTATTTACAATATGATTTTGATCTCATTATCAGTTAAGACTTCTAAACGAATATTCATAATTCTACCATATATAGCAATTTGATATCCAGCGTTCTGAATCATCTCCATTGCTATGTTTTTATACTCTATAGAATTAAACATAATTGAAAATACAATCTGATTTTCATTACTTTCTAAAACTGTTACTTTACCTGAATCTTCAACAATTTGTTTTAATGCCACGAATTGATCGAAGAAATCTACTAGCATTTCTGGATATAAAATTCCAGAAATTGAATTAAAAAATGTACATCGGTCCATTTATATTATCCTCCAATATTATCTTCTATTTCTTCCATGGCTTGCTCCTCTTCATGAGCTTTTCTTGCTTCTTCATCTTTCATCATATTTACATATTCGTGATAAATAGAATGAATGAATCTATTCGGTAATCTTTGTAATTCTTCTATAGTTGTACAACCTTTCATGAATTTTACCAAATTCATTATTTTAACGGTGTATTGACTAAAGCTCCCAACTGATAACGGGTAAAAACCAAATCTTCTGCTGAAGCTGGCTGTTCTGGAATTTTAGTTCCACATTTTGGACAAGTAATCTCAGGGAAGATATAACTAATATCCAATGCTTTCTTGTCAATTTCAGCTACATAAGAACGAATTGGAGAATATTCATCAATTGTTAATGTCTTAAACATCTTGTTGATCATATTCATTTTTGATACAACAGTCTTTGTCATACTCTCTCCATATGTTTTATATCCACATGGAATCAGCGTAGCGTTTTCTACATCGATCATGTATACATTATCGATATATGGAATGAATTCTAGAATAGAATTAAATTTCTCTTTAGCTCTATCACTTAAAGAAGCAATTTCAAATAAGCTGTAGATTGTTGGTACTTTAAATGATACTGCTAATCTATCAGATAATGGAACAACTTCTGTATTATAAAGTCCTGCTTTAGAACTCATCTTTGGCTGGCTATTATATAATTCTACAAAATCATTCTTCGCTTTTTCATTATCAAATTTTACCATACTCATAATATTAATATTATCTGTCAAGAATGTTTCTTTACACTTAGTATTTGTACATTCTGCTGGTAAATAGTTTACTCCCTTGAATGAAGCGATATAAATTGCAAAGATATAATGCTGTACATCTGAGAATGGAACTGATTTTAACCAAGCTTCAAATGTAGCAGGCTTACTAGATGCAATATGATCATAAATTAAGCGATATCTCTTACTTAAAGATTCTAATTCTGATGGATCTTCGGAATATTCTCTAAGTTCCTCAAGTTCTGATCCTAAAAATTCTTTCATTAATACAACATTATTCTGTCCAGGTAATACCCATTTTGCAGCTTTTACTTGCTGCTGTTTAAATAATTTTGTATTAGAAGATGGTTTCTTTAAAACAGTAAAAGAAGAAATATCTAATTTCTTAGAAGCAGGTTTCAATTTATCCGTAGCCAGTTTCTTTAAATTTTCTAAGATAACATCTCGATCATCTTCTACGACTTCCTGTTCTTCTTCCTCTTCTACAATATTTAAATCTAAACCAGCATCTGCTAATTCTACATCTAAATCTGTATCATCCATTCCAGTATCAAGATCTTCTTCTGGTTCTTCTTCTTTAATTGTAGATTCTTCAGGAGCCTCTTCGATTGATTCTGTTATATTATCATTAGTTTCTGTATCGTACGCAATAGTATCATCAATCTGATCTTCAGGATTATCTTCCTCATCTAATACATCATCAATGTCATACTGATCAGTATTATCACCATCAGTCATATCAATATTTGCGATATCTTCATCATCCATTGATGTGAATTCTTCTTCATAAGATTCTTTATGAGGAGAACTAATAGGATTAATATCTTCAATTTCATCATCTTCATCTTCAAGATTATTGTTTTCTAAATCCTGAAGATTCTGTGCAGCTATCTCTTCCATTTCAGCTTTCTTATTTTTACGATACTGCTCAAACATAGAATTTTCACCTTCAAGAATTTCTGATGCAAGATCTTCCTGAATATTAATGTTTTCTGGTGTTGGATCTGGTTGACCAATCTGAGTCATATCTAATACAACTCTATTATCACTATTCGCAATGTTGCTCACTGTTCTTGCATTTGGTTTTTTATTAGCCATAGATCCAATATCAACTCTACCGTTATTTTCTTCTGTATTCTGTGGTGAATTGATATTATTTTTTCTAAGATCTTCAATATTACTCATTTATATTTCCTCCTAGTATATAAAATTAATTATTTTTAATATCTTCTAATGATATAGGTACTGGTGCTGTTGCGGATTCATAGATATACACAGTATCATCAATTGCTATTTCTATATTACAAGTCTTATCTGGACAAGTAATAATACTTACAGCAGCATTTGAAAATTCTGGTAAATATGTATTAATCTGATTTTCTACAGATTTTCTTAATTGTTCTAACTTACCAATTGCATATCTATATTGCCGAATACCTACACCCATATCAGGATGAAGAGGATCAGTTCCGGGTTCCATAAGAATTAATCTTACAAGAAGCAATCCAATCGCTTGCTTTCCTTCTAATGCAGCTGGTTCGTTAAAATTATTTACTGAAAGCAAATACTCTTTGAATGCCATACATTTATCTCCTTTCTGATCAATTATTAATTTGTCATAGTTGTAAAATCTTACAAAAGATTAATGATAAGTTTATAGATAAAAACACATCATAGTAATTATTTGTAATTTAAATAAGGAGGTAATTTAAAGATGTCTGCAAAAAGAAACGTTAGATATAAATGCCCTTTTTGTGATAAAAGATTTACAAGACAAGATCTTGTAAGACATATAGAAGATAATCATATGGATGTATTACCATCATCATTTACTCCATTTCGATATGTATTCAATTATGTAAATAAAAAAGGTCCTAATTATCATGGAAAATGCACTGAATGTGGTGGACCTACAACTTGGGATGAAAAGAAAGGTAGATATAATCGTCAATGTGATAAGAAAGCTTGTCATGAAAGTTATATTAAAAAATTTGAAGCTAATATGATTCGTGTCAAAGGTGTAAAACGTATTAGTGCTACAGCGAATGGACAAGAAAAAATGTTAGCAAATAGAAGAATATCTGGTAAATATAAATTCAAAAATGGTACATTGAAAACCTATACTGGATCATATGAAAAATCAGCATTAGAATTTATGGATAAGATTATGGATATTGATCCAAATGATATTATATCACCTGGACCTGTATTAGAATATATCTATGATAACGTAAAGCATATGTATATTACAGATTTCTATTATCAACCATATAATTTAATCATTGAAGTAAAAGATGGTGGAAATCGTCCAAATAAAAGATCTATGCCAGAGTATAGAGCAAAACAAATTGCAAAAGAAGATTTTATTATCAATCATACAAATTATAATTATATTCGTTTAACGGATAATGATCTATCTCAATTATTAGCAGTCTTTGCTGATTTGAAAATGCAGATGGTAGAAGATACTGGAGAACGAGTAATTCATGTCAATGAATTTATGAATGCTTTAAATAGTGGATATATTGCTGGTATGAAAGATACTGGATCTGTTTACGTTGTGAATTATATGAGAAATAATACATTTGTCGATAATGAAGAATCAGATCGAGGAATTGCTATTACAAATTCTCCAAAACTAGATTCTATCTTTTATCGTAATAAAGAAGGTAAATTAAAATATGCAGATGAATCTTTCTTGCATAATATTACTTTTGATCTATATGAAACAGATATTCCTATTTCTAAAATATCAGAAGCAATTCGAGAAAATCTAGATCAGTTTGTAGAAGAAGGATTTTTATATGAAACTGTTTTTGGAAAAGAATTATTCCAGTATGATCAGATTAAAGTAGAAGAACATGCTTGGGAAATTCCAGATTTATATTCTTCTCTACATATTGTAAGAGAATTAACGGAATTATATTTAAAAGAAGGGTATATTGAATCTGATATAAATAATGATCATCTGATCAAAGTATTCAGTGAATCTTTTGGTATAAATCAAGAGAATATTAATTTTATCAATGATCCAAAAACAAAAGAATTTATAGAAAGATATAAATTATCTAGGAGGTAAAATAATGGATGATAAAGTAAAGATTATACGACCTACATCAGATATTATCCAATTAGATATTATGCGAAAAGAATATGAATGTCAACCGTATGAAAAGAAATTAAAAGCAGATGAAGATTGTATTGCTTTATATGGTATGACAAATTATGCATTATATCATAAATTGAGAGCTGCTTTATTAATGGAAACTATTCCTGATGATATTTTAAATACTGGAAATAGAACAATTAAAGAATCTAATATTTATTCTATTTTAGAATCTGAAGAAGATGAATCTTACGAGGTGAGAATTAATCAGACAATTGAATTGAATAAAAACCCAAATATTGCTTTAATCTATCCAGGAGTTTCTAGTATTGAAGATTTGGAAGATAAATATAATAAGTATTTATTATTAACGGATAAATTTAAATTAATATCAAATTCTTACTCTTATAAATTATGGGGATACGATGTACCAAATATGTATCGTTTGCAGAAAGGTATTCTTACTTCTGATAGAGTAGAATTACAAGATTCTAATTTAGTAAAAGAATCAAAAGAGTTTATGAGAATGACAGAAGAATCTGTAAATGATATGATGATATTTGGAGATATCTTGGGATTATTACGAGTAAAATTAGAAGCTTGTGATCGTAAAATTGATGGATCAAAATCTGGATTATATGAAGATATCGTTACTAGAATCAATACTTATATCAATAAGCCAGAAGATTTTAAAGAAGTAATACCCGGAGTTGTTCCTTGTTATACATCAGACGAATTAGATACTTTCCCAGATGATGTGAATGGTGGTAACTATTACGATACTATTAAAAACTATATCATGGATTATAATAACAATCCTTGTGAAGAAACAAAAAAGAAACTGATTGAATATGGATGGAATCCAGCAATACCTTTTAATGAAAAAGGATTTAAATATGCAAAAGAAAGACAGAATGAATGGTTAAAAGAACATTGTGTTCAAATTGTTGATGTAACTGGATTAAATACAATCAATACAATTTCTGAATCTTCTACTAAGATGAGAAAGATGTATAAAGAAAAAGGATTATATCCAATTTATATTGTACTTTCTTATTGTGATCAGTTTACAAGTAAAGTCATAAGATTCGTAAAAGGATCTGATTATTCTCATTCAGGATTATCTTTAGATTCAGATTTGAAGCATATTATCACGTATAAATATGGATCAGATTTTAATGGATTTAATGACGAGAGTTTGGATTTCTATAGTAATATTAGTGATAAATCTAAAATTTGTGTTTTAGCAATGTTTGTAGATAAATCAACACATGATAAGATTAAAAAAGTATTAGATGATTTCTATAAAAATCGTGATAAAACTCGATATGCTTTTGGAAACTTATTTAATATGGCTTTCAATATTAAGAAAAATCATTCTGATAATTTAAAATATGTCTGCTCGCAATTTGTAGATATTGTTTTAAAAATGGTAAATATTAATCTTATTAATAAACCAGAGAATTTAATTTTACCTCAGGATTATATAACAGCTTCTTCTCATCCAAAAGTATATAAATTATACGAGGGATTAGTAACAAAATATAATGAAAAGAAAGTAGAAGATATTATTGATAATTTATTTACGATTTTAGAACCAAAAGATATTGAATATCATAATATGACAGATTTAATGGAAGAAAACTTTAATTTCGAATCTTTATATTATACAACCGAAAATAAAGAAGCAAATGAAGTTTTAAAAGAAATGAGAGATTATATAAAACCTGAATGTGTTATTTGTGAAAAAGCTTTCCCTATTCAGATTAATAAATCTGGTGATATTGAAATCAATACAAAGAAAACATTAGAAGAAGAATATCAAGAAGCTCATAAATTATTACTTGGATATAATGATTCTAATATTGAAGGAATTAAACATGAATTAGCTAGATTATTCTGCGTTAATTCTATTATCGAAAAGAAATTAAAAAAGATGAGAAAAGGGACAGATGATTATAAAGAGTATATTAATCTAAGGGCTAGAGTATTAAATGATTTTAAAAAATACTTTAAAGTTGTATCTGCTAAAGATGATAAGTTTGATTTTAATACATATTATCAATCTACGGAATATAATACTAATAAAGTTGTAATTAAGAATACGACATTAAAACATTCAGGAAATATTATCTTAAAATTTATGAAATCTTTAAAATTGAGATAAAATTATATATCATAACCGTGAGTATTTAAATACTCACGGTTTAACTTTTCAAATAATTAATTATATAAGGAGGACTTAAAATGAATATTCAAGGAATGATTGGGTATAAGTTTTTTAAAGAAGAAGAAAATGATGAAATCAAATTAATCAGACTAATTAAAACTAGAAAGTATAAGAATACAATATCAGATCCAGCAGAAGTTACAGTAAGAGATGAAGATACTAGAGAAGTATATAAGATGAGAACGGATAAAATTAAAAAGGAGTATAAGCCATTGATACCAGATGGATTACTTACATTTAATATTGCTGGATTAAGAACACAAAAAGGAATTGTTCATGATGTAATTGTAACAGCTTCTAAAATATTAAATGTTCAAGTTGGAGATCGTATGCCATTTGCTGTATGTCGTCAGAATATTACAGATATTTTCTATAATCTACTCTGTAAAGGAGAAGATGATATGATGGTTGGTTTAGCAGTGAATCAAAATAATTGTCCAACAAATTTTGATTATCGAATTATGCTAAGTTGCGACTCTATCAATTATACAGATTCTTTTAATATATATCGTAATGATACTTTAAAAGATATTCTTCAATATATTAAATTAGATAAATTTAATAAAGTTATGGAAGAAAATTATAAAGAATATGTATCTACAACGGATGATCCTGGATTAATCTTTAAGAAATCAGCAAAGGGATGGTGTAAAGATTTAGTTACATTATTGAAAGAAAATAATTTTCAGAATGATATTGATGAGATGCTTGGTATTACAGCAGTAGATTTTGAAATTAAAGAGTTCTTAGAAGATAAAGAAATGCCTGGAAAAAAAGAGTATACTTATAAGACTCCTACTGAAGAATTTCATGATTGGTTAGCATATGATGTATTTAAATTAAATATGAAAGATATCACTGTTTTAGAATATGATCATGATATTAATTTAGCTGATTTTAATAATTCTAGATATTTCTTCCTAAGAGATAATACTGATAAATTGTACATGTTTATTTATACATTACATGGAGAAGAATATACCATTGATCTTATAAATGAATCTATGAGTTTCTCTGATAAGTTTAGAATAAATTTATACAATAAATACAAATCATTAAATAATAAATAGTTAAATATTAATATATATTATAACTATATATTATAGATTCGATATAAATGATTTTATATCGAAATAACTATTAATTTATACTTATGAAAACAAGGAGGACATTATCATGAGTGAAACAAACAACAAGCAGCAGAATAACACAGAAAGAACACCTTTTAGAATTGCGATCGATGATCATCCTAAATTCCCAGGTACAAGTAAATCTGCGTATATTATTAGCGATGACTTGTGTAAAATGACATCAGAAGTGTTCAAAGGTGCTTTCGATGATTTTGAAGGATGCAAATTTGTGGTCGAACAGAATGGACTTTATTATGTAACTTTATTCTTTAATCATGGTGATTATGGAAAAGATGCAACAGTTGGATGTGAACGTATTGACCGTACACAGCATACTGGAAATAAATTAATTGATAGATCTCGTTCTATTGATGCACGTATTCAGCATGGTGATAGATATTATCTTACAGAAGATGGTAAAGATGTTGTTAGTACATTATTAATTCCATCTGCTTATAATAGAGGTAATATCAAATGGGGAAGTATTGTATCTGAATATTCAGAACAGAATCCATATGGAATGTACAATATGAATCCTTATAATGCAACCCAGTATACAGCAGTCAAATTTATTGATCCATCAAGATTAGTATCATTAATCTATGGTAGAAGAAATGGAGATGATACATTTGAATATGCCGCAGAATTAGCTGCAACTTTACCTGGATATCAGGGAGCAAATACTAGCGGTAAATATGTATTAAACGTAACTCAGGCTGATGTACAGGAGATTGAGAAACTGGCTTCTAAGTTAGGAATCAATCAGAATATACAGATGATTCGTTAATAGTTATTTCAACAAAACAATATGTCAGAGGTCGAAAGATCTCTGACATCTTTTATTTTTAGTATTTTTGGAGGTTATATTATGTTTAATAGTACTTATCACGTATTCAAAGATTACGATGTTTTATTTGATGAAAAGGCATCTACCTGTGGAACTATCAGAAAAGTACAATGGGTAAGAGAAGGAGCTGAACCTGATGAATCTAAAGCGAAAGTAGAGATTCGTCATATTAAAGTTGATGAAACTGGAGAAACTCCTTTGAAAGGATATTCTTTTAGTACACCAGAAGGACCAGATGAATTAACAGAAGGAATGATTAAAGCTGGTTTTGGTAAAACAAAAGAAATATTAAAAGCTGTTAGAATGAGAGAAGATTTTTTAGAAGCAGCTAATACAATCAATGATGATGAAGATGAAGGAGGAGATGGAGAAACATTTGATATGAGAGATCTATTATTAGGAGCTGAAGAATCTGATGTTGACGAAGAGGATGAAGGTGATGAATAATGCAGGATATTATTCCAGTAGAAACTCTCATATATGGAAGCTTTGTAAAATATGATCGTTTACAGCAGATTGTCTATGATACATTTTCCAATACATCTATTGCTGAAGCAACAGAATTAAATATATTTATTGATTTATATTCTGTGTTAAAATCCATCTTTTCAGAATCTTATCGTACAGATATTAATGATTATACAGCGATTACATCTGGAGTCATCAATATGTGTGCTCATTACAGATCTTTCTTCAAACAATTATCTGTAAGAACAAAATTCTTTATTGTATTTAGTTTTAATACTTGTGATATTAATAGAAAATTTGTTGCTGGATATAATGAAGTATTTAAAGCAAAATCAGAGATTCCAATGTTTCGAAAAATGGCAATGAATAACTTTGATTTATTAGATTTATTATGTCCATATTTACCAGATATTTTCTTTGTAAAATCTGTAAGGAATTATGAGTCTGCAGTTATTATTGCTGATTTAATTGAGAAATTAAATGATGGAAATCCAAATTTAATTATATCAAAAGATATTTATCCAATTCAACTTTGTAGCGTTTATCCTTATACATCTTATTTATATCCAAAGAAATTTAATGGAGATCATTCTATTATGATTCCTATTTCTGAGAAACCTAGTTATCGTAGAGAATTTTGGAATTTGATTGCATCAATAAGAAAATTTGATCCAAATCATATTAATACGATTTCACCAATTAATTTTCCATTATTTTCTGCAATGAATCGATTTCCAGAAAGGCAAATTAATGGATTAACGAATGTAAGATCAGCGAAGAATATTATTGAAAAGATTGTTGGAGATCAAGATATAAAAATACTTCCTGAGCAATTATATAATGATACAGCTATATGTAATAATATTCAGGTTGCTTTGATAGAATCTCGATTAAAAGCATTAGATGTCCAATATATGCTTCCATTTTATAAACAAGATCCAGAATCACAAACGATTCAGTTTAAGAATTTACGAGATGATGTTATGATTAATCATATCAATTCAAAATTCTTATCAAATAACCCAATTGATTTACAAAAATTATAAAATATTTCCCGTAGGATTTATCTCCTACGGGTTTATTTTTTCACTAATAAATAATTTATTTCATAAGGAGGTAATAAAATATGGCTACTGCCAGACAATCTTATGGAGCTAGTATCGAATTAGCTTTTAATTATAATGGTGATCGTGAAAAAATAAATCCAAGAAAAATTGTTTATGTAATGATTGAAAGTGATTATGAAAATAATCAAACTCCAATTATATATGTTTCTTTATCAGTTGATATTGCTTTGTATGGAAAGATTTTGAAATATAAAAATGAAGCGACATTCTATTTGAGTATTAATAAATCAAATTTAAACTCTAGAAATTCTTTAAATAAAAATCATATTGAGGGAAACTTTGCTTATATTCCTTCTAATACAAATGAGAATTATCAGAAAGAATTAGAAACACCAGAATCAACCGCTGCACAGTCTTCTTATAAAAATATTTTGATTGGATTGATTAGTGTAGAATTAAATAATAGATTACGAAAATGCTTTAATTCTGTTTACAAAGATGTGGATACCGAGACTTTATTAGGAATCGCATTAAATGATACAGACTATGTTGTAGAATCACCTAAATACAATACTATATATAAGCAACTTTTAGTTCCTCCTCTAACTTCACGATATAAATTCATAGATTATATCTTTAGTTTAGATCCATTTTATGATTCTAGATTTCGATTCTTTATAGACTTTGATAAGACCTATTTAACATCGAAAGATAATGTAAATATGATATCTTCTTCTAATAATATCAAAGATGTTATTATTAGTATCGAATCATTAAAAGATGATGCTGCTTTTGTTGATGGAATTACTATAAAAAATGATGCTTATTATATATACGAAAATCCTGCAAATGTAAATACTTCTGTAAATGAATCTACAGAAAAAGTAGCAAATAAAATAATATCTGTAGATGATATCAAAGGAGTATCAGAATATCAATTAAATATTAATAATCGTGTAGATAGTGAAGATATTCCAGTTTTTCTAAGATCCGAAAATCCATTGTATGAAAAGAATCGTTTAGAATCTTCTGCTATCAATATTGAGATTATTAAACAACATATTGATGGATCTATTTTTACTCCTGATATGAATATTCATATTAAACAATTTGGAGAATATGCGAAGTATAATGGTAAATATAATATCTTGAATAAGAAAGAATATTATAAAGCTGCAGGTGGAGGAGATTTTATTGTTTCATGTGTTGCTACTTTCCAATTGATTAACACAGATCAAGCAAATACATCTACAACAATAAAATCAACAGAACATACTTCTTTTGTTTCATCATCTTCAGATATAGATAATACATCAAGACTTGTAACAAGTGCTGATAGAGCAAGAGACCTGTAAGGATTATCTCCTTACAGGTTTTCTTTTTTAAATTTCAACTTCTACAGATCCATTATTTGTATTATTAGATTCTTGCTTTTTATCTTCTTCTTTTTGAGCTTTAGTAGGTTTAATATAATGACGAATCGTATCCATATATAATCTATATATTTCCCTAGTCATAGCCATCTTAGCAGATAAAATATCAGTTGTTATTTTTACAAATGTAGTGATCTTTTTAGTAATATCATTAGATCCTTGTCCTTGTTGCTTAGCATCTGGATCATCTTTAAATTCTACTTTATTTGATTTTTGATCATTATCAGCTTCTAATAAAAATGATTCATAAATTGCTACACACTCTGTCTGAGAAGTTTCAGCAGATGATACTTGGTTTACAAGATTCTGAATATTTTTACTAGATGTATTGTATCTCTTTAGATCATCTTCAATTGATTTTATAGAATTCTGATAATCATTTAAACAATAACGATACATTTCTTTTAATAACTCAGGTGTACATCTTGTATCTTCTCGTTTCTCTAAGCAATATGCCTGTATTGCATCTTTAAACTTCTTATTGTTATCGTCAATTTTAATATTCGGATAATATTTTGATACAAATGTTTCTTTACTTGTAAGATCATCTTTCATCTGCTCAAAGTTTAATTCTACTGTTTTGATTTCATTTAAACGAGATAAATTATATGTAGGAAAATTACCAATTGTAAATTTTGGATCAGCACTATTAATTTTCTCTTGAATTGATTTTAAATATACTTTATCTTTTTCATTATTAAATATCTCTTTAAATTTATTCCATACTTTGCTAATAGATTTTCCAACTTTCTGAAGGTATCCAACAACTACATCCTTTACACCTTCATTTAATAAAAATAATCCATATGATTCTCTAGATACAACTGCACCATATTCAACTAAAGATTCATACATCTCTTGTTCGGCTAAGAATAATTCATAATTAAACTGATACGTTTCTTCTATAATCATTTCTTGTCTCCTTTCTTAGCTATTGTTTTACATGCAGCTACAAGAATTTCTTTATCTTGTTTTCTTTTTTCTTTCATCATATCTAATTTTGTAGCGAAGAATAAACCAAAAATACTAGTTAGTTCTTTAATAATTTCACATTGATCTTTAATTACTTTATCATATGCTTTACTAATTTCACTATTTGAAGTGATAATTGGTTTCTTTTCTATCTTTATCCCATTTACTTTATCTTTAATATTTTTGCATAAAGTATTAATATCAGATTTCTCTTTTTCTATTTTCTTCTGTTCCATTTTATAATTTGAATAAGCATTATAAACTTCTTTTACTTCATCAGCAGGAATATATTCCATCTTACTAGATTTTTCTATATAAAAATCAAGAATTTCATCTACATAATCTTCTTTTGATACAGATTTAGATACTCCAATTATATCTCCACGAATAGAATCATAATAATCATTATCTGGAGAAGAAATAATACTAGATAATTTATCAACAATATCATCAGCTGTTTTTGATTTATTGATTTCTTTTACAGTATTTTGTAAATCTTCAAATAAAGTCTTGACAATTCGTTTCATACTAGGAACAGGAGATATATCTAAATTCCTGTATTTATTATATTTCTTATCATAATAAACTTTAGTATCAATATCTTTAATTTTATCTTTTAGAAAATAAATAACTCTTGATTTTTGTGTTGTATTGATTAGAAAATCAATTACTTTATTATATGCTTTAATTGCCCAATCTCTAAATTTATTAATTATTGTATCTACAATTTTGCTAAAAGTATTAAAGATAAATCCTTCATTATATACATCTAAAATCATCGATTTATTTTCTAAAGATTCTTGCAAAGAAATATCTAAATATTCATTAAAAAAGAAAGGCTCTTTGTATTCTTCATTTACAGTTTCATTTAATTTTCTATTATTGATTGATTGTATCGTTCTGGTAGAAAATATCATTTTTATACCTCCAATTAAAAAAGAATCTGGTAGGATATAAATCCTACCAGAAACAAAAACTTAAATTATTTTTACCAATCAAAAGCTTCTTTGATCATATCTTCCTGATATCCGAAGAAAGATTCTGTTGTTGCTGTTGTTTTCTTTTCTTTCTTTTTATTTTCAGCTTCAACAACACTCTTTCTAGCATATACTTTTGCAACAATTCTTGTATACTCTACAAGACGTTTCTTCATTACATCAATTTTAAGTGCATTTAAAGCACGTAATGTAGTACTAATTTTTGAATACAGCTTTACAATCTTATTAATATTATCGAGATTTTTCATTCCTTTAATATTCTTTATTGATTTTTCAATAACTGCCTTTTCATCTTTATAAGGTTTCTTTAAAGATTTCTTATCAATACCTTTAATTACCACATTATAAATATCACTCCAGTTAGATTTTACAAAATCAACTCCAACTTCTTTCTGCTGTCCAAGCATTGTATCTCTGATAGCTTTTTTAGCTTTCTGAGCTGATCCTTCGGCTGTTCCTGTTATAGCTTTTACGATAAAATCATTATCGAAATCAACATCTTCACCGTTTTCAATTTTTGTTTCGATCTGACGTTTTACACTATCAGCATTATCTGCAAATTTTTCGTCAAGTTTAAAACTATGAACTTTAAATTTTGTTTTTTCTGGTAATAAATCTACATCAGATTCTTTTAATCCTTTAAATTTCTTAGCAGCATTAATAGCATGAGAAGCGAAGAAAGCTAAAACTTTTTCATATGCAGCTTTAATAACAGCCCAGATTTTCTGTAATAATTCTTTAGCTTTATCTTTGATTCCTCTATCATTACCATCTTCATATACTACAAGTTCTCCAGTACTTTCAAATACTGCTAATTCGCTGATTCCTACTTCTTCTAAGAAAGAAGTTACATTAGCTTCTGCAAATTCCTGAACATACATTGCTTCTTCTTCAAATGATACACAATAATCTGGAATTACAGAACGGTTTGCTTCTACATTTTCTAATAAACTCATCTTTATATACCTCCCTACATTCCTAATACAAATAAATCAGAAGATTCAGCAATTGCAAAATCTACAGCCTCTTCAACAGTATTATCTTCGACTTCAGATTCTCCAGCTTTTCCATTAGCTTTCTTTAAAGCATATTTACCGCAGATAATATAAGCTTTTCTATAAGCAGATAACTGATATCTCATTGTATTAATATGAGATGCAGTTGCTTTAGAAATTACTTTCAGAGCTTTAGAAATTGATTTATAAACAATATTATATCCTTTTGCAATTGTACCATTGTAATTAGGATCATCTTTCTTTGCTACTTTCTTTTCTGCTTTAACTAAACCAATTAATTTATTTAATTCAGCAATAGTTGAAGATGCTGTCTTTTTCAGATTATTAATATCTTCATTTGTATTTTTAAATTTAGATTTAATAGTAAGTAACTGTTTCTTGTCTGGAACAAAAGAATCTACTTTTTCTTCAAAACCATTTCTTAAAGATTTTGCTTTATCACCAATTTCTTTAGCATCATCTCCAGAAATTCTTAAAACAAGTGGACTCTGTTTTAAGAATTCATCTAAATCATTTTCTTCTCCATTTTTCTTTAAGATATCTTTTAATTTATCTCCTAAAGATTTAATATCTCTTTCAAATTCATTTGATTCTTTGCTATAGTCTTTAGGCATTGCAAAGTTTTTAATTCCTTTGAATCCGGCTAAATTATCTGTTGTTAATGTTTCATCATATTTCTTGATAATTCTCTGATCAGATTTAATGATTTCTTTAAATTTATTAATTACCTGAGCAATAGTTCTTTTGATGCCATCGATTATAGTATGAATTGCTTTGATAATTTTATCTTTAATGCTTTCAGTTTTAGCTTCGTCAGCAGCTTCATTCATAGCAATTGCTTCAGCTTCATCCATAGTTCTTAAATTATTTTCTGATACAAAATCAAACTCGATTAATGTTTCAAACATTTTCTGATCCATTTCATGTAACTGAATGCAAGCTTCCATTAAGCTTGGACCTTCTAATAATGCGGGATCAGAAAAATCAATACTTTCTGTAAATGGTGTGATTCCACCAACTCTATTTGTTGAGTAAATTCCCATTTTAATTTCCTCCTTAAATATTAATATATAATTAAAGTATTATTAAAAGTTATTTTTAAAACTTTTATTTTATTACAATGTTTATTCTTCTATCTAAAATAAAGCATATTTTAAGCCGATATCTGCTGGTAAATTATCACCAAAATCACTCATCTTCATTTTTCTAGAATCTTCTTTTTCCATATTTTTAGCAGCTTTCTCTGCTTTCTTATCTTTGATAGCTAATTTATTAGACCAAGATTTTAACTTATCTGCAAATTTCAACTGCTTAGTGATTGTTTTCTCTAACTGTTTTCTATCTTCTACTGGATTTAAAGGATCACTCATAGAGTTCTGTAATTTATAAGCATTTGCTTGTAAGAACTGTGACTGTACATCTAATGTATCAGATAATTTTGCTTTTGTATGATATAAGTAATATGTAATTGATCTCAAGAATGGGATAACAACTTTAATTACTAATGCTGGAATGGATAAAACTCCAGCAGCAATTCCAGCAAGTCCTTTAATACCTATTTCAGCAGCAATAGCTCCAATAGATTCTGTTGCTAACTTATCTTCATTGTAATCAAAATCTGGTCTTTCCTCAGAATTTACATCATCACAATCAGCAATTGCTTTGGCTACTCCATTCTCAATGCTTTCATCTCCACGAACTACATCATCATTATCTTCTGTATTACCAGCTGTTGATGGTAGTTCTCCACATTCAGTAACTCTTCCACCATTTTTAATTACAAGATCTAAAGTCTTATCTAATTCTTTTGTTTTACAAGCAGTATTAAACTTGTAAAGCTGTTCATAGAGCATATTATTCATTGTATTATTGTAAGCAACTTTATCTAATGCAGCTGTTACAGTCTTTGTATTAGGATCTTTAATATACTGAATACAAACAGAAATCATTAAAGAAGTTGCCTGCTCAATAGACATTACAATTAGATTATAAATCACCATAGGTAATTCAATATTTAAAGCATAAGCTTTAATGAAAATATTTTTTCTTGTTTTTATATTTTCAATTGCAGTTAATACTGTATCTACAATTGCTGGATCTTGATTATACTGAAGAACAATCTTTCTCATAATATTTAAACATTCTAAAGTATTATCAAATCCTTGAACTTTTGTAATATCTCCTCTAGACATTGGAATTGATCCAAAATCAATATCGTCCACTTTATTAACAATCTTGTCATAAAGAGCATTTGTTAAAACAGATAACATCTGATTTTGTTCAGCTTCGTCCAATGATGCTAAAGTTTTTCTTGTTTTGAAATCAGAGATATCAAAATGCTCTCTGATAATATTATCATATTCATTTAAGATCATTTTATCTACCTCCCATTCATTTTACCCATAAGATTAATTACTTTTCTGTATGAATTATCATTAGACTCTTTCTCCAAATAAGAATAAGCCTGCTGTTCCCATGAATCATTTCCAGCATATAATACTTTTACAACTTCAATAGATTCATCAGCAATAATAATTCCTAAGAAATTATAAGCATCCATAATCATACGAGCATTCTTAATAGTTTCAAGATTAAAGTCAAATTCATTCTTCATTACATTAACAGTTTCCTGATTAACTACAAGAGTTGTAATAGAAGAAGCATCATTTCCTTTTTTCTTTAATTTATTGAAATTATTTCTAATAGATCTATTAGAAAGAACATTCCACATTTTTGCAGCTGGTCCTTTCTTAACAGCATTTTTAGCATCTATTTTTGCCTGTTTTACAGATAATAAGAAATCTCTGCCAAATTTAATTTCTCCAGTTGTAGCTCGAATAAAATTTAAGAAATTAACTTTTGTTTTATTCTTTACAATCAATCTCTCTACAATGTCTCTAGAATCTACAGGAATTAATCTAGATTTAACTCCAGCAACAAATGGAACCTGATCATAGATCTTCCCATCACTATCGACATAATTATATCGAATAATCATAAGAGATGGCTGTAATTCGTTTGCTTTCTTTACATCCTGATCTAATAAACGATGTTCAATATCATCATTACGCATCTGTCTCTGCTGAATTCTGTTTTTGATATCATCATTTTGGACTCTATGATCATATTCCATCTGTTTCATCTTATAATCATTATCAATTTTCTGCTGATTCTGCATATACTCTGCATCGAATTTATCTCTATCAAACTGATCTTTCTTATCATTTCTTGATTTATTATAAGCAAACTGAAGTCCAAACTGTTTATTATGAATTTTGTCTTGTTTAGCCTGTTGGTTAAATTTTCTTTCATCAAATTCAGATGGACGTCTATTATAATCATCAGCAGTATTTGGAGCTTCCTGAATGATTGTATTACCGTATGAATTGTAAACAGTATATTCATTTAAAGATTTTTCAGAGAAACTATCTACAGGAAAACTATGTTTAGGTTTCTTGAGTTCTTTTACCATCTCATTTGTAATCACAATAAAATCACGATTACTTAAGATTTCTTCGCTTCCGCTTTCTTCTGTAGCAATTTTACCGATTTTATCAATATAATCATCTACACTCATATCTACATCAAGATTTTTATGAATTTTTCTCAATACATCAACACCATCTTCTCCACGTAACTGTGCAGATGAAAATAATAACTGAAGCATAGTGATTATGTTTCTTTCATTCGCTTTACTTATCATAGATGCTGTTGAAGGAGATAAACTATCGTCACACATTGTTGGAAATGTCATGACTAAATTCTTAGTATAATTTGAAATAGAACCATATAGATAATTATCTTGCTTGATACGATTCTTATTAAATCTATTCTTCGTAGAAAAATCTTTTAAAAAAGATGATACAATATTCTCATCTTCTGTTAGTAGGTTTTTCATTTTTGTGACCTCCTTTAAATAATTTATAGTAGTGTTCTTTTGACAAAAAATAAAGCGTTTCTGATAAATAATAGCAATTATAATATTTTATTTATATTTCTCAGGTCGTAAATCTTTGAAATCATAAATTCCATTATTCATTCTATTTTCCATCAGCTCTTTAATATATGGATTTTCTTCTTCTTGCATAATATGTCTAGCTTGCACTTGTTTATCAGAACGTCGTTTTGCACACTCTAACTCAAACTCTCCTGGTGAAGATGCTGAAGATATAACTCCATCGATATCGAATAATTGACATAAAAATTGTAGCATAATAAATTACCTCCGAATTATAATGTATTTAATATTTAGTAATATAACCTTATTTGTGGTTGGGGGTAATTTATATACTATAATCTATCGAAACGCTTATTAAAATATATCATTATATTAAGTAATCGTTACGATAGATTTATATAGCTTTTACGCTATATAAATCCACCATACACTAATATCATATATAATTACAAAATACTTTATATAGGGCAACATTAGTATAAATTTAATAGGAGGTGAAACTACTATGGATGATGGAAATTATAGTTCCGATTATTTAAACAATAAATACAATAAAAAAGATACAAAAGTTCCAAGTATATCAGGTGCTAAAAAGATAGAATATTATCGAGATATTAGAAGAAATCATAAGATGTATGATGATTTGAATGTAATCGATAAAACGTATAGATTTGGATTCTTTGATCCAGATAATGCGATTACCACAACTAGAGAATATTTATTCTTCACAAAACCAGATTTAAATATATTAAAAAGAGATGATATTTCTGGTGCAGTAAATAGTGGTGCATTAGCTGATGGAATTGATAGTATTCCATTTTTTCAATCATTATTTCAATCTCGAAAAAAGATCATAAAGACATTACAATCAAGTTATGGTACAAACGATCCATTCAATCATCTTCTTCAAAATATGGTAATATCAAATTTAGATATACCTAGTTTAAGTGCTGAAACTATTGATAATGCAACGAATGCTTATGGAGTTGGATATTCTTATCGAGGCTCCTCTGAGAGTTCTGATGATAATCCTACATTTTCTTTAGAATTTAGAGATAATAGATCTTTGGATGTGTATTATTTCTTTAAAGCTTATGAAGAATATGAAACTTTAAAACATCATGGGATTGTAAGACCATGGTTAAAATATATTGAAGATAAAATTTTACATGATCAATTTTCTATCTATAAATTTTTAGTAGATGAAGATATGGAAACTATTTTATATTATGGAAAATATTATGGAGTTATGCCTATTAGTTTACCTAGAGATACTTTCTCTTCTTCAAATTTTGATTCTGGATTATCATATTCAATTGATTTTAAAGCAGCATTTTATGATGATATGAAACCTGAGATTCTATATGATTTTAATGAAATTGCTGGAGATTTTTATGATAAACAGAAATATGTAGTAACTCCATATAATACTGTTTTAGATCAAGCAGATATGCGTCCAGCAACTGCAGCATTTATTACAGCTGAACAGAATTCCAATAGAACTTCTGGTTATGACTTTAAATTAAAATGGAAAGGAAGGGATATGTACTAATGGCTGATAATTCTAATACAACGGATTGGAAAATATCTACAGATATTTACGATATCGTAGATTCTGTAAATAAACTAAAATCAAATTATATCCAAGATGAACAGCAAGATACATTAGCACTTGGAATCTTTGGATTTGTTACCGATACAGAATCAAAGAAGATTCAAACCTCTATTATTAATACTGGTATTTTAGGAAATGAAATGTTTCCTACAAGAGCTAATTTAATGAAAAATGTTTTATCTCATGCTACATATAATGGGATAGGAAATATCAATGCAACTCCTGCTAAAATTGTTGTTAATATTGGTATCAAGATTGAAGATTTAAATAAATATATGAAAAATAATTCATTTACAATCGATTCTACTTGTCCAATATACATTGGATCTTATGAATTTCATTTTGAATATGATGTAATTATTAAAAGATCTACAGTTAGTGAAAATTCTTTTTCTGCTCATTATGATATGTCAGAAAAGAATCCATTATCTACAATTAACCAACCATATTTAAAACAACCATTTGTAATTACGATTGGTAATTACAATTATATGGTATTTCAGGCTACAATTAGACAATATTCAATTCAAACAATTACGAATAAATTTATTACAGATTCTGTAATATCTAGAAAAACATATCAGTTTGGATTTGAAAATCAATTGGCTGATTTTGAAGTATATTTAACTTCAAAAGGAAAACAGGTTAAAGTAACTCCAATATTATACGGATCTGTTAATTATGCAACTGGATATTATTGTTGGTATCAATTTATTGCAGAAGATACAATTAGAATTTCTTTTGATAATTTATCTATTTTACCAGATTTAAATTCAGATATAGAAATTAGAGTATATAATACTTTAGGATCTGAAGGTATGTTTAAATATAAAACAGTAGATAATACAACAGAAGGAATCTTTATTGATCTTAGTTCTACAAAATATGACTATAATAAGATTACTTGTTATCTTGTAGCAACAACAGATTCTACCGATGGATCTAATGCAAAAACAAAAGCAGAATTAAAAACTTTAATTCCAAAATATGCATTATCTAGAGGATCTATTATTACAGAAACAGATATTGATAATTATTTCAATCTGATTGATTCTGATCAATATCGTTTAGTAATGCAGAAAAAAGTAGATAACCAGTTATCAAGAATTTGGTATTCTTATTTTATTTTAAAAGATACTGAGAATAATTTAATTCCAACAAACTCTATTAAAATTAAAATATCTACATCAGATACTTCTATGTATAAAAGTGAAGATGGAAGATATATTTTGCCTTGTGGAACTATTTTGAGTTATAATCCGGAAACTCAGATAGGTACTGTTTGTGATGAATCAGATATACCAGAATTATATTCAGAAGAATATTATAAAGGATATTATTATATGACAGTCTATAATATAATATTAAATCCTGATCCATTGTATGCAGCTTTCTATCTCACAGTTTCAAACAAAGATTCTTATTTTACATTTGAATGGGTAAATGAAAACTCTATTCTGCAGTTTGTAGCAAATAGATGTAACTTCAAGAGAAATTTATTAACAGATCAATCTACTTATAAATTTACTTTTAAAATTGCACAAGCAATAGCAAACGATTTTGGATTATACACAAAAGAAAAAGTTATCACAAAAGATGATACTGGAAATGATGTGGAAGAAAAATATGTTATTACAAATAACATGAAATGTATATTGGTATTTTATCATAGTGATAAACCATATCGTTGGACTGAAGCAAAATTAACAGATTATAGTGATAACGAATATATCTCTACATGGGAAGTTTCTTTATCTACAGACAATGGATTAGATAATGCAAATAATATTAAAATTAAAGATTTAAAGGTTGCTGGATCTAATGCTGATACAAACTATGGATATATGGAACCTAATACAAAAGTAAGAATGTATATTCTAGCTAAATTTAGCGAAGGACAATATGGAAGATATGATCTAGATGATATTGCTCCTGGATTTAATGAATATAGTGTTACAAATGTATATGAAGTAAATAATGGAATTGATTTCTATGAAAACTTTACAAATGTTTTAGATACGAAAGTAACTGCTTTAGATAATATTATGAATGAATATACTGTTACTGGAATTCCTTGTGTAGGTTTACACTATATGACTTCTGAAGAGAATGCTAATTATCTGGTAGATGCTATAAATATTCGTAAAGCATATATTGATTATTGTCTAGATTTATTAGAAAATAATATGAATATTGATTTCAAATTCTTTAATACATATGGTCCATCTGTTATGTACTATATTGGTGATAAAGAAAAGACTGGAATTGGTCATGTAGATATTAGTATGAAATTTAGAGCTAAAGTTACAAATACATCAGACTTATATGCAAAAGATGATCTTATTTCAGCAATTAAAGAATATATTGAGAATATTTATAATATTGGAGAGTTCCATGCTCCTAACTTAATTAGTTATCTTACAGAGAAATTTAATTCTAGATTTGAGTATATCGAGTTTATGAATTATAATAATTTAAGATTAGGTATTCAGCATATCTCTAATAGGAATTTATCAAATCCTCATATTGTACCAGAGTTTATAAATATCAGAAATGTATTTAATCCTGATAATGAAACTCTATATCCAGATATTGAGGTCGAAATAGTGAAAGATTAAAACATCAAAATAATTATTATAAAAATCAGGAGGTAATCTTTTTATGAAACGAGAAAACATATTTCTTGAAGCTTGTAAAGATATTAATAAAAGAAAAGAGCAGTTAGCTTTAGAAGAATCTAAACGAATCAAAGAATATGAAGAAAAACACTCTACAAAAAAATTTGCTGATAGAATCAATGGTATCTTGGAATCAAGAGATTTTAATGAAAGATATTTAAGTAGATTAAAAGAATCTTACAAAGATAAAGCTTTAGCAACTGCTTTAAAAGGAATTTATATTGAAGCATTAGAGCCTGCAACTTTATCAGATGATGGTATTTTATTAGCAGAATCTATGGTAGATAACTATATTAAAGAAAATGGTGGAGCTACTAGAATTCTAAATAAAGTAAAAAATAATACTTATTTCTTAGCAAGATTAACACAGATCGTAGAAGATGTTGCGGATGATGAAGTTGAGAAAGAAAAAGATAGTGATAAAGAAGAAAAGAAAGATTCTAAAAAATCTGATGATAAAGAGGAAGATAAATCAGATGACAAAAAAGAAGATAAGTCTAAAGATAAAGAAGAAGAATCTGATGACAAAGATGACGATGTTTCTTTTAAAGATGACGACGATGATGTTGTAGATGCTTCCGCTGGAGATTCTGATTCAGAAGATGATGCTGCAGATGATATTATTAACGGTGATGAAGATACTGATGATGATTCTGACGATAAAGAAGAATCAGATGACAAAGATGACGATGATGAAGATTCTAAAAGTAATGGTAAAGTTTTTGACGAATTAGATAAAGAAGAAGATGTAAAGAAAGCGGTTAGCTTAATTAGAAAAAGAGTATCTGATGCAGAAGAAACTTTCATCAAAAGAAATACAGAAGATAAAAAACAGATTAATCAGTTATTAAATAAAATTTCTGATAATATTAAAACTGTAGAAGATATTGATGATAAAGATGATGGTAAAAGTAAAGTTGCTGAAGAATCTGCAAATGTTGCTCGTCAGAAAATTAATGAAATTACAGAACATCGTCCTTTATCAATCTTTGAAAAGCTTACAAGAAATCTAAGTACTAGTATCGTTCGCAATACAGTAACAAAAGAAATGTATATGACAGAATCTGGTAAATTAGATATGCCAGCTGTTTATGAATCTGCTAGAGTTATGTATGGATTCTTAGAGACTTTAAATACATTACAATTAGAAAAAGTTGATAAAGAATATATTAAAGAAATTCTAGATAATATGAAATAAAAATAAAGATCCCTAGGTAGATAATACCTAGGGATATTTTTATAATTGAAATTCTATTGTTTTACCAATATTATAAACGTCGATATAAAGACTTGGATTATTTAAATAATTTACAAAATCTTCTGCTTCTTCTACAGGTACATTACAGACATAATAATTATCTAAATAATATGATTTAATTTTATTTAATATATTTTGAATTACATAATCTATATCTTTTTCATCTTTTACAGTAATAGATATTTTTCTATCATCAGAATAATCTTCTTGAGCAATATATTCTTTCAATTCATCATTATTTGTATTTAATAAAATATCTAATTGAGGTTGGTTATTAATAGTTAAAAGGTAATCTCTAAATTTATAAATATTTTCACATGTAATCATTATTCATTCTCCTTTATCTGTTTTAATCTTACTTTTACTTTAGCAGTTTCACCATACACTTTTGTAGTATGTAAAATAGATACTTGAGAATCATCATCATATGCTAATTCATTTAGAGCATCTAATATAGATTTTGCAATATTATCACTATCTGGTTTCTTTGTATAATATGTAGTGTTTGATAAAATTTCTTCTCGTTTTTTATTTGAAGTAGATTTTGGTACTTCAAATACACCATCAATATATGCCTCTATTGGACCATCTAATTTATAATATTTATTGTCTAAAGAATTATAAAATGATTCTCTTACTAATTTTTCATAATCAGCTGTTTTCTTTGGAGTATATGCTCGAGCAAATCTTCCTCTAGTAGTAACTCTAGGTCTTTGTTTCCCAAAAGGTTTTCCTATAACTTCGAAATTTAATTCACCATTTTTTGGTACAAAATATATAGGTTTTGTTATTTTTTCTTTCATTATTTTAACTCCTTATAGGATTTATTAAGAGGTAATTGATTGTGTTGAAACTTAATAAATCATAATTTGAAATAAGTATTTGTCATTAGTCTAGATATTGTCTGATCGAATTTTGTAAATAAATGAGATGGAATATTTTTTATCTCAGATTTTGTCAAATAGTAATACATTCTAATTCTACGTCCACCTTCCATTTGAGCAATATTTAATCCAGCCATGTTTGCTAAATAATCCATATATGATGTATTATTTACAACATTTTTCATTTTATCATCAAATCCAGACATCATCAATTTACTATATAAATCTTTAATTGATAAACTAATATCAATCTGTGTTGGTAAACCATCATCATTCCAACAGCACTCTGCTCCTTTGGTTACTGACATAGATTCTATAATTCCCATATCAATATTAAACATTCCTTTTGAATATGCTTTTACTAAAAATGGAGATCCATATCCATTTGGATCATCCTCAGCCAATCTAGGTAAAGTTAGACACAATAGTTTACAATATGGTTTTAATACATTTAGGTAGATACTTAAACTATCATGATCTGGAGATCTTAATTTAATATCAATACTATAAGAACGATCAAAAGATGAATCTGACCATATTTCTGGAAATAATATTTTTCCACCATTTAATACAGTCTTAACACCTTTATCTGCCAATGCTCCAACAATACCACCAGCAGCCCATTCTCCTAATCCAGATAAAGCTGAACTAATTGAAGAAGTTACTTCTGTTGCAGAATTCATTAATGTTTCGGCAACACCACCAGAAGATCCAAATAAGAATCTTAATTCATTTGCTTGATCAGCATATCCATTAATTGTTGATGCTAAAGATGATTCTGTTGTACTGTTTCCATAAGATTCTGATACTTGGTTTAATCCATCTAAATAAAATACTAAATTTTCTTCGGAAGAAAAATAAGATTTAAAACTATCAGAAGTTTCATTTTGCCAAGAAAAATCACTTAATTTCTGTTTTTTACCATTGATTGTTATTTCTTGATCTTGTAATCCTAGAAATACTGCTACAGAAGATAACATACAATTCAAATATTGATAATAAGATTCATAATCAAAATCAACAGAATAAAATTTACCTTTACCATTGATCAATTCATTACTAGCTTCTGTTTGTCCAGCAAGCATACTAACTGCAGTAGCTTTATCATTATCATCAAAGTCATCCATAAATTTTTGTTTACATGGTGTCAAGAATAATAATGGTAATTTAGATATAATCTTATCAGCATATTTTCTTCCAATCACAGTACCAGTTAATCTACGATCTACAGATGACATAAATTGATATGGCAATCCTTCTACACCATTCATTGTATTGGTTATCATTTTCTGTATTGTTTCTTCATCAGATGCAACAACACCCTCATTTGGTGTTAATCCGGATAAAGCTTTTGCTACCTGCTTTTCCATTTCATCAGATCGTCTTACATTTTCTTCTTTTTTTGTTGTTGTTTTCTTGGTCGTTTTTGTCTTTTTAGAATTAGATTTTTTAGTTGTTTTCTTTTTATTTTTACTAGTAGATTTTTTAGAACTACTTGATTTTTTCACTTTACTTGCACTTACTCCAGGAGTTGCTAATTTTGCAGATAATGTGCTTTTCTTTACATATGAACTTACAGCCATATTTATAATACCTCCTTTTAATATAATATTATAATAAAGTTGGAGATGGTCGTTGTAGACCATCTCCTATATATTGTGAATTATCCTTTTGCAATAGCTGCTAATGCTCCGACTAAATTCTTCACATTCTCATCTACTTCTTTGTTTGTCATATTGTTTTGTGTCTGAGTTGGTGTAGACTCAGTATTAGTATTACTATTCTTATTTCCAATATAAGAATTTAATAAGTCATATATTAATTGTACAGGTGCAGTATTAGAAGCAATACTCTGTAATAATCCTGTAATAGCTGTAATTAATTTTTCTACAACTTTTGAATCAATAGATCCAGAGGTTTTATTTTCAGATATACTACGTTTAATATCATTCAGCATAGAAGTTGTCTGTTCTGTAATTCCAGAAGCTCCACCAGATAATCTATGATTATTAATTGTCATTCTCATATTAGGTTTAGATAAAGTAACTCCTTCCAGAGGTTCTTTATTATATAAAACCTTAGATGGACTAAACTGATTTAATAATCTAGCTGGCGTTGATAATCCTGAACTTCCACCAGATTTCTTCTTCTTTGGTGTTTTCTTAGTACTATCTTTCTTTTTACTATCAGGTTTAGATTTCTTCTTAGATGTCGTATCTGCACCTTTTCCTCCAACTGCATCCCAGTCTGGTCTACCAAATCCTGTTAATCTAGTAGGCTGTCCAACAGTAATATGTTTTTCAGCAACACATCCACCATTTGCATTGAAACCTCTAGCAGAAGTATTACCTTCAATTGTAGTTACTTTCTTTCCATTTACTTTTTCTACTAATCCAGTATGAGATGTACCATTCTTGTAGATAACAATATCTCCAGGTTGTGGATCAGTTTTAGTAAATGCTTTAGCTTTCTTAAATCTATCATATAGAACAGATACTGCAGCGGCTTTAGGACCTCTGAATACTTTCTTCATTGTCTTAGTATCACCATTAAATGTTTCGTTCATACACCATGATACAAACGCTGCACACCAAGGATTACCAGATTGAGAACCATAATACCATTTATTGTATTTTACATGGTTAGATCCAGATGGTGATTCTTTTGTACCGACCTGACTCTTAGCAATTTTAACAAAGCTTTCAGCTGTTCCTTTTCCTTCAGCAGATGTAGATCCAGCATCTCCACCATCTGATGATCCTGAACTCTCTTCTCCACCATCTGATGATCCTGAACTCTCTTCTCCACCACCAAATACTTTTGCAAAACCAGATGTAAATGCATTTCCGATAGATTCCAAAACTGTAGCAGATTTTCCACTTGAAGAATTAGAATCTCCTGATTCGTCTGATCCAGATCCTAATGAACCTACAACTTGATCACCTTCATAATGAGCATCTCCCCATTTCTTTCGATTTGCTTTACTTGTGTATCCAAATGGATCTGAAGCTTTATCAGGGAAAGAATAGAAAGTATATGTGCTACCCATATGATTCTTAACAGTTGTCTTGTGAGATTTGTAAGCTTTTCTATTTGTTTTGCTTACAGATTTACCACTAGTAGTTACACTTCCAATATCAGAGAAGCAATCATGTTCATCTACATATCTAGGAAGAGTTCTCTTACCATTTACAATAACTTCTTTAACAGCATTAATTGCAGTTTTACCAGGGTTACCCGGATTATTATATCGGCTACTACCATTAGCGAACCAACCACTAGTAACAGTTTTAACGATATCAGCAGGTTTTTTCTTTTTACCACTAATATCAGTTTTATTTACAATTAATGATGCTTCAGCTAATCTACCAGCTTTTCCACTTTGTTCATGACCTACAATATTAGCAACACCTTTTATCTGACGATCAGATAATTTATAAGTAGGGAATTTAGGATCTTCTGTAGTTGTTGAATCTGTAGTTTCCTTACTCTTACCTTTCTTCTTAGCTTTAGAATTACTCTTCTTAGTATCTTTCTTCTTATCAGATTTAGATTTTTTCTTCTTAGTTCCAGAAGCTCCACCAGATGCATTAATAGCCATCTCTGTATGGTTTAATATATCAGAACTGTATTTTCTTGGTTCTCCAGATTCTGGATCATTAACTAGAATATTTCCATCCTGATCCATTCCTGTAGCTAATACATAATGATTATCTGGTCCAAATGGAGAATTATCTTTTGTCTGATTATAAGGATCATTTCCTAATAATATAGCTTTATCACCATTTGCTAATCTCTGAGCTATTTGTCCACTAGATCCACCAGAAATAAATTCAGTATTAATATTCTTCTTACCTAATACATCTTTAAAGTAATCAATTGAAACACCATTTTCATTCTGATATTTTCTACTAGATCTTACAGCATCGGATACACTTAGTTTCTTTCCAAACTGTGAAGCAGCCATAGAAGCTACTGCTGGACCACAACCTTTATCTGCGAAAGATTCTCCAGATATAGTATATTTACTGAAGCTAGGATTATATTGTGATACAAATCCTGATCCTCCTCCAGATTTTTTCTTAGGTTTCTTCTTAGTATTTGTTTTCTTTTTAGTAGTTTTAGATTTATTTTTACTATCTTTCTTTTTATCAGTTTTAGATTTATCTTTAGAGTCTTCAGAATCATCCTTCTTTCCAAAGAATAAATCCTTAAATGAATCAGATGCTTTTGAAGCTGCACCTTTTAATGTAGTCCCTACAGAAGAAATACCACTTGAAACTTTTTCTCCTAAAGATGATAATATTCCTTGCTTAGAAGATCCATTTCCACCATCATCACTATCACTAGATCCGAATATTTTTTCTTTTAATGAATTTAATGGTTTTAATAGTTTATTAATTCCAGCTTTTAATGTATATACTCCTCGAGCAATACCAAACATCATTTTGAATAAACCACCAATAAATCCTTTTGTTTTTATCTTGGTTTTTGTAACTCCAGATACATCTCCATTTTTCGCTTTCTTTTTAATGGACTTCATTCCACTTTCAAAAGCTTTCATATTATTTCCAATTGGTGCAAAAAGTGATTTAAATGCATTACCAATTTTATTAAATGTAGCTTTGAATAAAGCGATTGGACTATAAGTTACTTTAGTTAAGAATAAAGGAATATTTCCAACGATTTTACTAAAAATACCAGGAGTTGCTGTAGTAACATCTCCATTCTTTTTACCACCGCTGAAATCTGATAGTGATTCTTTCCACATTGCTTTCAAATCACCTTTATTTGCATCAGATTTAATCTTACCAGATACAGTTTGAATTTCACCTAATACACCAGGTAATATTTTAGCAAATGTATCGTTTAATCCTTTATCTATTCCTATTAATCCACAACCTTCTTCTTTATAAGAAGATAAAAATGTTTTTCCTAGATTTTTAGCAGAATCTTTAGTGTATCCAATGACACCTTTTTCTTTGATTCCTTTCTTTAGATTTTTCCATTTCTTTTTAGCATCTTTCTTAGTATTTATAATAGCATCACTTGTTCTTTCTGTCCAAGTTTTATCTTTTAATACTTGTTTTGTATACTGCTCTTTCGTTAAATTTGTACCATGCTTCTTATTATATTTTTCGACTTCTTTGCTAGCTTTAGATCTCTGTTTCTTTAATGATTTGAAATCGATACCTAGTTTAGGTCCAATTGTATCACATAATACATTTACGACTAAAGAATCAGGAATAAATGTACCAACGACTGGAATGCAGTTTTTGATAACTCGCAATAAACCAGAAATCATTTTCTGAGCATATGTAGGTTCATCAGTAATACCTAAAGTTGTTCTAGCATCTTCATATCCAGAAGTAAAGTCTATTGCAACAAAAGCAAGTCTAGCAACAACAAATACTTTACTTAAAGATTCAGATAATTTCTTTGCGGATACATTTGCTAATTTATCAGATACTTTCTGAATTAAAGCTGTACCCATGTCATCTAATTTATCTACTACACCTTTTAGTACAGGAACTTTCTTTAAGGCTTTAACTAATTTAGTAACACCTGAAGCTAATTTATCTTTAGCAGCATTCAGAGTACCACTTTCAACAACTTTAGTTGCAACTTTACTGATACCTTTCTTACCACTTTTCAAAGCAGATTGAACAGTTTTATTGTTGCCTAATACTTTAGATCCGATACTAGATCTTCCAGTAAGAACTCCACGACCAATATTTTCTTTTAGTTTAGAACTTAAAGATTTTGTATCTCCTGTTTCATAATGAAGATCATCGTAACTTACCTTATTTCCGTTCTCATCGACATAATAAGATTTACCGTTCTTTTGTTTTACTTCATAAGCTCGTTTACCATCTTTAGTATATAATACTTTTTCTTGCTTCTTATCACCATAAGCACCTTTAGAAAGTTTATTTGCTGATTTATCAAATACTCCTCCAAGAGCAGCAACTAATAAAGCAGGTCCTATTAAATCTTTACCAGGTATTTTTCCTATCAATCCACTAAGTTTTCCACTTAATAATCCTAAAGTATTTTTAGCACCACCAAATAATTTACTAAATAGACTACTAAACAAATTAGATTTCTTTTTCTTCTTTCCACCTAATCCATTTGCAGCAATTTGAGATAATGTACTATTGATACTTGTTAAAATCATAGCCATTTCAGGTACTGTATTTACTGAGCTAAAGAAAGTATTCATTTTACTTTTAGATTCATTTGTATCCGAATCATTATTTGCTTCTGTCCATTGTCCATCGTTATTCTTAACCATACGATGAATATTTCCAAAAGCATCCATTTCAGTTTTTGTGTTAGGATCTTTATCTCCATCAGCGGTTGAATCAGATCCAGCACTTCCAGAAGAATTTCCAGTAGCAGCTGAAGCTATAGTACTTCCCATAGTTGGTGATACAAAGTCCCCATCGTCCCCATCAGAATCATCAGAAGAAGATGATTTGCTTCTAGATTTTCTAGCATTAGATATTCTTTCTTTAATCTTAGAGAATTTATCTCCAAGTTTCTGTCTAGCAGATCTAGTATCAGCTTTTTGAGCTTTCTTTTCAGCTCTATTATTTTTCCATTCATTTATTTTATTAGATATAGAACCACCATTTGATTTATTAATAATCTTATCAGATAATTTATCCATAAATGATTCTTTTTCTCCCGGAGTTCCACCTTCTGCTTTAGAATCAACAATCTGTTCTCCTTCAGATACAGCAGTAGGTACAGAATCAGAAGCTACAGTAGAAGCAAATAATTTTCCAAAATTTTTCGCTTTACTTCCAGTTCTTTTAATACTATTCCATTTTTTAGTGAAGAATCCTTTAACTCCACCTCTATTTTCTCCACCATAGAATTCATCTTCATTTACATCAGCTCTAGTTCTATCCCATATTGTTTTATATGGAGCTAGAAAATCTTGCATCTTTCCAATAGCTTTGAATGGAGCAGTTATCATTTTACCCATTAATCCAACCATTTCTTTAGCACCATAAAGTGCACCTACTCCAGCATTCTTTAAGAAATCTTTTCCTTTTTCTTTTCCTTCATATAAAACATCTCCAGCTTTTTCATGTAATGGTGTTTGATCTGAAACAGCTTGATTGAATTCTTCTTCAGTAATTTCTTTTTCTTTAGTTCCTTTAGATTCACCTTTAGCTTTTCCAGCAATATCATTTACAGTTTGAGTATAGATTCTATTTCCATCTTTATCTACTATTGAATGTAAAGCTCCAGCTTTATTTTCTTCAGCATCTTGTTTTCCAAAATATTTTTCGATATTATTATTAATAGAATCAAGTAATTCAGTTACTTTTGATTGATATTCTCTAGTTTCTTCTTTTTCACCATTTTCTCCACTATATCTAGTTTGTAATTCATAGTTAATATTATCTAATGCATTGTAAGCATTATTTCCATCCATGTTAATTCCATACTTACTCAGCATTAATTCTTTAGCAGCATTTGCATTTACCTGAGTATCTCTAGCAGATTTAATTTCTTTAGATTTTTGATCTAAAATACTTATAGCCTTGTCTTTCTGTTCTTTTGTCATATCAGAGCCATTAATAATTTTTAAAGCTTTATTATATCCATCTTTAGTATCAATCTTTCTACCAATTCTATTTGCAACTTTTTCATCGATGCCACTGTTGTACATATCAGAATATAAATTAGTAAATACTTTATCAACTTTTTTCTTAGCAGCTCTATTTGGATCTTGGATTTCCATTACTAAATCTCTTAAAGACTCCAGATCTTTTTTATTAGCTCCAGCCATAATTTTATCTAATTCATAAGCAGATCCAGATCCTTTTCCACCACGCATATCAAGTCTTTCTTGAGCTATAGCGTTTCTACCTTCTGCTTTATTATAGACATTATATCCTTTTTCTAAGTTCTTAGCTCTACGTCTTCGGTTTAATCCACCAATACCTTCACCTATTTTACCAATAGTTCCTTTAATAACAGCATCTCCAAGGTTAGCGGCTCCACCGATAATAAGATCTAGTGGTTTACGTTTACCTTCTTTATAAGCATTCTTTCTTCGATTTACAAAATCAAATAATTTATTCTTTAAAGATCTACCAGTATTTTTAAGCCATTGTTTCATAGCAATACCAGTATTATGGAATAATTCATCTAACTGATCAAAAATCTTTGTTTTGATCATTCCAGCTAATCCCTTATTATCTTTTCCATCTCCAAATAGATATTCATGGAAAGATTTACTATCGGATAAGTATCCCATTCCAGCTCCAAAGATCATATTACCAACTAATCCAAAAGGTCCAGCCGCAGCTCCAATAATAGCTCCAATAGCAGCTTTCGGAGCAGAACTTTTAATCTTTTTCTGAAGATCTTGTGATATTATACCATTATCTTTTCTTCCTATTACGTTTCCTTTTTCATCTTTTTCAGCAGTACCAAATAACCAGTTTTTAGATTTTTCAGATGATGAAACATATCCAATTGTAGATCCAATAATTGCACCTAAGATAGGGGAACCCATAAATGCTCCACCAACCATACCATAGGTTGCACCTTTTGCCATACTTGGAACGTTTTTGTAGATAAAATCAATTAATTTCTTATTTTTAACTTTGCCACCATTACGTTCTCCATTTTCATCTTCTTCCCCAAATAGCCAATCTTGAGTTTTCTTAGATCTTACAGTCATTCCTACAGCACCACCGATAGCAGCACCAAATAACGGTCCTACAACAGCACCTGTTAATATAGATACACCGCCACCAATTAAAGCTCCTGCAGCTATAGCTCCCTTGTTATCTCCAGCCTCTTTTAAAGCTTCTTGAGTTTGTTCGTTGATAGCTTTACGATCTTGCTTATCAGTATCTTTTCCCATACTTTTTCTAATAAAGGAAACTAATCCTTCACGATCAAAATCGTTTGGATCATTTTTATCTTTAGCTCTACCCCATAAAGCTTCAGTAAATCCTTTTCTTATAATTCCAAGAATATCTGTAGCTTTATCTGCAAGAATTTCTTTAAAATCATTTGCAAAACTATTTAGTTTTTCTTTTTTAGTTTCACCCTCACCATCTTTTGGAGTTTCATCTTCTCCAACAGTACCACCTTCATTAAACATACCAAAGAATTTAAGAATATTATTTCGTTCATTTCGAATCTGTTGTTTCTTATTTGTAGTACCATGATAATATGGATTTAATTCTGATGGAATAATTAATTCTCCTCTAGATACAGAAACAATTCCATCTCTAGTTACTTTACGCCCATAAGCTGCTTGATCAGGTTCTTCTGGTGAATTATTATCTTTCTTGTTTTTACCAAGTATCCAACGTCCAGCATTTCTTAATTCATTAGAAGTTTCTTCTCTGAAATCTTTAAATTTACCACCTTGACGTTTTCCATTTTCATCTTTTTTACCCCAAAGATAATCCCAAAGTTGTTTTGCTTTATCTTTGATATTTGTTTTAAATTTTTCATCAATGTAATCATTGATTTTATTAAAAACAGATTTTGTTTGTTTCCACAAATATCCAAATAAACCATGTTCTCCGTTTTCATCTCCGACTTTTTCTCCCCAAAGTAATTTATCCATAGATACAGTTAATCCATTTAATAAATTAGCAAGAGCATTAAAAGGTTTATTATAAAATGATGAAAGACCACCTTTGCTGAAAAATCCTCGTAAACGAGAAATAATATCTTTCTTTTTATTTTTAGCTTTCTCGTTAATTTCTTTAATACGATCATCCTTTTCTTTTTGTTTTATTTTATCAGGATCATCTTCATCATCTTCGTCTAATTCTTTAAATTCAATATCATCTTCTTCTTTATCAGTTCTAGCTTCATCATAAGTCTTTTGACCTCCAGTAGATTTTTGTCGCTTTTTCTTTTTCTTCTTTTTTGAAGATCCGAAAGCATCTATATTATCAGCCATAAACTTTGTATTTTCATATATACCAGCTACATATCCCATTAATGTACCATCTAATTTATCGGTACCAATTCCTAATCCTTTTGATAAATCTCTGAACCCATTTTCGGTATATACTTCATTAGAAGTTCCAGAAGCTTCTTCTCTTCGTTTCTTGTTTCCGAAATCTGTTCTAGCTTCATCTATTCTTCGAGCAAGTCCACTTGCTTTTCCGATATTTTTAATATTACCTTTTTTCTCATATTCTTTAATCTGTTCTTGTAAAAACTTTTTAGAATTTTTAGTGAGTCCAAATTTCTTTTCATCAAAATCTTCAGCGTTAATAAAGAAATCTTTATTTTGTTTAAAAGCTTGATAAAAATATTCATCAACTTCTTTTGCTAATTTTTCTTTCTCTTTTTTAGATAGTTTTTCATTATTATTTATACGATCTATTGTATCATCTCTAAAATCTCCACCAGCGTCCTTTGCAGCATTTCGTTGCTCTTTTTCTAGATCTTTCTTTATACTTCCTCTAGTAATAAATTTACCTCGATTATAATCATATACTTTATCTTCTCCAGATAAAACACGATAAATTCCAGATAAATATTCAGGAATAACTTCAGTTAAAGCTTTTCGTGAAATACCATCCCAAGAAACTCTTCCTTTCTCATAATTAGCAGTATTAATTTTTTCTTTAAAACCATCATCTGGAACAAAGAAATCTTTCAATAATTCTAATACAATATTTCCACTATTAGAATTTTTAAATTTTAGCAATCCTGTGGTTAAAGAATTCTTAACGATTTCATTAAAACCTTTCATAGAATCTTTTAATACAGCTGGAATCATAGCATTGGTAATGAATTTAGTTACAAAAGTACCAACAGAAATATTTTTTCCTTTTTTACCTTTAACTGCTCCTAAAGCTATATCGACAATATCTTTATAATCAGAAAAGTTTTCTTTCACCATATCTTTATAAGCACTAATATCAAGTACGCCATCACTATTAATAATATCAGATAATGTACCTCTAGCAGATTTATAATCATTATTTGTAGCATCCATGGCAGGTGTTGTATTTTTAGCAATTTGTTGTAAAGTCTGATTCATCTGATTTAAAGTTTCTGTAGTTTTTGTAAAGAATACAGATGAATTCTGCATATGTGTAGATAATGGTTCTCCTATTTTTGCAAACGAAGCAATCGTATTATTTACACTTAAAAGAGCAGTAGACATTGCATTGAATCCTTTTTGATTCAAACTATATAATGCTTTAGTATTTTGATTTGAATTTTCTGCAAGATATGATGCAGATTCAACGGTAGCACCAGCAACACTATTTGCAATGCCAGCTCCAACAGTATTTATAGATCCAATCAGAGCTTTTGTGTTTTGAACCCCAGAATTAACTTCGACTTTAGAACCAATATCATCATCAGAATCTTCTTCATCATCAAAGTCAAGATCCCAATCATCGAAACCCATGTCATCATTCCAGTAGTCACCAAAACCCATATCATCATCAGAAGAAGATCTTTCTTTATTATATAATTTACCAGTTCTAACATCGTATTTAAAATTTTTCCATACATCATTTGTATTTTTCTTAAAATTTGCAAATGTTGAACTTCCTTTATCTGTCAAAGGTGCTTTAAATTCTTTGATAGATTCGAATAATTCATTTTTAGTATCTTTTACCTGTTCATGAATATTCTTCAAAACAGGATTATATTCTTTTAAAGTATCTCCTAATGCATATCCAAACGATTTACCTACATTTTTGATATATGTAGATACGGTAACACGTTCTCGTGGCATAAGAAATTCCTCCTTTCAATTTGATTTATTGATATGTTTTTCGATAAAGAGGAGGTAGGTTATCTCTAACCTACCTCAACTATTATTTATCAAACTCTTTTAATTTCTTTTCAAGATATTTTATTGCTTCTTCTGTATCATCGATACATTTTTCAATCATCACTTTGTGACTTTCTAATCGTACTATGTATTCATAACCACTTTTAGTAAAATTTGTCACCGCTTTACCTGCAATACTCATAGAAGATGTTGGTGCTAAAACAGATAATGTAATTCTTGGAATTAATGCTAATCCTGCAAAAACGTCATGTTTCTTGATTAAACGATATATTCCATTTAAAGGAATAAATGCTTTGAATCCGTATTTAAACATATTCATTACCATCTTCTTCGGATCATTATAATCTTTCTTTAATTGTTTTAAACACTCTTTCAAAACTTTAATTCGTTCTTCTAATTCTTTTTTAGAATCCGCTTTTCCTTTCGATCTCTTTACAAAGTCTTTATACCATTTTATCTGTTTCTTAACAGTTGTGGCATTATCTTCAATTGATTTTTCACAAATAATATTTGCTTCTTCTTCAATTAATCTTGATGTATACTCATCACATTCATCGAGATTTACAATAATTCCATGAATATAATTTGCTTCTTCAATATTAGATACAGCTTCATCAAAATCAGAAATATTAGACATATCCATATACTCTAATAATTCTTTTCCAGAGATATAATAATTATCATTTTCTTTATATACTCTTACCCAATCAACATTAGATTTAGCTTTAGATATAACTTTTGTACTTTCTACTATAATGTCTCGAGGTTCTGTACTATAAATACCCATATCTATTTCGCCTCCTCTTTATTTCCATATTTTTTAATTCCTCTCACAATACTTACATATACTTTTATACTATTCATATATTGTGATTTTAATAAATTTAAAGTTGTTCTGCAAGCAAGGATATACATACGAGTAAATGTTGAGGAAAATTCATATTTGGTTTTCAGTTTAATCAAATTTATTTTATCTTCAGAATTTTCATTTTCTTTAAAATCATTCTTACTACATTTTGCTATTTTTCTATATTTATTATAATATTTAAGCATATCTTCGAATCGATGTTTAATAATACTCTGTCCATTTTCAGCCATATTAATAGTTGGAGGAAGTAATCTCGAATTTGGATAATAATACTTACCGTCTTCACTAATATCATTACTTCTAATAAATAATGGACTTCTATTACCTGTACCTATCCGCTTGCGTATACTATTAGTAGATCCTTCTTTTTCTAAAGTTTCTTTCTTCCATTCTTTGACATTATCTTTAAATTCAGAATATAGATCATTTATTTTATCTTCGTCTTTACATTTTAAAATACTATCCATTAATAGAACACATAATTTGCATTTACCATTAGTAGAATTTAAATATGTATTTTGTAAGCTTGCAACTTTCCAAATTGAAAAGGAATTAATAGGGATTCCTTTCCATCCTTTTTCTTTTAATTCATTAATTTTCTCAATTTTAAGTTCTTTTCCATATTTCTTTGCAAAATCATCAATGAAATTATGTTTCTTGATAAAAGAACTTATATTATTTAATAATTCAGTTACTTTATTCTTAATTGTAGTAATAACTTTGTCCCATAAAGATATAATTCTCTCTTTAATAGTTTTATTTTTAGATGAATTATCTACTTCTTTATATTCAGCATCAAAAACACCATCAACAAATCCAACTTCATTTTTTTCTAATATAGAATTTATAAAATTATCAGATTCTTGAACATAGTCAAGAAATTCAGAAATAGAAATCTTATTTTCATTTATAATATTTCCATATATACTCATTATGATACCTCTATTTATATAATATTATATAAAAGTATCAAAAAAAAAACGATTTTTCATCCTCTAGGTTTTATCAACCTAGAGGATTAATAATTTATTGCTTTGGTTTAAATTCACCAAATTTTTTACCAAGTTTATATACCATGTTATATAAATATTTTTCTTGCTGATTAGATTTTGCTAATTCTGTTTCAAATTTAACTATAAAATTTAAATTTGCTATTTTAGCTCCGTATTGACCTAAAATTAAATTTATTCTTTTTACTATTCCTGTTAGTCTTTCGCTACCTAGTTCATAAGATGCCCATTTCATATCAATATTATCAATTATTTTTATACATGTATCTAATTTTTTAATCAATTGATCAATAAATTTACTATATATACTATTTCTATTGTATCTATCAGAGCTATAGTCGCTACCACCAAATATTAGATCAATTTTCATTTTTGGCTGTAATAAATATAAATCATGCATTGTATTGATATTATATAATCGATACACTGGGTCATCAATAGAAACAGGTACATCTATATTATTGCCAGATATTGATTGTACAAAATTATCTATTTTTGCTTGTTTTAGTTCTTTTTCTGGTGTTTGTTTCAACTCTTTAAGCATTGATATATACTCGTCATACATAGGTAAAACTTCTCTAAAACAGTAACCCATATAATCATTTAAAAATTTTGGATAATTAAACAATTCTTTATTTATAGGAATTGGCTCTAATAATTCTTTTTCATTATAATCACCATATAGTTTAAAACCAACTGATGTAAACATATATTTGAACGACTCATCATTTACATAAGGATCTTTTTTTAATTTATTAATTTGTATTTTTTGTTTTCGAATTGCTATCTTTTCTTTTATAAATTTTAAAGCTTTCTTAAATAGTTTTATTACTCTATCTTTTATTCTTTTAAATACTTCTTTAACTCCTTCATTTAATATTTCTATATTACCTTCCAATATAAATTCATCTATAAATGTAGAATAATTACTCATTTCTAGACACATTATATTTATTTCGTTACAAATATTATCTATAGATTCATTACTATTCTCTGTTATAATATTACCATATACACTCATTATATTACCTCCGTTTATTTATAAATATCTATTAATTAAATATACAAAAAAAAAACGATTTTTGAATGAAACTAATATATAATATATAGTAAGGAGGAAATTATAATGTCAGTTTATGGTAAATTCGTAGACAATATAACAGAATCTTTTGATCTTGATTTATTAATTGAATTATCAAAATATGGTATTACTTTAGATAATACTAAAGAACTTTCCGATGATATTTTGACTGAAGGTATTATAGAAAATATAAAACAAAAATTTACAGATTTAAAAGAATTAAAAAATCAATGGAAAAAAGTATCTGATAAATTTACAAAACATGAATGGATATATCGATATATTACACCAAAGCAAGAAGAAATGATTAAAAAATATTATGATATGTTGACTAGTGAAGATGTAACTTATGGTCAATATAAAAGAGCTTTTGCGTTTATTTGTAAATTCATGGGGATTCCAAAAGATAAAGTTATTATAGAAAATCTAGTAATTCAACACGATAAAAAAGATCCAGATAAAAATAGAGTTGCAGTAAGGTACTCTAAAGGATTAGCTAGAGTTAATATTCCTGATGATATTAGATTAACACATATATCTCCAGCAGATAATATTCAAGAATTAAATCCAACATTTCGTTCTAAAGTAAAAGGAAAATATATGTACCCATCAAAACGAATTTTCTTTACAGTAGCAAGGGAGATTAAAAAGAAACAAGCAGGATTAGAAGGTAAGAAATTAACAAAATATAAAACAAAACAGAATTATTCTGTTGCATATATTGATCCTACTTACTCTGATTTTAAATCAGGTTCTGTTTATATTCCATCTGATTCTCCTATTCCAGTAGAAAAAGTAAAATAAGAAAGGAGAGTATTATATGTCGATTTATGGAAATAAAATTATAAATATCGAAGAAGCTTCCGACATGAAAGAATTGGAAGATGAATGGAAAACAGCTAATCAGAATCATAGTAAAAAAGTTTTTAAATCAAACGTTTTATCAGAAAATGAATATAATAATCTTTTCGATCTAAGAAAAATCATGAAAACAACAGATGATTATACAGAATATAAAAAGGCGTTTGATAAAGTTTGTAGATTTTGTCATATAGTTCCTAGAGGTACAATTATTACAAAATTTATTATCAAATCTGGATCAAAAGAAAATAAAAATAGTGTATTAGTAGAATATTCATATAATACAAAAAAGATTAAATTACCAGAAGGTATGAAATTGTATCATTTGTCTAAAGTAGAAGGGATTACAGAATTACAACCACAATTCAGAGGAAAATCAGCAAAAGGTTATTTCTATGATAAACCTAGAATTTATTTTACAATTCATAAACGGATGCCTAAATTCTTAGCAGATTATAAAATACATGAGAAGATGCATAAATATGAATGTAAAGTTCCAATTTCAGATGTTTATGTAGATCCTTTAGTTTGGAATAAATCTTTCCAAGGTGCAGTTTATGTAGAAATAAATAAACCAGTACCAGTAGAAGAAATGGGAATTAAAAAGAATAATCCAAAACCAGACAAATCTAAAGAAGATCAAGAAAATAATTCAGAAAAATAATAAAAAATAAACCCTAGGAACTTAGAATTCCTAGGGTTTAAATTTAATTTTCTTCATCATAATCAATATCATCATCAACTGTTTTATATTCTTTTACACCTGTATATAGCTGTAAAAGATAGAAAAGAAACATAACAATTGTTAATTTGTATTGTTTCTTCTCGTCAATAGGTTTACCATTTTTACTGTTCTTTAATAATGCTACTAAAGAGCAAACCCAACCTGTATAGGCAACTATTTTTATTGTTTTGGCTGAAGTTAATTTCTCGATCATTCTTTTAAATACTTTATTAGTATTTAAAATTATTTCTTTAGTTCTGTTCGTTGTTTTGTTTAATACTGTTCTCATAATTTTTCTCCTTTTTAGTTTGGTTGTCATATAGATTTATTGGTTATTACAAATAATAAATATACTATATCTACTATTCATTACTATATTATATAACCCAAAAAGGTAACTATGACAATTTACACAGATCCATTATTTACATTATTATCTTCTACACTGGTACTCTTTTCATATTCTTCTGGTTCAATATATGGAGTAAGCATTGTATAATCAGCATAACCAATTGGTATTCTGTTTCTACCTGCAGCAACTCCATATGGATATAATTCTCCTTTATCCTTTTCCACAATATACATGATTGCTTTGCTTCTATGAATATTATCTCCTGATCCATCAGAATATGTAAATAATTCTCCAGTTACAATAACTTTATCATTTACTTTAAATTTAGAAGTATCACCATATAATTCTTTAATCTTTACCCATCCAATTACCTGACAATTTACTCCAACATATTCATCTCGATTTGTAATTCTTACTTTACCATTTTTGATATTCAAATCCCATAAATAATAAGTTCCTGATATTCTTTCTTTAGAACTATATGGAGCGTATCTAGGATATACAGTAATATTTACAATTTCGATTGGCTTATGTAATTCAATTAATGTAGTTACATCATCTAGATAAGGATCATCAGAAATTTTTTGAACTCTTAATTTTGCTTCGATTGTATCTTTATAATTTCCAATACCTGTACCCAAAACATGAGCAGTTTTATAATTTCCTTGAATAGCATAGTTAATATCTATTTTAACTTCTGTAGAATCTAATCGTTTACTAAATGCATTTCGACTTGCTCTTACATAAAGTTTTCGAATATCATAGCATCCATTCTCGTCAGGTTCATCACATTTAATCACTGCATTATTTTTAATTAAACTATAAGGAGTAATCTTATATTCTCTGACTAATTCTCCATCATATAAATTTACTCCACTAATAATAATCATTGCAGTTCCAACATTGATATTATTTTCACATCTTACCGTATAATCTGTATATGGATATACAGCACTATTTGTAAATGTAAAAGATATATTTTCTTCCGATTCTACAATACAAACAATTTTACATGTATAATATCTGGTTCCAGATGGTATAATATCACCATCTCGAAATTCATCATATTTAGTATCATCATTCAAATCATTATAAAATCTTACAGCTCCAGTATTTCCAGATGTCTGTTTTAATGTAAATGAACCGATAATATGAAGATATCCTTCTTCTGGATTTCCTGTAATGATTGCTATATTTTCTGTAATCGTTTCAGAATAATCAGGTTTCAAAGGTGTATTTGATGACGTTGTTCTTACATCTAATACATATGGATCTTCAATCTCTAATGTATATTCAGGGATAATTTGTGATCCGGTATATTCATATTCTGTTTCTTTAAAAGTAAACTTTAATCGATTAATATCTGTAGCTACAACATATAAATTTATAGAAGTAGAAGCTATTCCTGTATAGTTTCCTTTACCATTAATATCTATAATAGCAATCATCTGATGATTTAATTCTCGCTTTGAAATAGATATTGTATAGTCTTGATTTTCAACAAGTGTTTTTTCTTTACATTGTACAGATACAGACGCTACATCAGAATTATCTTCTGTTTTTGCAACGTTGATAATTGTATTATTACTATCTAATTCTACTGGATTGATTTTAAATTCTAAAACTCTTGTAGAAGAATAAAAATCGATACCAGTAATAATTACTTTACCAATACCAGCATTAATATTATCTTGATATTCTACCGTATAATCACTATCTAATATTAAATCTGAAACAATCGTAGGTCTAATTTCATTTCCAGTATAAACATATTCTGATTCTAATAATTTAAAATCAATATTATTTACATCTGTCACTACTTTGGTTGTATTAAATGTAGCTTGTTGTATACCTGTATAGTTCCCAATACCAGTAATAGATATTGTGGATACATAATAATGATTATCATAATCTTTTACACTATTAATTTTCAGACTATATTCTATATCTTTTTTCAATACAGTATCATCAATTGTAACAGTTAAATTATCTAAATTATAAGTACCATCTTCTAATTGAGATCCTAATGAAATTACAGAAGTTGCTAGAGATCTTCGTTGAATGGTAAATTTGAAAATTCTTTCACCATAATAATCTCCAATACCATTTACAATTACTTGACCAATACCAGCATTAATATTATCTTTATACTTTACAGTATAATCAGTATCAATAATTAGATCAGTTACAATTAATGGTTCTTTTTCAGTATTTGAATATGTAAAAGTATCGTCGTTCAATTTCATTTCGACATTATTAATATCATATTCTTCCCAATTTACGATACTCTTATTTAATACTTTAGATTCATTAACACTACTTTCAATTCCACTAACAGATCCTGTATTTGTATATTCCCATATATCAAAATCATATCCTAAACTTGGTTGTGTTTCAGAATGATCAATGATCCATATAGAATTATCTTCTTTCAAGGAATCAATATTTATATTATCAGCAATATAATCTTTTTCTAAATATAATCCCGTTCTATATCCAGCAGATTGAAGATTAGAGGATAATGCTTGAAGAACTTTTGTTCTAGAGTCTTTATTCATATTATCGGCTCTACCAGTTTTATCTTTTACTGATTGTTTGGAAACAATATACAATGGTAAATCATTTCTATGATCAGAAATTGTTTCTTTGATAAATTCTGCTTCTTCTTGAGCTTCAGTTTCATCAATAGCATTTGTTAACCAATAATATCCAAGTTTTGTTTTAGTTTCAGATAATCCATTATAATGATCTTTTAATGCTGTATCTATTATCAATTTTCCATTAACTGGATCTCTGTGACCAATACACAAAACAACTCCATCAATAGATGAAGCTAATTGATTATAATCTGATACAGTAACAGTTTCTGATATTGTAATCAAATATTTTGTATCCATATTTATTAACCTCCATCTATTTTAATTTTCGGATTCTTCACCTTCATCTTCAGAAGTATCTTCTTCACTAGATTCATCATCTTTGATAACGTTTTGTTCTTCTAGTCTAGCTTTCATTGCTCTTAATTTAGCATCAGATACACCAACAAAATAATTTCCACCAATTTTTACAGCATTTTCGATTGCGGATTTAATAATATATCCACCAACGATTTGACGAAAAGTTTCATTTGTTTCTGTGATTAATACATCAATACCAGAAATACTACCTTGTCGAAAACTAAGAAAAACCATAGCAAGCATAAAGATAGCTGTTATTAGATAAATAGCAAATATTGCTAATACTATTTTCTTAGAAAATTCTTGAACCCAAGTAAAATATTTCTTTGTATTTTCTACAGATTGAATTTCTTGATTTAGAATTTCTTTATCATCAAAATATTCTGATTCTGCAGCATAATTTTTATAATATGACTTCTTAAGTTTCATACTTTTACCTCCTTTATATCGTTGTTCACATCGATCACTTATTTATAAAAGGAGGAATTTATTATGCCAATATATTATGGAAGTGGTGGATTGTTGGAACCACCACCATGGTCAATTGATAATGATTTAAGTATTAAGGATTTATCAAAATATAAAGAAATTCTAGCAGATGCAAAGAGACAATTTCCTCATAATCATGATGGAGTATTTTGTAGTAGTGTAAAACTAAATCATAAATATAAAAAGAAATTTATTGCTGAGTTTGATATGAGAACTACGAATATGCAAGTTGGAGCTTATCAAATGTATTTGGAGAATTTGATCTCTACAGCGAATCAAATTCTAAAAAAGAAAAATAAAAATAATGTTAGATTTGATATTATTGGAAGTTATACTTCAGGATATATCATTATTATGAGAAAAAATAAAAAGTAGAGGATATTATCGTCCTCTACTTTTAAATTTATTTTTTCTTTCTAGATCAAGATGACGTTCTTGATCTAGAAAATCCATATCTTTTGTTCTCATACATCGTTTCTTGATATCACTTCTCTTATCTTTCGATTTCTTCTTTTGTAAGATTGAAGCAAATATCAATAGATAACCTCCTTTATATTATAGACTACATTCCTTCAACATAAGTTAATCTTTTTCTTACAATTAAAGGAATATATTTAAATTTATTAATAGATTTTTTATCCATATTATATAAATTAACAATACGGATTATATCTTCAATTATTTCCTGAGCATTTATATATTTTTTATGATCTTGCTCAGGAGTAATTGATTTCATTTTCTCAGCAAATACTGAGATATAAAGACAACCATATTTATCCATATCTTTTCTGAATGGATAATATGGAAGAGAAATAGATTTTCTCTTTTGATTTTTACCAACAATACAATTGATTGTATTAATTAATATATTAAATCGGACGCCTTCTTTTATAAATGTCATCCTAATACTATCAATTGTATCTTGTGTAATCATAGTAAATGGTTCTTCTTCATAAGATTTACTATTATAATGAGATTTTAAAGCCTCATATATGAGATCTATATTGTCATCTCGTAATTTAATTCCAGCTTTTCTATCTTCTATATTGATTATATCATAATTATTCATTACAATATAACCAGCACGAATTAAATTATTCTGATATCCATCATTAATAATATATTTCGTACCATCATAATCAAAATAGATATATCCACCTTGATTGATTTTAATTAAATTAGAGGGAACGCACATTGTCTGTGCGTTCCCCAATCTAAATTTAAATTTTAATTCTTTGTCTAAAGGATCAAACTTTTCAACAATCTCATTTCCTTTACAAAAATAAGCATTGAGTTGATCCGTATTAATGATATTAATCATAGTTTACACCTATTCCCTTTCATAGCTAATAGATCCAGTAAACGGAACCTTCATGTATCTAGCTTCTGCTTCTGGATATTCACTTTGCAGATACTCTACAATCAAATTGATAATGTCTTTGATGACAAAAATCGGATGATTGTATTCTTCTCTACTTTCTTTTGTAGAGAATATGTATAATGTGGTAAATTTGTCTAGATTCTTATCGAATGGTAGACATCTTAAACCATCATTCTTTCTATTTTGATTCAATGTCATGAATTCATTGTTGTAACACAACTTAATTACTCCAGTTGAATCTTTTATCTTTAGAGATAGAAATCCATTATTATCTCTATATACTTTTTCAACAACAGATACTTTATCTCTTACGATTTTATCTATCATTTCTGTTGTATAAGAATATAATTCTCTACCTCTTGTTTTTCCGTACTCTTTATCTGATCTCTTTGAATCACCATCTTCAAAGATCAAATATCCACAAGTAACTACTTCACGTTCATCTTGAGGTTTTACAAAGTGTAAAACTCCATCATAGAAGTATTGATAATATCCGTTGCATTCTTGGATATCATCATATTCAATCTCTATACGATTCCCATCATCATCACGATCAACAAGATAAATGACATAATCATTTAAGTCTTTGATTTTAAGAATGCTTGCAATGTATGACTTGAGAGATTCAATACTACCAAATAGGATAGTATTTCCTTCATCATCATGAAGTAATCCATCTTCCTGATAAGATGTATATGCTGTAAACCCTACCATTTCATCTGTATTAATTTCTGTATATCTTGTCTCCATAATTTATTCTCCTTTGGTAAATCTTTTTGTCATTTGGTTTGATTTAGATTGTTTTTATTACTCCTTTCTTATTATTTAAAAATATACTCTAAATCGTAATATACTTTCATATTTATAATATATAATTATAGATTCTAGTACTTACTTCATATTCTTCGGTTTATGATTTGATAATTCTGTGATAAAGTTTACTAACTTTGAAGCTTCATAAACAGATAATTTTAAGAACTTTGGTTGATATCGAGAATCTATTTTATATTTATTATAATCTTCATCTAGTTTATTTACAAATCCATTATATAATCGAACTAATATTTCAACACCACCAATTTCATTATTTCGAAATTCGTTATTTACATAAATCTTTGTAGATGAGATGATATTAGATTTATTTTCTTTTTTCTTTCTAATTCTTAATTTATTATAATTAAGCATTTTCATTTGTTCTGCATAATCATCGATTGTAAATAAATTATCAAATTCGAATTTTGATTCAATACCGAAACTGAGGCATTGTAATATTGCTTCTCCTATTGTATAATTTAATTGTCCTAGATTCATAAAGATATCTGTTGTTGGTTTATCTCTGTCCCAATTTTGTAATCGTAAAATTACATTATATTCAGATTCTGCTTTTGCATCAAATATAATCATACTATGATCTTTTTCATCATCTTTAATTTTGTATCGAATTTTATTATCAATATCCATTTTATATTCTCCTTTATCTTTTATTAATTAATTAAAATGTCTTTTTAATTATTAACTATTAAATAAATCCATAATTTATTTTTTCAGATTAAACATATAAAAATGTATCTATCCTGGGACCTATGTATTTCTACATAGGTCCTTACTTTTCATTTACGAAAACATCTATATAAAATTTAATAACAAGGAGGAATTTCTTATGATTTTCATTGATAAAATGAAAAATTTCAAAATCTATAAGACTCAGATGTTTCTCCCTACAATGGAGAAAGATAAAAAGAAAAAATCTTCTATTCTTTTAATGACTCCAAATTATCAGTCATCTAAGAAGTTATTATCATATCCATTGTTTGTCAATAAATTACGTTTTGAATCATATTACATTGATCGAGATGTTGCTTATTATATTAATTCTAAGAACGCTAAAGAAGTTAATAGTTTAGCAGAGAATTATATTGAAAAAGCATCTGAGTTAAGTTATTACCAAAACCTACTTGAAATGACAAGAGCTGAACGAGATAAATTAAATGATTCTCAGTTCGGTATACCTAGTAAAAGAAAATATCCTTTAGATTCTCCAACTCATGTAAAATCTGCAATTAAGTTTTTTAATTATTGCTCCAAAGAAGATGAGGAGTTATTAGCAAAAAATATTATAAAAGCAATTAAAAAATTTGATATTGATGTAAAGGTTGGAGAGAAAAACAGACTATCAAAGTATTATTCAAATACAAATGAATCAGCAGTATTAATAGAAAATGTATTAGAGTCTGCAGAAGACAATATGGTTCGTCCATCAAACTTAACATTTGAAGGTCCATCAGAAGATTGTAATTATCTTCGATCATTTTTAACTGTAGAAAATTATGTAAAGATTCTAGAATTCTGTGGAGTAGATATTACAGATAAATCTAAAATTCCATATATTAAAGTATCTATTGGATCAGAAGACTATTATAATATCATTGCTAGTACAACTCAAAATACAATCATTGATCTTACAGTAAAACCAAGGAAGTTAATGACTTTAAATAAATATAAAGAATATGTTTTATGTAAGATTATCAAATGTATTAAAATTAGTATTACAGGAGATGATTCTATTGATGAAGATGATTTTATCAAATTCTGTAATGATAATACAGTTTGTGAAGAATTAGAAGAAGCTGATGTATCTGGATTATTTGAATCGAAATTAGATAGTATTTATCTGACAAATAATATTGATGGTATTAATACTGGAGATAAATTAATATTATTTAAAGAATCAAAAGCAAACGATATTAAACTAAGACAGTTATTGTATAATGACAGAATGAAGAAGCGTCAGGAATTATTAGTTTTATACGATCATGTAAAAGCTGATTTCCCATGGATCAAATATACATATCCAGATCTTAATCGTTATACAAAGAAAAACTTATTTGTTGATCTGTATTATTATACAGATATCTTCTTTAAAAATAATAACTGGACATTGACCAAAGGATTTAATCTATATTTAGATTTTGTTGATCGATTAATTAATAATCCTAGTTTAGAAAAAGCTGGATATGAGAAGAAAACAATCTTTATTCCTGTATTGGATTGGGATGTTAATCATAATGGTACGATCTGGAATTTCAGAAAAAGTTTAAATCCATTATCTATCATTTATCAGTTAATGAATCAGAAATCAAATAAACTGGTAGAAGTATTTGGAGATACTAATTTAATCTTGATTGGTTCAAATAAATACTTTAAGATTAATTTTAAAGAATTATCAGACCAAGGATTAGATTTAAAGAAATTATCTGTTAAATTAAAAATGTTCTTGATTAAATTATGTAAAGATGAAGAATTTGATAGTGAAGATGTTGATACAACTGCAGATCATGCAGAATCTCCAGAAGTTATTAGAGCAAATATTGCTGATAAAAATGAATTATCTAAGGGTGTTGATTTAACTCCAAGATTCAATAAAACAGAGGAAACTCCAACAGAAGATAAAGATAAGACAGTTTCTAAATTAACAAAGGATACTCCTACGCAAAAGAGTTCAAATTCTACTCAGAATGATCTGGATAAGTTAGCAAATGCTGTAGATACGATTTCTAAGAATAGTAAATCTGAAGAAGATGCATTAGATATGATGGATAACTCTGAAATTAAACAGATCTTAGTTGATCTCGATAGTAAGAGTGATATTGGAAATGCTGAAATCGTAAACCCAGCAAGAGCAGCACGTATCAATCAATTAGATAAGGAATTATTAGAAAAAGAAATTAAAGGAAAATCTATTAAAGATATTTTATCTGACAAAAATAAAAACGAAAAAATTACTACAAATGTAGATGTAGCTTCTCCTAATGAAGAATGGCATAATCTTACATTTATGAACTTTGATAAGAATTATGATATTGATAAAGATATTATTTCTTGTTTTAAATATTTCGATAAAGTATCTAGACCTATTTCTATTCGAAATATCGAAGTAACAAATAACTCAACTTCAGAAGATCGATTAGAATTATATAAAGTAGAGATGGAAGATTATCGTGGTAAGAGAATGACTATCAAACTAGATATTCCTATCATGGTAGACAATCGATTCTTATTAAGAGGAAATAGTAAATCAATTCAAACGCAGTTTACAAATATGCCAATTATCAAAACAGAAGTTGATACTTGTCAGATTATTTCAAACTACATGAAAGTGTTTGTTTATCGTTTTGGAAATACTGCTGGTAAATCATTACCAATTACAGGTAAATTTATCAAAGCAGTAAAGAAATATTCAGGATCAAAAATAAAATTTATTTTTGGTGATAATACAAAAATTTGTTCTAAATATGGATTACCAATCGACTATATTGATATTGCTTCTGTTTTAAATAGTATCGATACGAAAGATTATAAAATCTTATTTAATCAGGATATTATTGAGCAGAATTATACAGTAGATCGTAGCAAAGGTATTCCATATGGTATCAATAAGAAGACAAAAGAAATATTATATTATAATTCTCCAGATTCTACATTTGTTGAAGAATTATTATATTTAATAGATGATGATAAATTGATGGAAGAATTTGATAGAGCTACAAAACCTAGTTCACCATCATATTCTAGATGCTCTATTATGAGTACAAAAATTCCTACGGTTGTTATTTGTGGATATCATGTGGGACTTAGAAAAACTTTAGATAAAGCAAAGATTAATTATCGATTAAGTCTTACTTTAGATAAAGAAACAAGACATAATTTAAAATATGATTGGATTAAATTCTCTGATGGATATTTAATTTATGAATGTAATTATGAATCAAGTTTATTATTATCAGGATTGAAAATATGTGATACTGAAAGTTTTGAATTGTCTGATATAGATAATAAAAACATGTATCTAGAATTCTTGGATCAATTTGGTGGTAGAATCAAAGCAGATGGTTTAGACAACTTCTATGATTTAATGGTTGATCCAATGACAGAAGAAATCTTAAAGTATTATAAATTACCGACAGATTATATATCTATTTTATTATATGCAAATATGCTATTAGCAGATAATAAATTTATTAAGCATACGAATACAATCTCTCGAAGAGTTCGAAGATATGAATTGATTGCTGTTTATACTTATAAAGTTTTAGCTGATGCTTATGCATCTTATGCAAACCAGTTAAAGCATTCTAGAGAAGCCGCAGAATTTTCAGTAAAACAATCTGCAGTTATTGATCGTTTATTAACAGATACAATCTCTAGTGATGATTCTTGTATCAATGCATTAAGAGATGTTGAAACTACAAATGCGGTAACTACAAAAGGTCCATCTGGTATGAATACGGAACGTGCTTATAGCTTGGATAAACGTACCTATGATGAATCCATGTTAAACATTTTAGGTATGTCTACAGGATTTGCTGGAAATGTTGGTATTACTAGACAGGCTACGATCAATGCGAATGTAGATACAGATCGTGGTTATGTAAAATCTATTGATGGTGACACTTCAAAAATGAATACTGCTAGTACTCTAACAGCAACAGAAGCCCTAGTACCATTTGGAACAACTCATGATGATCCAATGCGTACTGCTATGACATTTGTTCAGACGGCAAAACATGCTGTAAGAACAGAAGATTCAGATCCATTACTTGTAACGAATGGATATGATGAAGTATTACCATATGATACAACAAATAAATTTGCATTCAAAGCAAAATATGATGGAAAGATCGAAGAATTAACAGATGATCATATTTTGGTATCATATAAGAATGGTGAAAAAGATTATATCAATTTAGTAGAAACTATTGAAAAGAACTCTGATGGTGGATATTATGTACCATTAAAGTTAGATGTAATGGATAAACTAAAAGTTGGTAATCGAATTAAACAAGGTCAGATTTTAGCATATGATAAATATAGTTTTTCTAACTCTGTAGGTGAAACAGATAATATTGCTTATAATGTAGGAAAACTTGCTAAGGTTGCTATTATTAATACGGATGAGGGTTATGAAGATTCTGGTATTATTACAGAAAAGATGGCAGAGAAATTAGCAACTCGTATTGATCTAAAATATGATAAAGTTTTAGATAAAGAGTCTGAAATTTATCATTTTGCTAAAATTGGAGATCATGTAGAATGCGGTGATCCATTAATGATATGGCAATCTCCATTTGAAGATGAAGATGCAAATAGTTTACTAAAAACTCTTGCAGGTGATGAAGTATCAGAACTTGGTAAGAGAACTTTAAAATCAGAAGTCACGGGAATTGTAAAGGGGATTAAAATATACCGAACGATTGAATTAGACGATATGTCAGAATCCTTAAGAAAGATTGTTTCTAAATATGAAGAACCATATAACAAAATGGAAAAATTATATAAGAAGAATAATCTAGATATTTCTCAGATACCTGCTCATTATGTGTTACCACCAACTGGTAAATTAAAGAAAGCACAAGATGCTGTTTTAATTGAATTCTATGTAGAATATAAAGATACGGTTGGTATTGGTGATAAGGTTGTATACTTTGCTGCAAATAAAGCTGTAGAGAAAAATATTATTCCAAAAGGATTAGAACCATATACAGATTTCAGACCAAATGAAAAGATTGATGCATTCGTATCTGAAGTATCTATTGATAAACGTATCGTCACTTCTAGTTTATTTATGGGATCTCTTCAAAAACTGATGATAGAATTGGATAGGTCCGTAAAAGACATTATGGGTATTGAATATGATGACTCAGAAGTTTAAATTTATAAATAGGAGGTGTTTAAAATGATTCAGGTTGCAATTATTTTAATTTCTGTATTAATTTTATCAGTATTTTGTATAGAAAGTACAAAGACATTAAAAAGTATTAATCGAATAGATATTGTAAATAAAGCAATGTACTACAAATTGCCAGTAAATAAAAAAATAAAATATCTGTTTAAGAATAATAGATTCTTTAAAAAATAAAATATTGTCCCTAGGTAGATAATACCTAGGGACAATATTTTTGATTGAAGAGAAGTTGATTAATAAATATAACGTATCAGATTACATGAAGATTAATATAACTAATACGAATGATGTTCGAAACCATAACATCATTACATTATTGTTCTCATATTTTTACTTGTTCGGCAAATGGTCAGCGTTGTCAGCGTCTTTAAGATAAGAGCCATCCGGCGATTGAGGATTTGCCTCGCCCGGCAAGTCGGGCTTTTAATAATAAGTCTCCCGAAGGGGAACACCAGTTAAATCATATCATTCCGTGTATATTATTACATGTACAATTAACCATGTGGATCGAACTACTTGAACTTATAATTTTTACATTCAAATCGAATTACTTTTTTGCTTCTTTTTACGACTCCGACCACGCACCCTCCCCCTTTACTTTATAGTACTCATGATAATTTTTTATTACAAAATATTTTTACAATATAAAAATTAGAAATATTCTGGAAGATTAGTTTCAATAAATATAATAAAATCAATTAATTCATCATAAGATAAATGTAATTTAATTCTAGTATTATTAGAAGAGATACAATTTTGTAAAATACATAATTCATATATTTCAGTATCTGTATCATGAGAATTAGTTGTAGGAACTACAGTAAAGAAATACTTATTATTATCAGAATAAAATTCATAAGATAAACAATAAGTACAATTAAAAGATAAATAATCTTCAAGCTGATAATATAAATCTATAAATGTATCATAAGATAATTTCAATTCAAATAATAGTATATGAATATCATTAAAGAAAGACAATTTATAAATTCCATTATTACTCCATACTGATTCTATATATTCAAATTGAATTGTAATATTATTATATTTTGATTGAAAAAGATCAGTATATTCAAAATTATTTAATTTATCTATTCGGTAAGTATTCATATTATAAATCTCCTTAATTAAATAATTTATTTTTTTTTTGATAAAACAGAAGTAAGTAATCCGAGAGGGGGAGATTAATCTCCCCCTTCGAGCTACCCCCTCTTTTAATATTCTTTGTATTGGAATTCGTTGGACGACGAAGTAAAGATTATGGTTAAATAGATTTCAGTAGGGAATGAAAGATAGGTTCCGCTCCGCCGCCTGATTGACGAATTCTTTTAATTCTTCTGAATATTTAGGTTTATAAAATTCTGGTGTATCATTACTAATAAGATATCGAAATGCTTTTAATACTTTATATATTTTTTCTATCTCTTTTTTATCATCAATAAGGATAACTTTCAATGTATTTGATTCTTCTAGAACTTTTTCTACGAACTCTTTATCAAATTTACAAAAAATCATACAATCTTCTTATCCATAATCCAATAATTATTTTTATTGATGATTTTATATTACGTTTTTTATCTTTTATACTTGTATCCATATAATCATTAAATATTAATAAAATAGATGTAACCGTTGTAAGAAATATTTCAAATATAATGATCATAAAAATTTGATTTAATAATGGACCTGGATAATCACAATTTAAATTAATCGAAAAACCAAAAGAACTTGGAATAGAAATAAAGAAATAAAATAAAATCATAACATCAATATCTCTGGTACTATTTGATGATAAATATAATAGAATTTTATATTGTATATAAAATTCTATGGCTAATACTAATAAAAATATTAATGCTCCACCTATTAATAATATAGAATCTAAAATATAATTTATCATATTTTCCTCCTTATAAATAAATATATGCAAAGAATCCTGCGATTAATCCAATGATAGATAAGAGAATTAAACAAATAGATATTGTATTGAAATCTATTCTATCCCTTGTAATAACAATAATTAGAGAAATAGAAATTCCTAATATCAATCCCAATAATAAAATAATTACTGACATAATAAGATCTTTCATTTTTATTTCCTCCTTTTATTTAAAAATAATAATTCCTATAAGTACTAGAATTAAAAATAAACCTAGATTTGATAATAGGATTCTAAATAGAGTAAGTCCTAATATAATCAATAGTGCTACTAAGATAGCTTTCTTCATTATGTATCATCCTCCTTTTAAATATTGACTTGTCATATAATGAAAATAGATATCTCTGTGATACTACAAATACCACAGAGATAAATATGTTAACAGTTTCCTAGAGATCTTAGTTTATCAAGTTTTTCTTTAAAATCAAGCACATGATCTTCATCAGAGTCAAAGTAATATTTGACAAACTGATCATATCCATGAAATAGATCAATCATTGTATTGATCAATTGTTCTATTACACTATAAGTATTAAATCTAAGCAAGACGAAAAATCCATTTAAATCAATTTCTAAAGTTGGACAAAAATGTTCTATACCTCGTTCATCAATAATGATTTTTATAAGTTGTGATGATAATGTATCAATTTTTTCTTGATTTAATTTAAACTCAAAATATCCTGAAATATCAGAATTTAAATAGATAGATACTTTATTCTCACCAGTAGAATTATCAAAAACCATATAAGCATCTGAATTTAAATCAACTCTTTTATTTTTTAAAATTTCCATAATGTATACTTCCTATTTAAAACACTAAAACAATTCTATATGATCTATCCCTTATTTGTTACATATTATCACTGCCTTTCTTCATTTTTTCTAACGATACTTCCATGATAAATTCCTCCTTTATTTAAAAAATAATCCTATGTATCTGAAAAATAAAAAGGCTAGGAGAAAATCCTAACCTTTAAATTTTACATTTAATTTAAACAATTCTTCTCCAGTTGCAATTTGATTTGATGATAATTTATCTACTAGATTAATTTCCATAGTCTCTGAAATATATGGAAATTCTTTTTTATTGTTTACGATATCCTGAATCTTAAAATTATCACCCTTTTCAACCCAGTAAAAATCAAACTTATCTTTTGAATCTATTTTACCTCCTTTATCTACAGAAATAAATAAAATTTCTTTACCATTATTATTATTATTAATTGAACCACAGATTGAATAATCTGTTCGATATTCGTCTCCGTAATTACAACGAAGTAAATCGATATCAATACTATTATCTGTGATAATTTGATCATCTATATCGATTTTTAAACGAACTAGATCATCTTGATAATCTGGTACTTTTAAATTTAATAATTTAAAATGATTAAATTTTTGATCTAATGATCCAGATTCACTTGCATCTATAGAATATGAATTATGATCATTATCAAAGAAATTGAATTCATTCATCACGTTATTTATACAATGGGAAAAATTTAATGTTGCTAATTCAGTATAAATTTTTCCATCGATTATATAATAATCACTATCCATTTTCAAAAATCCTAACTCTACCTTCATATCACTTTTTCTCCTTCGGTAACTTAGAAAAATAATCTCAGTGCAAAATATTTTGCACTGAGATCGGACAAATTTATTCGATAGAATTTAAAAATTTATCAAACAACAACATCATTCCGTCTTCTTTTTTGACAGGGACAAATAAACCTGTTCCTTCACAACTGACGATGAAATCAATACAATTCTTCGTCATATTGTAAATAGAAAGATTATGATTACTATCATCAGTTTTCAACGTTAAAGAAAACTTACTAGTATTATTATCAATGACATCTTTGATATTACTAATAATATCTTTAATATCATCAATGTTAACCTTTTTACTAATATTGTCTTTTCCAAAGATAGAATCAATTAAGAATACATCTTCACTATGAGCTAATCTCAACTTATATTCCGAATTTATATCACTAGTCAATATTAAATTGACTAAAGACAACTTTTCAGTTTTGATAAAGCCCATTTCAGCTTTTGTGCAGTTATCATCAGTTGCAAAGTTTTTGCGAATACTTGTTTTCAAGATAAATTCCTCCTAACTAAAATAATCCTGTCTATAAAAATAAAAGGCTAGGATTTTTTCCTAGCCTTTTAAAATGTTTAATTAAAATTTTTAATAGATTTTAAGAATCTATCAAACAATGAAAATGCATCATTCTTTACAGAAGTAATGCATAAAAATGCATCTGTAGATGTGATCGTAATATCAAGATTCTCATTGTTATCATCGTTTCTACAAATTGAAAAACGATGAGTATGATTTTCATCTTTAATTTTTAATGAAAATCTATCGTTCATTCCATCTACAACATCTCTAAAGCCATTAATGATATCTTCAATATCATCGACACTGACCTCTTCGGTAATTTTGTTATCGAAGTCAGAACAAATGAAGAATGAGCTACCGTAAGCTGTTAATGTTAACTCATAATCATTTGACTCTGAATCATTACTCATTTTTAAATACACCAATACCACCTCGTCAGTTTTGATAAACTTTGTTTTGACTTTGGTTAAGTTTGTAGAGCTTAATTCTTTTTCTAATAATAGTTCCATGATAAATTCCTCCTTTGTTTATCATATAGGTTTATATTTACAGTATTATATTATATAATCAAAAAAAACGAATTACCGAAATAGAGGGTATTATTATACCCTCTATAATCATTAATAAAATGGTAATTCTTCAGTTTCATATACTCCATAAATGAAAGAATAAGATAAAATATCTAGAAATCTAGATAACTCATAGGAATCAAATTCTATTTTAATTCTTGGAGTCATTAATTGATACATTGGATTATACTCATTAATTATAAGCATATGGGAATCTACACCAACAGAATTAATGGTTAGATTATAAGAAGATAATTTTGTATTATTTGAATTGAAATTCTGTACCATATCAGACATATTAAATTCAAGATATTGGTACAATGAATCAGTAAATCCCATCATTTCATCCAAAGATATTGATAGAGTAAATACTTCAACTCCAATATTATTTACAAATTTTAAATTACACATTTGCTTTGATACTTCAGAAAAGAATACTTTATAGTCTGTTGTAGATAAATAGATTTTAAAATCTTTATTTTTAGTTTCATAAATTGTAGGAATATTATCTGGATTTGGTAGAAGTAAGGTTTCCATTTTGATTAAATACTCTATGTCATTTACATACATAGAAAGCTCCTTTCTTAAGATAAAAATAAAAAACGGAATAGTAGATAATACTATTCCGTTGGTTTTTCTTCGATAGATTTTTCTTTATTCTTAGCATACTCTAGATATGATTTGTTAAACATATCAACTTCTGTAATATTTTGATTTGTAGCTATAATATTATCAATAATATATTTGTTTTTATATTTATTTAATTGCTTTGTAAATTTCTTTAATAATTGTACATCTCCAACAACACAATCATTATCATCAAGATATTTATAAATATCTTTGACAGCATTTTTTGAATCTTTACTACTATTTATAATATCGCTAATTTCACTTAATGTTTGTGTACTAATTTGAAATACACTATTGGATTTTGGATCTATGATAAGATAATCTATATATTCTTCTTGAAAAATCATTACCATAAATAAATAGAATGATTTATGTATCATAATAGAACCAGAATAAAAATTATAATTACTAATATCAAAAGTTTCATCTTGATCAGTACCTTTAATTTCTATAACCTTTGCATTTGAATCTTTAATTCTTTCAATCACATTTTGTATCGAGTCCATTAATGTATTATGAAAAGACAATAATTCACGATCTATTATATTATAGAGCCATATTGTCTTCGGATCGTTCATAATTTGTTTATAACTTTTAATTCCTCTATAAGTTCCAACAATGCAAGCTAAACCCATAAATATCGATAAAAATACTACAATATCTGCTATAATTATCATTTGTTTCTTTTCCTCCTTTAGATTAATAATCTTAAATATTAGTGATAGATACTGTAAAAATATATCTTTATTACCTCCTTATAAAATATTTGTATCTCTATAAATATAATATATAATTAAAAAAAGGAGGTAGTAAAAATGATAGATCCAGATGGTATTCAAATTCAAAAAACAAATTTGCCTAGTGTATTAAATATTAAGCAAGTTCCTGAATTTGATATGCAATGTTATAATTTAGATGATGAAAAAGATTATGAGAAATTTGTAAAAGATATAGAGAGTGATGTAAGACGTAGTTTTGAATATCGGAAGTTTATTAATTTTATTCGTGATAATATGAATATGAATGAATGTAGTTTTCTCAAAGGAGTTACAAATAAAGAAACCTATGATATCAAAATAGAAATACATCATTATCCATTCACATTAAGAGATATTGTAGAAATTGTTATACGAAAGAGAAGTTATTATCAGGAATCATTAGAATTATACATGGTTTCTAAAGAAGTTATGCAATTACATTATTATTTAATGGTAGGGCTAATACCTTTATCGAAAACTGTTCACAAATTAGTTCATGCTGGAAGATTATTTATTCCTGTAGATAAAGTGATGGGAAGATATAATTTATTTGTTGATTATTATAAACCATTTTGTGATCCAGAACAATTAGAAAGTTTACAAAGAATAGAAGAATATACATTAAAAGAATCTGATGTAATGGATACAACAATTCTAGAACAAAATAGAATTACTTATCAGGTGGAAGATGAACAGTTTAAATTACCTGAAACAAAACGTATTACCGATAAGATGATTAATCAAATCCAAGCAATTAAAAATAATAATTATCTATTACCTGAAGCACCAAGTAATGACGAAATACAAGTAACCCCAGCAATATATTTTGATAATGATAAAACAGAAGTAACCCCAGCAATATATTTCGATTAAAAATAAAATCTATATAACTTTAAGATAAGAGATTGATATTTATTATATTTATTTGGACTTTTTATAATTCATAGCGGTTTATGTAGTATGATGATATGTGTAAGCATACTTAAAATTGATTAATTGATTTTGATTTAGCTAAATTTCAAGAAACTCTTTTCTTTCTTACACTTAACAATTTTTCACACATGTACGGTTTTCATTGTTAAGTTTAGGGTATGTATTTTGATAAAATATAAATAAAGTTTATAAGTGTCTTTCTTTGCCAATCTTCAATATTTGAGGCACTTTAAAAGTCTGATATATAAATAGTAATCATTAGTTCCTGCTTTTGAATGATTTATTAATTATCAATCTCTTTGTTATTTGGTTTTTGTTAAGTTCTTCAAAGAATTACAAATTCTATTCCAAAAAAGTTTAAAGGCTTAGGTATTCGGAGTACACTGTTAACAGTGTACTCCAATCATTTTTTCGGAGGTGTATTTAACTATGAGATTAAAATTAAAAGATATCAAAGAAAGTTATGTAAAAGAAAAAGTAGATTCTTTTCAAGATGTATGTAGAATCTTTCATAAAGATTTCGATGATATTAAATTAAACAATGTAGTATCATATGCTACTAGACCTATGAGATCAAACGAGATCAATGGCAGAGAGCATATATTTATTTCTCATGAAGAAGCTAAAGATATTTTAAGCAATAATAATATTATAGCTTATACTAAAATCGGAGATAATCAATATTTTATTACAGAAGAATGTTTAAAAGATAAAAATCTTTATATTATTAACCCTGATGGTATTCGATATATGAAAAAAGAAATACCAGATATTAATATATACACAATCTATATTCATTGTGGATATTATATCAGAAAAGAGAGAACTTTAGGTAGATCTGATATTCTTGCTTTCGATAAACGTAATGATGATGAATCTGCTGATTTTGATTTAGCTCAAGAAGAAAATTTATATGATCTATGGATTGATAATGAAAGTGATAAAGAAAAAGATATTGTTGAAAATATTTCTAGAATCTTATTCCATATTAAAAAGCAATATGATAAAGATCCAAATACACTATTTTTATTTGTTGGTAGAACAGGAGCAGGAAAAGATATGTATTGTAACGAAGTTAAAAACATAATTAACCATACAATACATAGTGATCGTAAAGCAATCGCAAAACATGATCTAGAACTTAGAAAACAAGAAATTATTGAAAGTAAATTAGTGAAAAAATAAAATCTGTGGTAGAGTTTTAAGCTCTACCACATTATCTTTTGAATTTATATTTTGATAAAACAATAGACCATAATTCTCTAATCAAATACAAGTTATAATTAATATCTATATCATTTATATCACTGACATTAGATAAATAATAATCTGAATATTTTAATTTATATAAGGAATAAGAATTAAACTCTCTATAATATTCTTTGTCTAAATTTAAATTAATATAATCTTTATAGAAATCTGATATAAAATTCAAACAATCTTGAACGGATACTCGTTCACAGATATAGATAGCATTTGCTAAAAATTCTATAAACTTCTCATGATATATTAATTTGTCTTTCCCTATATTTTTTATGTCAATATCAATATTATCATTAGGTAATGCAGAATAAAAGACATATATATTAGATAGATTAAGATATACAGAATATTTTGATTTTTGTTTAAATTTAACTTCATCAAATTCTGTATATTTTAAATCTAAGGAATTATTAATATACACAGCATCATTAGCAACTCTTATAATCTGTTCTGGTTTAATATTATTTCTCTCTACCAATAATATCTTTGATTCTTTGATTCCATCTTGTATCGTATTGTAATAAGATCGATCTACACGAATCAATTTACCAATATCTATCTCTCTATCTTTTTTCGGTAACAGTGATAGATATTGGTAATAATCGTCACTAATTTTATGATACTTCTTTAATATATTAATATTTGCAGCTTGAATATCATACTCTACAATTCTACCAGAAATATATTTCTCAGGTGTTATATAATTCGTAGAAGAAACAATATGATCACTCTGCATACACAACTGGTCCTCCTGCTCGTATTCTTGAAGTTTCAACAATCATTGTATATCTTTCTTTATCTAAATCTAAATTATAGATTCCATAAGTAGGATCAAATTCAGATATATATTTCTTATTAAAGTTAAAATAATAATCGTCGATACAATTCACTTTAAATCCATTATATCCATATCTTTGTTGAATCAATTTAAATAAAGATTCTACTAGATTTTCTGACCAATCATTATCTGATACTAAAACATATACATCTTTCCCAATATAAAGGCAATATGCAATATCAAAGAATTCTTTAAACACAAAATCATTTCCCATAATATATTGCATATAAGCAATATCAAAATCTTTACCAGTAAATTGTCCAACTTCATTTGGTGGTATTAATAATTTCAAATTAGGATAATCTCCTAATTTCATAGAAGTTAGATTAAATATCATAGAACCATCTATGATATTATCTGTATTACCATACATTAGCACAATCTATCACCTCCTTTAAATACATTCAATTGCTGGTACAACATTTGGATCTTTATGAAGTTTATATCCATAATCAATCAAATATTTAATCTTAGAATCAAGAGATAATCCATATGGATGGATTTGATTAATTAAAATATTTGATATGATTTTATTATTACCAATAGCTCCTACAGCATCAACAGGTATCATACGAAGATAATCAAATCCACTAATAACCCCAGCATATAATAACATATCGATCCACATTAATTGAAACCGATTATCAGCATACCAAGATGCTTTATTTGGATCTGGATCTCCAATATGACCAATATGAATTCCATATAATCCAAACATATGAAAGATTAATTTCTCTCTTGTATTATCACCAAATTCTGGTAAGAAGAAAATCAAAATCCCTCCATTAAATACATAAGCAATCAGAGCTGTAATATAATTATATTGAAACTCTTTAGATAAATGATTAGAATAAATCTGATCATATAATCTTTCATTACCATCAGATTCGGCAATCTTTGCATCGATTGGTGGCAATAAACAAGTACCGCCAATTGTATACGGATTATTAGAATCTAATATACCATCTTCATCCAAATTAATAATTCTGGTTCCCATAGCAACAGGTGCGTTATAAATGACATTGATATTATCTGTAATATACATTGTTCCCCGTAATACTATCATAATAATTACCTCCTATTTATCTACATATAAGATAGAATTTTTTGGAATATAACACTTAATCTTTTTGTATTCTTTTCCAAAAATTGTTTTATATGTATATATTTTAACATAAGGTGTTCCCTTAGTTTCATGAATTCTCTCTAATCCACTTTCAAATTTATATACGTCATCATCAAAACATACTGTAGTCTGAGATTCTAGATCTCCATCATAAGACCTATAATGAGCGTATATATCTAACGATAACTGTTGTAAATTATGCTTTTCTACTTTCACTGGATGTACTTTAGAAAATATAACAACTCCGATAAATATAATAAATACAACAGTTACATAATTCATTAGTTTCTTTTTCATAGTTACAAGTTTCTCCCTTATTTAAATTTAGTTAATAGTGATAGATTCTCTAGAAAATCATCAAATTCTATAAAATTTTTAAATTTCAAGTCATCTAATTTTTCCCATTCGCTACTATTGTTACATTTTTGATAAATTTTAAATATAATTGAAAATTTATCTTTTCTTTTTAATTCGAATTTAAGATCATATTTATTTGAGTTGCTCATCAATTTAGTAATAGAAATTTTGGATAAATTTTCAAATCTAAATTTCTTAAATTTTAATAAAATATAAGAAAACATATCATACTCTATATCACCAATCCATTTGTTTCCCATTGGATCTGATATATAGAATCTTATACTTTTATAAACAAATGAATTTTCAAAAATTAAACTACCAATGTGTACTACCATCTCTTTATACATCATTACACCTTCTCATTTTAATTTAGTTAATAGTGACAAATTCTCTATAAAATCATCAAATTCTGTAAAATTAAAATTTTTAAATTTTAATTTATAAACCTTTCTCCACTCAGCATTATTAATATCATTATATTTTTGATAAATTTTAAATATAATTGATAAATTCTTTTTCTTTTTTAATTCAAATTTAAAATCAGAATCAGATGTATTTGTAGTACTCATTATATTCTCAATAGAAATTTTACTTAAATTTTTTGATCTAAATGTTTTAAAATCATTTATTATAGTATCAAATGAATTATAGCTTATATCACCAGACCAATAATTTCCAAATGGATCTGGTACACACAATCTTATACTTTTATTAGTAAATAAATTATAAAAAGTCAATTGATCAATATCTAATTTTATTTCCTTATGCATTATTATGCCTCCTATCAATTCTATAATATATTCTTTTAAAAAAGAATAGGTAGATCATAAATCTACCTATCCAAAATTTTATTTTTATTACTCTCCTTTAACTCCATTTACAGAATACTCTACATCTTCTGTATCAGGTTCAGAATATTCTTCAGAAAGTTCTGCATATGCATTAGGTGGAAGGACACCCATAGGAATAGAATCAGCTACAGTTATCTTATCACCAGAATCATCTGTATATACTACATCATCTGATTCTTCTGGAGTATCCTCAACAATTACTTCTTCATCTGCAGATTCTTTAACATCTTTGTCTTCTGTATAAGGATTTAATTTTTCTAAAATTGGATTTAACCAATTCGTAGATACAATAGATAAAGAATCTACTGATTTATTATCAATTAAATCTACTGCAACAATCTTATCATTATCAGAAATCATTTCACCTTCCTGATCTACTAAGACTAATACTTTACTTCTAGTTTTATCCTGGAAGATATCTTTTTCATTAATGATCTTACCTGAGAAGTATTTAAATCCTGTATAGAATTTATCTTCTGGAACTACAGATTTTTCTTTATCAGATTCTGTATCATATGTGTTACAATCTGACTGTAAGTTATCTTCAACATCACTCATTGTAAGAATCTCATAGTCATCTTTTTCATAAATGATATCACCATACTCATTATAGATTTTAGGATCTGTATAAACTGTACTTTTCTTGTTTTCTTCATCAAATTCATATCTATGATAATTATCATACATCTCAATTAATTTATCTACAAATGCTTGATTAATTAATTTTGATAATAGAACAATCAATACATCTCGATTGACATCAAGGAATAATGCACCTACGAATCTATCTAGTATATCATCATCTTTTGTAATTAATGATAAAATATGATTTAAACCAACAGTGATTAATTCAATTGTAGAATCAAGATCAGATATATCATTAGCTGATAATTTATTGATAATATTATTTTCAGCTATATTCATAATAGTTGCTTCAGGTAATGATTTTGCAATAATCTTATTATCAACCTTTCTTACAATCTCTTTAACCAGGTTTTCAATACCAAAAGATTCAGTTGCTAGATTTAATAAACGACCTACTACATCTCTATCTTCTTTAGCAGGTTCAGCAGATTCAATAATAGCTGCTTGACGAGCTGAACTTGTATCAATATATTTAGATGAATCATCATTACTTTTAACACCATTTACACTTTTCTCAACAATTGATGATTTTACCGTTCTTACTTTGATTGATGGTTCATGATCTTCTGATCTGTAAACAGTTTCTGCTTTATCACCTTTAATAGATACTACAACTTTATTATCAGAAGATCTATTTTTTCTACGTTTTCCTCTAGGAATACTTGGTGCCATATCTGCATACTGTCCTGCTTCATATGTTCTGTTTACGTTTTTACTTCCACCTGTAACTCTGATTTTCATTTTTGTTTCTCCTTTGCCTTTTATAATTTCTTTATTCTCAATTGCTTTTGCCAACTCAGTTGCTCTATATCGAACTCCACATTTTGTACAATACAGATAGTTGAACCCAGCATCATAATCAATAACCCCATCACAACAGCCTGATGGAGTATCTGCTGGTGCTTTACAATAAAGCTTATTACCATCTAATTCATACATATATGGGAAATCTAATAGAACAGGTCCAAATCCTCTTCTTACTCCCCAATTCATAAAGAATTTTGTTCCAATATCTTCTAATACATACTCTCCTATTATCCAATATGAGATTACATTATAAATATCAGAAGCAACAGAACAAAATTCTTCTCTAGACGTAATTGGATTTACTCTTTCGAATACTCCAAGAGTACCACATGAAGTCACCTCAAATACCTTTGTACAAAATGGTTTTAATAAGAATTGATTTTTAAATTCTTTTGGATTATCTTTAATACCAACGTCATCGAATGCAATCTTGATGATGAATGAATCGTCCTCAAGGCATCGATAAGATACTCTATTTGTTCCGGATACAAATTTTGCAAATCCTCTTCTTTTCATAATCTCATCAATGAGCTTATATTTTTTATCAGGATTTCCTGCATATCTTATCGAAGTTGCAATCTTATGAAGTTGCTTAATATCATCAGCAGTAAACATTGATGATATTGGAGGTGCTGTTAATTTATCATATTCGAATTCATTTGCTGTTGTTCTTTTGGACATGATTCGATTGATAATATAATTTCTATCTTCCATATCTATCACATCCTTTTCTACGATGTTGGTGCCACAGGAATTTCATGGGTACTCATATAAATGGTACCAACACCACCTGGTACAGAATCCATAAATTGACCAAAACGTTGACGATCGTAATCATATTCCGATTCTTGAGAATTGTGAATTGATTCACCACTACCCATGCCTGGTGGATGAGGTAAAATCAATGTCCCATCGTCAGATATATTTGCCGATGGTCCCATAAACGTTTTAAGTAATTCTACTTTTAGTTTATCTGTATCAATATCTTCACCGTTCTTGAGTCTGTCTTTTACATTTTCAATAGCGGCTAAATTTCTTTTCTTTTCTTCTTCAGTGAAATAATCACTGTTCATCATTGCTGCAAGATTCGCAAATCCGGCAGTCTCGTTTGGGTTTACAGTTTCTATCGTTGATGCACGGTTCGCAAACCCTGCATTTCCATAATCATTTGTTTTATTATGATGAATTGGTCGACCATAAATATCATAATCATCCATTAAACTCATACCATGTTTTTCTTGATGACGTTTCATCGCTTTTGATCTGACAATATGCTTATAAACATTCTGATCGTAATCTTCACCACAATTTCTTCTTCTTGCACGTTCTTCTTCAAACGCATAATTCATCGCTAACATTCCCATTGCTTCTAAACCTTCCTGCATATTAGCATCAGCAGGCACTATGGCATTGTGTTCCGCTTGTACTGCTAAAAAGTGACGTCTATACTTTGCAGCGGTATCTATCGGAACTAGATTGTTCATTCTGTTCAATTCATTTTCAAATACTGGATCATAAATAGTATCATCTACTAAGATATCCCTTCCAGTATACATTTCTTCAATTTGCTGATCAGTTACATCATCTTGTAAATAGTGATGTGCTATTTTTGAAATTCTAATATTAAAATCGATTTTATTTTGTCTAGCTTCAGCCTCCATTTCTTTTACTGCTTGAATTGCATCTTGTTCTGCTTCTGTCATTCCGTATCCAAAATAAGCATTACCGTAGAAATTTGGTCCCATATTAGCAAACCCTGGACCATTTAGGTTGCTAAATTTTCTATCTACAGTTTCTTGCTGAATTTTGAACCATAATTCAGATTCGATTTTATCAATCTTTTCTTCCCAACCAACAGATGGCATAAATTCACCACCAAAATTCAATGGTGGAACATGAAATATTTTCTGTTGCTGTACAGGTTGTTGATATTGATTCTGTCCTCCAAATTGCGGATTAAAACTTTGTACTCCTTGGTTTTGATAATTATAACCCTGTGATCCTACTTGAATTTGTTGATTATAATTATATCCTATATTAGGATTATATCCTTGGTTTGACATATTTTGCTGATTATAATTATACCCCATCATATTAGGATTATAATTATATTGCATTTGTTGTTGATTTCCTAATCCTAAATTCGGATCATAGACAAATTGATAATTCTGTTGAGGTGCTTGTTGCATTTCCTGCTCATGTTGTACATATGCATTATAATATGGATTATTAAACCTTGCTTGGTTAATATTTTCAATCTGCTGTGTATAAGGATTATATTCCAATCCAGGTTGAGCATATTGTTGATATGGATTGTAAGCAGTTTGAGAAGCGTAACCAGAAGCACCAAAACTAGCCATATCTGCGGCTATTTGTTCTTCGTTTAAAGGAGGAGAAGCATTATTAATAGCTTCTCCTGTAAAAAAGTCTTCCCTACGCATATTATTACTCTCCTAGTATATTGAAATTCTTGCTGCTGTTACTACAGCGTAATCTAAAATTGAATCACACATAGGAAGCAAGAAGTTATCGTACATCGTTTGTGGTAATCCATATAATAGATTTTTCAAGATCAATTTACATTTTACATTACTTAATTCTTCTTTAATGCCCATTTTATCAAAGTTAGTTTTCATTAAAGCATAAATTGATGATTGATAAACACCATAACCTCCCTCATTAATCACTTCTTCAATAGCCTGATTCATTACTCTAAATAATGTCTGAGCAATCTGAAAACCTATATTTGTTTTATAAGCTGCAAGATCAATAATACTTTCATCAGATCCATCAATTTTCATAATCTTATTCATTAAATCTTGAATGTATATATTCCGAATCATTTTTATTGTATCTTCCATTAAAGTAGTAAATTTCAAAGGGATATTATAATAATCCGTGAATCCGAATTCATTAAACTTAGAAAATTCAATCGCTGTTGAAAAATTTGTGATACAAGAAGATTTGATATACATAAGAATTGCTTCACCTAATTCAATAAAATAATTCGCATATAAACTAGTTCTACTCTCAGAAGACAATTCATTAATGTCTAATGGATTCATATGATTCTTTTTAAATTCATCTTTTCTACCTCTTCCAATGATCTCCAATTGAGAAGATAAATTATATAATGTACTCTCACAGATATTATTACCTGCAAACCCGCTGTCCGTAAAAATAACAGGAAATAAAATGGAACCATCTGATGGAAAACTCTCATCTTTTTTACATTCTGCTAAATATTGTTTTTTCCCTTTTCTAATATCTTCAAACATAATTCTATTCCTCCTTAGGTTTATACAAAGATACATTTAATATGATCTTTTACCTTTTCTAAAATTTCTTTATTATCACCAATAGTTCCCTGATGTAAGACCATTGTATTGGTATCTTTTGATACATAATTTTCATCATCTTCTGTTTCTATTACAGAATTTGGATTTCCGATATACCCAACATCTTCAAAAGTTATTTCATCATCAAGCATAACGAATACTGGAAGATCTACATTTTTCTTTTTACAATCTTCGACAATATTTACCGCTTGATCGAAGGTTAAATTATCAGATGATGAATTTATCAACTTTTCCTGAAGTTCGGCTTTTGTTAAAGTTTCTTTTTTGTTTTCTTGAATATTCATGATTTGTTCCTCCTAAAAATAAAAGCTTTTATTGATAATATCGTGTATATAATATATTATTCTTTCTTTATTTAATCAGAGGACCATTCAATCCAAATTCAATTGCATCTGTATAATCGATTTTACTACTAGTACGTCTTAATACTGATCTCGAATTATGATCTACATAATTATTCCAAGTAGAAAGATAGTTTATTAAATTTAGATTTACATCTGCGTTGACATGATTTTCTTTTTTAAATGATTCTCTAGCTTTACATAAACTACTAATATTATTATTTATATGACCTCTCTGATGAAATAATTGTACTCTATTTGGTTTTAATTTATCTAAATTGGACAATAAATAGTAGCATTCTATGAATACCTCTTGATTCGATACAATCGATCCAGAACTATTTATCAATTTGCCAGTTTTCTTATCATATCTCCAATTATAGATATATTCTCGCAAACCAATAACAGAAATTTTAGAATCGGAAAAAATATTGATAAAATCATATTGGTTAATCCATTTATTAGCTATTGATAATGCTAATCTAAGACCTCTAATCTCTCCACCATTATTTGTTGAATTTGAGATAATTCTAGTATCAGAATCTATAATCGTATTTTCATTAACAGCTACAACAGAATAACAGGTATCAAATGAATTTTTACCTTTTCGTCGAACAGATGCATCTGAAAATATATTTAGTGTATTCGTACAATAAAAATTATATAAATCCATATTATAGTTTGGATTAAAATATAAATGATTATATGTATTAGCATTCATAATAATATTTCCTTCCTTTTAATTGATTAATTTTACTATTATGAATATGTATCAATAGATGTAATTTCTTGTAAATTATACCAATATAATAGTAAAAAATAAATCAGAGGAGATAATGTTCTCCTCTGATTTAAATATTTTTATTCTTCCACACTATCATCAGATGCTGGTGTATAATCATCTCCAAACATCTTAACTGGAATACCATAACTATCTCTCATATATAAATGATCTTTATCAAATAGATAAGAATTGCATTCATAAATAAGATCTCCAGAAATAGAAAGTTCGTTTTTAATTTCCATATCATTATCATGATATTTAATTCCTGTAGAATCTGATTCCAAATTATAAGATAATCCACATGTAGAACTAAATAATACTTTTAATCCAGTTACTGATTTATTATAGACATCCTGATAATTGAATGTACTATATTTGAAAGAATTATGAGCATCTCTAATATCAGCAACAGGATCACAATAAATGCAATCAGCATTTCCATTTGCATCTGTTACCTGACTAAAGAAGATTAATTCTTTATCATTATCTACTGTATATTTTTCTACTACATCAGATCCAGCTTCATTTTTATAATGATGCATCATGATACCTGGTTCAATCATTACTTTCACATCACCTTCTTCTTCAGATCCTTCAATTAAGTAAGGATTAAACATAGAATCAGGTTCAATTGTTGTCTGCTCTGTATCGATCGCTTTTCCATTGTTATATAAGGTTCTAGTTTTTGAATATCCTACAGTAACAATTTCTTCTATTGTATTTTCTGCAAGATGGTTAATAGTTACAGTCTTTCCATTACAATTATTAGTAGTAATAGAATCACCATTAGAAGATTTTATCAGAGTTGTAGAATCCTCTAATACAACATCATTAAATTTAACAACTTTATGATATTCTTTATCATATTCTTTATCACGAGTTTCAATATCAAGTGTCATTGATAATCCATCATTTCTAGAATACTCAATAACGTCACCATTTTCATTATATTTTACTTTCTCAAAATTCTTAGAAGACGTTAATGTATTCTGACGAACTAGATCTGAAATACTCATGATATTAGATCCTTTTGTAGTTTTATATTTAGTTACAAATACACTAGTATCAACCTTATCATCTAATGAATTATAAATAAAATCATTAGACTCGTTCATAATAGATCTAATATCGGTAGTTCCTTCGTAATCTTGATCAATTAATAGAATAGGATTGATTCTATTGTTTGCAAAGATAATAGTAATATAATAATTAGATCCTTTATCAATAGTAACAAAATTATTTAAATGAACAACTGTTTTAGTTCTTTCATGTTTCTCTTCTATTGTATCGATAAATGTAGACTCCATTGTAATAGAAAGTTTTGTACAATCATCATTATGATCAATTCTAATATCATTTGAAGGATTATATGAATAATCTGTCAAAATAAATTCATCATTTGCACTCTTACTACTACTAATAGAATTATCAATAAGATGCTTACGATACTGATTAAATTCATCAGATTCTGTAAAAATTTCATCTTTAGAAGGTTTAATAGTTTTTAATTTATTGATACTAAATTCTCCTTTAGATAAATATAATGAAACTACATCTACAGTATTATCATCATATCCTTTTCCAAAGATAAATTCTTTAAAAATATTATTTTTGATTTCCTCATCGCTTCTCATGGTTGCTGAATAATTAAACATATTAATTTCTCCTTTTCTTTTGGTTATGTAATTACTTTTGCTTCATTTTTATAATATATGATTATATAGATTGATTGTATCCTGTTGATTTATATTCTTTGTCACCAGGTCGAATCCATTGAAGATTCCAATATGCTAAGTTTCTTTTATTACCATCTAAATGCTTAATATCAAAAATTTCACATCCAGGTTCATAAAAGAACGTTCTCATTAGTGCCACTTCTACATTTACTCTACCATAGTTATCAAATCTTTTCATTCTTGCAACAACTCTTCCAGTAGACATATAATTCTTTTCAATAAATCTTTCTTGCATATGATTATAGATTCTTCCGTAATTAGAAATTAAGTAACAATCAAAAATATCTGGAATTGCTTGTTCTGTAATTGGAAGAAATTCTTCATCCGTAAATATATGCTCAGGTTCAAAATAAATTGGTGTAATATATCTAGGATATTTAAAATTTGATGGTGTTATTGTTTTTGAATGTTTTCTTTGAATGATATTACCATACTCATCTCGAATTGTAAGTTTATTAGTTTCTTGAATCATATGATCCAATGCTTTTCCAGAAGTGTTTGCTATTTCTAGTTTCTTTCTTCTACCCATATAGATACCTTTAAATAAAAATCTGTAGGGAATAATCCCTACAGACCAAAATATTCTTTTTGCCTCTTTTTAATTTCTCTAATCTTTTTCATTTGTTGTTTTGTATAATTTCTTCTACCAAGATGCATTAATGTATTTGCATTGATTAATGTATCTCTCTGGACTATCATATCACTATTTAATTTACCATCAATACGAGAGATATACATTGCATTTCTTGGATTGAATATGACGTAAGCTCTCTCGAAGAATGCCTGATTGATAATATGCATTACATTTAATACATCTCCATCAAAGTCTGCAGCCATTAATTTTAATACCTGTAAAGATACAGACATTGTTAATGTATCAGTAAATCCAACACAAAATACTTGAAGAATAGATCCATAGTTGATTGTAGGATTTCGGTTAATAATAACTGGTAATCCCTCTGGTTCTGATTTAATAATCGTTGTAATAATCTCTGCTACTCGTTCATCTTTTGTTGCCAAAGATTTACTCCAAATATCATATGCATCAGATGGTGAAATATTATAAGTTCTCATCAAGATATTGATAATTCTTTGCTGCAAAGTTTTTACCAATTCTACATAAGGTAACAATACTTGATCTGGTCTTAAAGCTGCATTTTGTCGAATAACACAACGAGAAGAGAAGTTATATCTTCCACCAACTAGCATTCGTAATTGACCTTTTTTACCAGTTAGAATATTCATAATCTCTTCAGTTAATTTCATAAATTTCATCTGAGTTTTAAATAATTCAGAGTTCTTTATTTTGATATTTTGATCATATCTACGTCTATCTTTATTAATTTGATGAATATGCTTGTTAATGATATTATAGATACCATTCGTAGGCTCAAAGTACATATATTCATTTTTGATATCTGCAGGTCTAAGATGAGTCGTAAATACAGGTACTGAGTGACAGAAAACTCGATCACGATACTTCTTGATCTCTTTATAATAAGATATTTTCTTAGGATATAATTTTATATAATAATCCAAGATTTCATCAAATCTTTCATAAAATTCCATCATACCAATTCCATAAAATGGTTCTTTATCTGGTTTAAAAGAACAAGGACTTGGAAAACCATCTTGATCTACTTCTGGAGAATAATTTAACATATTCTTCAATCTTCTACTTTTAATCTTTTTACGATCTTCATTATATGGAGATGCTCCAAATATAGTATCCAAACTATCATAAAACTTTGGATGAATCAAATGATATTTATCTTTCAATACAATCCATCCAAACATTTTAAAATCATCATCAACGTATTTACATTTTGTATGACAAATTGGGCACTCTAATCCATGATTAATTCTTTGTCTTAAAGCTCCACATTCACAAGAATATCGATCTGCAAATGGATTTGTATCACCAATCTTCTGACCAAATCTAGATGAATAAATACCATCAATATTCTTAATATCTTTTTTATTTGTTGCTTTTGGAGAAGATATTAAGAAACCATTACCAGAATCTAAATCTCTTTGACACTCTTTATCCAAATCAATAATTTCGATTTTAGATTCAAATTCATATTTATCAGAATTCGGATAAGTAAGAGTTATCTTAATCGGTTCTCTTTCTTTTTTATCATCTTTAATTAAACCTAAAATATTTTCTTTATCCATAATATAACCTTTCCAACTTAATTATTTTAATTCTTCAGATATCTTATTCAATACATAAGAACGAATATCATCTGCATCCTTTTTGCTTAAATAGCTTAAATTAATTAATAGTGTTGAATTAGAATTTCCTTTTCTAATTCTATCATACATTTGTTCCAATCTCGATTTTCGTGTACTATTAAATTTAGTATACCACTTATTCTCTGTTTTGTTGTTTGATTTTGTCATATAATTCCACCTTTCATTTTATCTAAGATACTGCTTAGATATTAGTATCTTTTAATTGATTTGTGTATAAATAAACGCTGGTTTACTTATAAGTCAATACTATTATATATTTTTAATATTTAATTTTAAAGATACTAATATATAATAATAATGAAAGGAGGTATAACAATGTTTGAAAAGAAAGAAAATATTATGGTAATAGCTTTTAAATTTGAAAAAGATGGTTTAAAAGGTATTTCTCAAGAAAAATATCCAGATTCTTTATGTCGATATATAGTTAGTGTATATAACGAAGACAAAGAGAAGATAAAAGAAATATCTACAAAGAAATTATATCGATCTTATATTAAAGATCATACTTTAAATTTTGGATTAAATGGTAACTATGAACAAATTGTTCTAAATCAAAAACTTCTAGATATTCTTGAAATTCATGATCGAGAATTACATGAAGTTTATGTATCTATTAATGAATTATGGTAATTATAAAACAAAGGATAAACGATATGACAAGTGCAAAAATAAGTTTAAGATGTAACGAAATAATTTCAGAAGAAGTAATTATTAATACAGAATCTGATTCAATTGATAATATTAAAGCAGTTAATTTATATTCTGAGAAGAAAAATAAATTAAATGAGAAATATATAATAGGAGAAATTAATAGTTATGAATTGGATTTTTGGAAACAACATAATCTTACATTTTCATACAATGATAAAAATTATTTTATCCAAATACCAGATATTATATATGATATTATTGTTTCAAGTTCTGAATCTATTATAAAAGAAGAACCAGTTTATATTACATTGGAATTTTCTGATGTAATTATAAATAAAGAATTTATTTATAAATGCCCAAAATGTGGAAACGAAAAGAAAGTTTTAATTACTATTGAATCACAATTAGGATATAGTAAATTTGAGGACTATTATGATATTCCAAAGAAAAAGATAAAAGCAAAGTGTCCACATTGTGGTAGAGTTTTATATAGAAGAATCAACAAATAATTTATACTACCATAGTAGACCTATTCAACTTTCATATAATTGAGAGCTACGGAGGTAAATGCTATGGTAGTAATTTATAAGAAAAAGAACTTTAAAATTTATGATGCTGGAACCAATTATATTGTCCATAATACGAAATTAAATTTTAAAGAGCATCATACTCATATAAAGAATTTTCATACATGTAAATTTTTGATTGATATGAGTATCCATGAGTCTATTCCTGAAAAACATTTATCAGATTACTTATTAGTATCATTGATAAGATTATCAAATAATAAAGTTTATATCAATAAATTAAATCATATTTTAGATGATAATAAGGAAAGACATAAACAAAATAGAAAGAGGTATCAACAATGGAAAAAGTAAAATTAATAAAAAACACATTAGGCCATTTACATACCGTACATAAACATCGAAAATATGTAAGGAAATATTGTTTTAAATGTGGATTATATAAACGAGGATTATTACATGATTTATCTAAATATTCTCCAACAGAATTATTTGAATCTGTCAAATATTATACAGGAGATCAATCTCCTATAGAAATATCTAAAAAGAAAAATAGATATTCCAAAGCTTGGTTTCATCATAAAGGAAGAAACGATCATCATTATCAATATTGGGTAGATAATTTCGATCATGGTGGAACTCCAATTAAAATGTCTTTCGAAGCGGCAACTGAAATGATATGTGATTCTTTAGCTGCTTCTAGAGTTTATAATGGTAAGAATTTTTCATATAGAGTTGCATTAGAATATGTCGTAGGTAAATTAAAAGATAAGAGAATATTGATGCATAATCATACAAAGATTTATATGCTAGAAGTATTTACTTCATTATATCGTATGGGAGATGAAGATATTATTCGTAGATTCTTTAAAAGAAAATCTTTAAAGAAAATGTATGATGAGATTGATCTAGATTATGATATTGATTATTTTGATGCATTGATTGAAAAGCTATGTAAAGAATTAGAGGTATAATTATGGATAATTTAATTATTGATATTGATGAAAGTGAACTCTTGTCAAATTTTCATAATTCAATGACTAATTTAATAAAAACTGTAGATATAGATCTTATAATTGATAAATTAAGAAATGATCCAGAAATATTGTTAAAGGAACCTAATATTGATAAATTAATAGAGGAACATTACAAACTCTGCGAAGAATTGGAGGATAACTATGAGTAAAGAAAATGAGAAACGTGATAGATATAATAATCAAATAATAAATGCTATATTGTGTGGAAGCTTTGAAAGTGAAGAAGTTCCAGAATCTAAAAAGAAAGCTGTATCAAGATCAATGTATCATATGTATAAACAGAATAAAGGAAAAACTACAAATATTAAAGCACTAGATTACAAGAAATCATGTATTGATTATTTATATGGAACGGAGAAGAAATGAGCGAAAGAAGAATTATTGTTGATCCTGATTTAGTAGCTCAAGATATGAGTATTGATCTTGAAGTAGGATCAGGTGGTCAAAAAGAAAAAATAGAGAAATTATATGGAGATTTATCATTACCATCTTATGTCCATGGATATTCTTTAGCAATAGAATACATGTATAAATGGTTTGAATCTAAATTTCCAAAAGGATATTTTGTTGGTGGAATTTATATTGATGGAAAGCACGTATTAGATGATTATAAACAATATTCAAAGAATGTTGTAAAAGGTCAGAATCCTAGAGCTAGAATGGCTCCTACTCTTCAACAAGATTTTGATAGAGAATTTGTTGATATGTATATGGCTTCTCCTGAATTATATATTCGAAGATCTGATTATAATGATTCTTTCTTTAAAGATTATGAAAGAAAAACATTCTTAGCTTTGATTCCTAGAGCTTTACGAATGGATTTTAATTTTAAAGTACGAGTTAATACAAGATCTCAACAGTTAGATATTCGAAATCGAATGGAAATGTATTTTAGAGTTGGTGCTACACAATCTGATTATATTTCTATTGATTTTCATGTACCAAAAGATATTATGCTAAATATCGCAGATAAAGCTGGATTTGAAATTAAGAATAATGAAGTTGTTAATATTATAGAATTTATCAATTATCTAAATTCAAAAAGTGAATTAGTATTCTTATTTAAGATTCGAGCGATTAATCAGAAAGCAGAATTTTTTATTCGTATGAATCGAGTTCCTGTACATATTAATTGTACAGATAAACTTCAAATGGATGATGGCGAAAGAGATGGAAAATTAGATACTAATTTCCATGTAGAAATGAATTGCGTTTTAACAATTCCTATTCCTTATTTTTATGCTTTCTATTATGCTACTCCTCTAACTGCAAAGATTGAATTAAAAGAATTAGAATGTACTCCTATATATTCTATTCAGCATTATGACATTCCAAAAGTTGATGAGAATGGTTGGAACCAAGCTGCAATTACATCTTATGCTACAGATAAAGGTGAAACATTTATGGATTTATCTACTATTTTCTCAGGAGATAATCCATTAACAAGAGCAATTAAACATGATTTAACTAGAGGAATTTCACCTGCTAAATTTATCAATATTAAAGTAATTAATGCTGATAATTTATCAGGTCCTGGTCCTGTAGAAGTACCAATACAAATGGATTGGGAATCTTTTATTGCATACTTTGATTCGCCACAAGATGAAACAGTTTATCAAATTGCTGTTTATGTAGATAGAGAATATATTAATACACTAGAAATTGAATTAAGAAAATTCAATGAATCTAGAATATCTCAAGATAAAAGAAAAGACTATTAAATTAATTAGGGATATAGGTTGTAAGCCTATATCCCTAATTAATTTTTATACATTATATTCGATAGAATTACGACGTTTAATTTCTTCCATTACTTTTTTCTGGTCATGTAACCTCTTTTTGTAATATTCAGTATCAGCATATGCTTTATAAGGATCTCCATAGGAATCAACATTTGTTCGTAGTAAGCTATCAGCTCGTTTATTATTTACAAATAATTCAATCATATAATATCACCAACCTTTTAAAAATGGAGATGGAAGTTATATTCCATCTCCGACATTAATATTATTTTGTTTCTGAATCTACAGTCACATTTTTAGAAGCTGCATATTCTTTAGTAACTCTTGTTTTCTTTCCATTCTCATCAACCTGATAGAATAATGGAATATTATTTTTATCTCTCTGAACAATAATTGTAGGCTCTGGATCTACTAATTCTACTGAATCATCTTCAGCATCATAATCTTCATTTTCTTCTTCTGTCTGTGGATTTAATTTTGCAAGATCTTCTTCTGTAGGTTTAACATTTTCTGCTGGTGGTAAATCTTCTGTAGAAACTTCTTCATTTGTATAATATTCTTTTTCATCAGAATATTCAGATACATCAGAACCAGAATCTTCAATTGCTTTCTTATAATGATCTCCCCATTCAGCGGATAATTTATCAGCAAAATGATATTTATCCATAATTGTATCTACAAATTTAATTACAAAATCTTTATTAATAAATTTCATAGCAATTGCAGACAAGGTATCATTCTTAGAAGCGATTTCCATCTGTTCCTGTACATAATCCCAAATTTCATCATAGATCTTCTTAATAATGTCAGCTTCAGCTTCTACTAAAGAATTATATTTATCTAGATCAGTACCTAAAATAATAACTGTAATAGTCTTTTCTAGTTCATCTTCTAATCCTTTTAAAAAATCTAAAGCTGCTGTACTACTATACTTATTTTTATTTTTTCTAAGTAATACATTAACCAATATAGCTACTGCAATAACTATAAGACCACAAACAATATAAAATGTTGTTTTGTCCATATCAAAATCCTCCTTTAAAAATAATATTAATTATTGGGTAGTTGTTAAAATATTTTCATAATTATAAGATTATTATATATTATAATTATGAAAGGAGCTGATAAAATGGCTAGACCAAGAAAAGACTTATCAATTAACAAGGAACAAAAACAGATAAGCTATGACATTATTAATCAATTAGGGTATGATGGTACCCTATCACAAGAACAATTAGAATCTTTAAAAGCGACAATTGATTCCACATTATCTCAATATTCGATTGAAAAAGATTCTGATGCAGAGGATGATATTCGAGATACAAATATGGAAGTATTAGAGGAATTTATTGCAGCAAAACGAGTAGAATCCAAGTCAGAAACAACACTCTATAATTATAATAATGAGATTGCTAAATTCTTTTTAGTAACCAATAAAGATTACAGAGAAGTTACATCTTCTGATGTACGACGATATATGGATTATCGAAAACAACATGACAACGTTAAAACAGTTACAATCAAAAATATTAGAATGTATTTAATGTCATTCTTTCGTTGGTGCATGATTGAAGAAAAGATTATGAAAAATCCAATGGATCGAATTGCACCTGTAAAAGAAGAACAACATATCATCGAAACATTAACAGATGAAGAATCTGAAATTATAAGATGTGCTTGTAAATGTGAAAGAGATTTAGCAATTATAGATTTACTATCTGGATCAGGGATGCGTGTATCTGAATTATGTGGATTAAATCGTGATGATATTGATTTTGAATCTGGGGAAGTTAAAGTATTTGGTAAAGGTTCAAAAGAAAGAACTTGTTTCTTAACGGGAAAAGCAAAGGTTCATTTACGTTGGTACTTAGAAAGTCGTACCGATAATAATGAAGCTTTATTTGTTACACAGAAAAGACCTTATAATCGTTTAACTAAAAATGGAGTAGAATATATCTTAAAGAATATTGCTGCTAGTTCTAGAATTCCAAGAACAAGATTATATCCTCACAAATATCGTTCTACATTAGCTACCAATATGATTAATAAAGGAGCATCAGCTGATAAAGTACAACAAATTCTAGGTCATTCTAGTGTCGATACAACTTTAAAATGTTATGCTAGAGTAGATAAGCAGACAGTTAAAAATGCTCATCATGTATATGTATCATAGTTAGAAATAATCATATACTATAATATTGAAACCAAAAGATAATCTAAACAAAAGGAGAAATAATTATGTTAATCACAAGTAAAACCACATTAGTAAATGCAAGAAAAGAAACAATGGATATTATGAGTTCTAAAAATATCCAAAAAGTCGAAGACCTAAATGATAATAAATATTGCATCAAAGTTTTTAATCCAAAAAGGAAAGAAGAGTATCTATTTACTATCAATATTCATAATGCACAAAATAGAAATTATACATCATGCATTGTTACTTTTAATACATATCAAGATGCTTTAGATTTCCTATCTACAAAAAGAAGACTAGATTTCAAAGTAGTACAATTAACAGATGTAATTGAATTATGGAAAGATATGGATAAATCAGTTATTGATTTGACTGGTAAAGTTATGTATTAATTTAATAGAACACCACGGATATTATATTCTGTGGTGTTTCTTTTTTAACTTTTCAATAAAAATTTTATATTTATTGGAGGTTTTATAATATATGAGAAGAGTAATTAAAATAGATGGATATAAATGTATTTGTTTAAATGATGGAGTTACAATCGTTAATTCTTATGATATTAAAAATCCAGAAGAATTTATTGGAAAATTAATTAAAGAATTAGATGGTGATTTTAATTATAAAAGAACTCGAGAATCTTGGATCAAAGAATTATATGTACATAATTTACTGTATAAATATGGATTATTTAAATCTCATACAAGAAGTACTGACTTATGTGAAGATGAATCTTTAACTCGATTAATCGCATATAATATTTTAATGCCAATTGCAAAGATCATTCTAAAATAAAAAGATCCTCTAGGACTTATCATCCTAGAGGAAGTTTATTTTTTAATAATAGATCTGATAAATAAAATCAATTGCAACTGTCTGATCAACTAACCACTGGACAGCAAAGTTTAATTTTGTATAAGGATAAATCTGCTGATACCAACGATAATCATCAATAGTATCATCATACCAAGCATAGCATAATGATAATGTACTAATTCTAGCTTTATCCCATCCAGATACCTGTTCAAAGTAATCTCTAAAATCTGTTCTAGAGATTCTTAATCTCGTTTCTACATAACATTCAGCAACCTGCTTTGTATCAATATTATATAATTCGTTTGTAATCTGAGTACCATCAATAAATCTTAAATGTAACTGTGGTATTGTATCAAAGTTTTTAAAATAATAACCAATTTTATTATTATCCATAACTTTTCTACCGAAATAATATTTTCTTAAAGTAGCATCGATATCATTATCTTTATCTACATAACGAAATGGAATAATATCATTTTCTGGATTAATACGATCTACATAATCAGCTGCAAAAATTTCTTTCTGAGTTGCACCACAACCAGAATCTCCAATACAGAATAAGCATACGATTGGATTATTTTTTGGTTCTACTACTGTATAGTCTAATGTATTTTCCAATCCTAGTTCTCTATTATAATCTGGTAATACAACAGGAGTACCAATTCCAAATGCCTGAGTAGCACCTAAAATTCCTCCAGTAATTACAACTTTATTCGATAAATCTTGCAATACCTCTCCAGTATCATGATTAATCATTTGAATTCTAGTTTTCTTAGGTCCACCAGATAATCGTTTGACAATATCTTTATTAACTAATTTATCTTCAATTAGATTCACATCAGTTAAATTAATAACTTTTTCCATTGTTATATCTCCTCCTAATCATAATTCTTAAATGGTCCCCATACAGCCCATACTCTTAATTTCTTAATAGCTTCATAATTTGCTCGAATATGCTCAGAATTTCTAATTCTTTCTAACTCTAAATAACTAACCCTATCATCTAAACTATTCCATTCATCACCAAATCGGAATGGATTTAGTCTTTCATAAGGATGATTAGCACCATTATCTTCATAAGTAGAATTTTCATAAGTTCTATATGTAGATAAGTTTCTAGGTTTACATACTTGATCAATATCTGTATAGAATATTAATTTATGATCATTAATTTCTTTATCAGATTGTATCTGAATCATATCTAATAAGTCATTATATACAGATTCATATGATTCAAAATATCCTGGAGAAGTATCACTATACCAATCTTCCATTGGTAAATTACCATATCTATTCCAAGTACTTTGATATTCTTGAGCTGTCCAAGACTCATCATCATTTTGAGTTAATTTATCTCTTTGTACATTTGATACTTTAACAATTAAATTATCTTGATTGTCTATAACTTTTGGATGCATAGAATACCTTACAAACTTATCAGTTTCATCATTTCCACCATCTAATATATAATGATGATAATGAGAACAATGGAAATGAACAGCAATATCATCTAGATGGAAAGATCCACCTCCATCAACCATTAGATATCCTTTCTTTTCTTTTGCATTAGATCCATTAATATCCCATAGATCTTTTATAACACCAAATCCAGGACCACCATTTAATACATAGAATGGAATACATTTTTTATCATCCGCAAGTCCACCATTTGCATCTTTATACTCTAAATCTTCATCAGTTGCACTAAGACCATCATAATCATAATCATCTCCAGGCATAGGAACAAAGTATTTATAAATATCCATAACTTCTATAATTGGAGATCTTACATCAGTTTCAATTGGTATTGTATAATTGATAGCATATACATCTCTAGCATTAAATTTATCTGTTTTCCAGAAATCTAATTTTAATTCATTAATCGCATCATATCTAGCACCAGCTGTATTATCTTCTTTTGAGTCAACAATAAAAGCTGCACTTGGATCTAAGAAATAAACTTTATATGATTTAAAGAAAGTTACGATAAGATATACATAGTGAGCCATAGCTCCTGGACTACTAGTTGCTGCAAAACTAAAGATATATTTCAAATCTGGATCATTGATATAATACTGTAGAGTATCAATAATATTCTCTATAACTTCTCTGATACCATCTTGTCTAGTTTCAAGAGAACCTTCTAGCATGAAATTATGATATAAATTCCATAAAACATAATCTCGATCTTTCAATATATCACCAACATCATTTGTTTCAGTTCCATTTGATAATAAATAAAAATTATAATCGAAATCTTTTGTAAATAATTGATTATACACCCATTCATATACAATAGCTTCATCTCTTGTACTAGCAGCTCTTATTTTTTCTTTTAAATTATCATGAATCTTTTTATTATCTTTATAAACTTTAATCAATTCATCTATAGAATTAATATCTTTTGGAATATGGAAATCCTGTACTCCTAAATCTTCTAAAGTAAATCCATGTTCAAAATGAAATGTAGAGTGTCTTCTAGATATTACTTTTGCAATCATATCTAAATCAGCTTTTGAATTATATCCAATGACATGATTTCTAGTATAAGAATTATCAAATAATTCTGAGAATTGTTTATGCATCCAATTATAATGATCTTCTACAGATTTAAACTCAGAATATTCTACATGGTTACCACCATCTGCTTCTAACCAAAGATAATGAATATTATTTCCTACATCAGATCCTTGAAGCATTTTATTATCATCATAATCTAATACTGTATTTAAAAAGTCATCTTCTAAAGTAGATCCCAAAGCACCATTAACATCAAACGTTGGTTTATTTGGATTATTGTTTGCATATCCACCGTCAGTATTTCTATATTCAAAAAATTCATCTTTTGAATACATACCGTTGTAATCATTATCAAAATCAATAGAATCAGCATACCCACCATCATAATCATCATATGGTAAAAATGGTGGTTTTGGAAGATAACGATGGTTAAAATCTTCTGGTAATCGTTTTGATGTATCACCATTATAATAAGCAGACGTTAATAGTATTAAAAGCAAAAACAAATCAGATACTCGAAATGAAGTATCTTTTTGTATACTAGGTACTTTAATTGTAATATCATCAAAGTTTAAATTAGAATCCAATAATAATCCTAAAAAGAAAGACATTTGATACAAATATTGTTCCATAGAAATATTATATTCTATAGACATATATTTTGTACCTTCGATAGTAAATTCTCGATTTAAATGCTGATTATAAATATAATTATGATCGTCTTCTCCATCCCAATATTTATCAGCTAAAGTAATATCATCATATCTTTTTCGATAGATCATATCTTTAATATAATCATCATACGATTTTCCTATTTCTGTAGCTACAAATTCTAATTCATATTTTTCATTATCATTTTTTCCTTTAACGTAAGTTGTTTTATTTGCGGCTAGACGTTTTTTAAACATATAATATTTATAAATATAAACATCATCTGCTGCAAATATATCTTTGATATCAAAACAATTTTGATTAGAAGCTTTATACTTAATTAATTTATTAAGACTCTTCACAATTCTAATTTGATATTTTAAAGGTATTTCTTTATAAAAAGCAACTCCATAAGATTCTAAGAAATATTGTACAGATCGAATATCAAAGATATCTCTGCGAATATACCATTCAGGAACATCTACTATCATATCATTGAAAGTTTGACATAATACTAATAGTATCATGATTTGTTCATAATAATCACTACTAAAAGAGAATGCATCTGAATAAGATCGTTTTAAATAAATATCTCGATTTGATAAATATAATTCTATAAATCTATCTTCAACAAGAGTTTCGGCTGACGGAATATATAAGATATCCCATTTTGAAGCTTTTCGTGCTGTATAAAAATCAATCTTTCTTTGTCCAAGAAACTTTAAATATTCATATCTAGATCCGCTATGTGTAGATATTAATTCATCTATTTTACCAGTAGAATCTAGAATAGAAATTAATTCATTACTATATTCATGAATAGGCTTGGAAAGATCAATTTCTTTATTATAATCTGATGGAAAATCTGATTTCGTTAAATAAATATCATATTCATTTGTACCATAATTAGGTAACCCCATGAGAGTTCTATAATAATCATTTTCTTCGACGAAATCTCTTACATATCTTTCTTTAACAAAATCAACTAATTCTTGTCTATCTGCTTCTGGAATATTATCTCGATTATTTTTAAAAGATTGAATCATCCTATTGTCATATCCAAATTCTTTTAAATATGAATCAACTAATGGCATAACTCGATAAGTCATATTTCCTTCTACAAAGTTTCGATAGTAATCAAAATTATTCATAGAATTTGCTGTTTCTTTACTCAAAGCTAATTCATCATTTTTGATAATAATTCCATCCAGAATCAGTTTACAATTATAAACAATTTCATCCATTAAAGCATGATCTGTATATTGTTTTCCATTGACTGTATATGTAGCCATTACTCTTCTCACCTCCAAACCTGTTTATATTAAAGATTTATATATATGTGAAGGATTACACCCTTTAACTTTTTAGTAATTAACATAAAGGAGATAATGAATTATGAATGATATAGCTGTAAGAAATGAATTTAATGATTACCCAAGTATCATTACATATGATGATAAAAACCCGACAGTAAGAAGTCCATATTCTCCAACTGATTTACTATTTTATCAAACAAGAGAAACATTAATGGACGTAGATACTTTTCGAAACTTTTTAAAAAATGCAGAATCTAGATTTCGTGCTAGTAGAGCATATAAAGCCTATAAAGCTTATTTGATAGAATCTTTAGGAATTGATCGATGTCAAGTATTTGGAAATATAACAACAGAAGATGCTCCTATCGAATTACATCATAATGTTTTAGGATTATTTGATATCTGTTTATTAATTACTCAGCATATCATTAATACTGTTGGAGTAATATCAACATATGATTTGGTTCAATTATTAATTCAAGAGCATTGGAATAATCGTGTTGGTGTTACATTTTTATCAGAAACTGCTCATCAGATTTATACAAATGATCCAAATGGATATATACCACCAGAGATGACATTTGGAAAATGGTGGGAATTATTATATATTTATAAATATGGAATTACATTTGATTTAGCAAATAAAGTAATTAATTATTTAAATAAATTTCATAATCATCAGAATATGTCAATTAATATTCAATTACAAGATCAAGTATTAAGTTTTGCTCAATTTAATGAATATGGAATGGATGCTGCTGATTGTGGATATATTAACGGAACAGAAATAGAAGATGGAGGTTATAGTGATTATGGGTTTTGAATTTGCATTATTAATTTTAGCATTTATTTGGGGATGTGGTATACTAGGATTAGTATACTATTATATGGTTCATATTTTAACCAAAAAACTTTATATCAAAGAAAAAGAATTACAGAATAATACTTATGATTTATTTATGAAAGTAGATGTAAAACAAGCAGAAGAAGCTTTAGATGAATATATAGAAAAAATGCTCAATGATTATGTATTGGATAATATTATAACCAAAAATATTCAATATATAAAGAAAGCTGATATACATAAAATGGTAAAAGAGATTACAAAATCAATTGTAAGAGATATGAGTGAATTATATCTATTCTATTGCAGATTATTATCAGGAATTGGATCAGAAGATGATTTAATAAATTTTATATTTAAGAAAGTATCAGAACATGTATTGATATTTGTAACAGATTTTAATAAACCAAAAGATTAAAAAATGTCCATAGAGTATAACCTCTATGGACATAAAACTTCTCTTATTTTAGTATAAGTATAATCTGTAATAGAATCTTTTAATTTCAAATCAAGAATTTGATTCATAATATTTGCTTTAATATCGTCTTTTTGAATTGGATCTTTACAATTACGATATTGAATAAATAGAATTGTAATATCTCTTGGTACATATAAAGAATACTGATGTCCATATACAAAGTATCCATCTGTTTCTTCTTTGTATTGGTCATATAATATATTTGAATCTATATTATAATCCAAACTTAAATCAATCTTAGAACTATTCGAATTTAGCCAAGTTGCAAAATTATTAAAATTAAACCAATATCTTATAACAATTGAATTTTGTTTAAAATGATGAATCTTTAATAATTCAATCCAAGTTTTATAGAAATAATGATTTTCATCATATAATCCTTCTCCAATATAACCACCATATTTATTTTTATGATATGGATATTTAATATCTCCAGATTGTAATTCAGATAAAGTTGTTATAATACGATATCCTGAATCCATAAATACTGCAGTGATATGATTTGGTCCTTTATATTTTTTAACTTTAATCAAATATCCTTGTTTTGTTCTAAAAATAGTATTCTTATAGGCTTTTGCTACATCTTCAAAATAAATTGGAGAATCTACAAATAGATCAAAAATTCCATTATTAATATCATCAAGTGTTACAAACATCTGTTCTCTATTATCAAGAAATTCAATTGCAATACAATTAAAATTATAATATTTTGTAACAAAGTATTTTCTTCCATTATTTGCAACTTTAGTTTCTTGCATTAAATCTAATCCATTTGTTTTTCCATTATATATTTTTCTATGACGACGTTCCCATTCAGGATTACTAAATTTCGATCTCATGACATTATATACCTCCTATTTAATTAGTAGTATGGTGTGTTGTAAATAGATAAATTTTGAACTTAAACATAAATTTATTAAAGAGGAGGTTTATCGAAATGCATAATATAAACATTAATGTTTACCAATTAGCTTTGGTTATTATTTCTATTTCTTTAGCAATCATTACAATCTATAACAAAATAAAATATTTATGTCTCAAGAAAGCATCTGAAATGGTAGCTAGAGCAGAATCAAAAACTGAATTAACTGGTGAAGAGAAGTTTGCTCTAGTATATACCTGGATAGAAGAAGATTTACCAAAAATATTTAAAAATACATTATTTAAATCTATCCTAGAAACAATCATAGAATATGTATATAAAAATTCTTATGATTTTATGAAGAAATATGTAAAAAGAAAAACTGGGCAAGATATTGATGTAATAATTAATCAAATTAAAGAAGCTGCAAAAGATTCTGGTATAGATACGAAGTAGGTCTTATTATATAATACTAGTATACTCGTATTAATTTATAATTAATTCGAATACAGATATATAATGAAATAAAGAGAAAAGGAGAATATATTATGATGGTTTTGTATGAAGATCCAAGAATAAGAAATATAAAATCGAAGTTGAAAAAAGCCAGAATTATACGTGGATATACTCAAGAAGCTTTAGCATCATTATCAGAAGTAAATATAAAAAGTATTGCTGCTTATGAACAAAATCCAGCAAAATTATCTAGTGCAAGTTCGGGAACGTTATATAAATTAGCCGATGCATTAGGAGTTGAAATGGAAGAAATATTAAATAAAGATTATATAGATTAAAGGAGAATAATTATGGTCACAGTTGAAAACAAAACTACAAAGTCAATACTTGGAGATGATATAACTAGATTTGCTCCTATTGATATATTGCCTCCAATTCAGATCCGTTATCATCATGAATTATATCCTGAATTAGAAGAAGTAAAATTAATAGATAATGGAGATTATGTAGATCTTAGAGCTGCTGAAGATATTGAATTAAAACAATTTGAGTTTGCTATTATTCCTTTAGGAGTATCTATGAAAATACCAGATGGATATTATGCTATATTAACACCTAGATCTTCTACGTTTAAAAAGTATGGAATTATTCAGACAAATTCTATTGGTATTATTGACAATAGTTATAGTGGAGATAATGATATTTGGGGTATGCCAGTATTAGCTATGAGAGATACTAAAATTAAAGCAAATGATAGAATTTGTCAGTTTACAATTTCAAAATCAAATGCTAAGAATATGAAATTTGAAAAAGTTGATAAATTAGATGGCAACGATCGTGGTGGATTTGGATCTACGGGGGTGAATTAATATGAGTAATAAAGAAATAAAATATAAATATTTTGATGTATTTTTAGATGAATCTGAATTAGATGAGTCTATTAAAAATTATCTTAGATTCTATACAGGTCGAGTTTCTATTACATTTTATAATATAGAAGATAAATGTAAAACAATATCTACATTTACTGGAGCTGGAATCTTTAGAGATAATTTTCATATAAAAACATATTTAAGATTCTATGATGATGGAATTGATATTAAAGAAATTAAAAATCTAAAAGCAAAGATTATAGATGTAAAAACTGATCCTATTTTATTAGAGATTAAGATTATAACAAATAGTAATTTCTATAATAAATATAAAATATGCGATGAAGCAGTAAACGAATGAATTAATTATAAGGAGAAATAAATTATGGATAATGAAAAATACTTTGTATTTGATATACCTGTAGAGGATAACGATAATACAAAAAAGATTAAAGAATTATTAACAACAAATGATGATATGACTATTAAAATTAATTTATTTGTAAAAAATAAATTAGAAAAAATATATTATACACCAAAAAATATTGGTGCATATATTGTAAATGACGTTTTATATTTTAGATTCATGTCATTAGTAAAATTAAATACAGAAAATCTAAAAATTAAAGCTTCTTGTAAAAATTATTATACAGAATCGATATTTTTATTAATAATTGATTTATATACAGAAGATTCTATTTTTAGATGGACAAATATTTTGGGTGAAAGAAAATATATGAAGGTTGAACATAATTATCATTCTGCTCATATCGTAGCTCCGATAGAAAAAGATGGAGATGATATTGATCAATATATTATAAATAATGATTTTATTTATAAATCAAATAAAATATATAAATATGTTTTCCCTATAATAAATCCTTCTATAGGTGGAGGTTTTGGTGTACCAAGAAAAGTTTTACAATGTAATGTCGTAAAACAAGGAAGCATGACGATGATTAGAATTAATATCGACTTAAACGAAGATAATCCAATGGCAAAATTTGTTAAACCTTATTACAGATCAAATAAAATTTACTATGTTGAATTCTATTCTAATAAAAAATTAAAAGATCCAGATAAAATAGAATTACGGGAAGATGGAAGTGGAGATCAATATATAGATTTCAATATAATGAATTTAAATAAAGATGATGAAATATTCTTTTGGGATAAATCTTTTGAAAATAAAGAAATAGAAACTGTTATTGATTATACACCTCTTCTGTTATTAAAATCAAATGATGTGGTAAATATTGATTTGATGCAAGAAAATTTTATTAATTTAGTACCTAGTAATGAATCAATAAAAATAGATGATATGATTTCTTTAATAGAAGAATCTGATGTTGTATTTTTAAAATACAATGATCGTGATTTTGAAAATTTTATTGAACTAAAACTGGATAAAAATTTAATAATAAAAAATGATAAAATAAATATCAAAGCTCATAAAAAATATAAAGGACATTTAGATATTTTAAATTATAAATTCAATAAGAATGGATTCAAATCATTATTTATTGAATCTGCCTATAATACTGATAATGAAAATGAGGATACATTATCACTTGTACAATTACCAGATAGTCAATATGGTTTTGCAAAGATTGGTGAAGTTCCAAAAGAAGTAATTGATTTATATTTATATTCTCCAGTAAAAACTATTGATATTGATTTATACACGCCATGCTCTTTATATCAATATAGAGATTATAATGTAATAAATTATTATTTAAGCAATTTATATTTGGTATATAAGAAAGATCCTAACCAGGACAAAGCACCAGAGATAAATTTTGCTAATTACGAATATGATGAAAATAACAAGTTATCATTAATATTATATTTAAAATCTAAATTATTTGTTGAAAATACTAAAAATATTTTTACAGATACTGGACGTAATTGTTCTTTTTTAGGAGGTAAGATAGAAAGTTATATCAAATTACCGTTAAATAAAGAACATAAAGATGAAATTTTAAATAAAATATTAAATAATGAAAAAGTAGAAATTGAAATCTCTCCCTTACAAAGTTTTTGTAGCAATATTAGTTATTTAATATTAAATAAAATTGCTTTTATATCAAATAATGAAATTTATATTAAAATATTATCAACAAGAAGTAATATTATCGGGAATCGAATAGAATTAAAATATTTTCCACTTAAATCCAAAATTGATAATACTACTATTATTGGATTTGAAATAAATGCATTATCATGGAAAGATTTTAGAATTCAAAGAATTGATGAGGATATTAAAGAACTCCAAATAGTAGATTTATATAATATCATATTTGATGAAAAATATAATTTAATGCTAGATAAAATATCTTCTGGATATAAATATAAAGTTAGATTTCTGTCTAAAAATAATACTGCATTATGCCCAGAAGAATATATTATAAATGATAAAAATTGTAGAATTAAAAATAAGGCATTATATATTGATTTAATATGTAATCGTAAAGATCCAAACGAATTGATTAATCCGGTTATAAAAAATATCGATAATGATAATCATATAATTGAAGTAGAATCATCATTGTATGCTTTTGTTAATATCTATGTTTTGGGTACTGGATGCTCTAATGGTAATAATGATGAAATAAAAAATAATAAAGTTATTTCTTGGGATGAATATTTTATGGGAGTTGCTGAATTATCAGCTAAACGATCAAAAGATCCAAAACGTCAAGTAGGTGCTTGTATCACTAAGGAAAATATAATTGTAGGAACTGGATATAATGGATTTCCTAGAGGATGTTCTGATAAAGATTTTCCTTGGACAAAAGATTCAAATGAAATTACAGAAACAAAATTTGCTTATGTTGTACATGCTGAATTAAATGCTATTCTAAACTCAACAAGAAGAAATTTAAATGATGCTGTAATGTATGTAACTTTATTTCCTTGTACTGAATGTACGAAAGCTATTATACAATCAGGAATCAAGAAAGTTATTTATAAAGATCCAGGAAAACATGAAAAAGAAATTAATGTATCTTTAAAAATGTTTAAATCAGCAGGAGTTGAAGTTATCAAATATAAGTAATTATTTTACCCCTAGGTAGATAATACCTAGGGGTTTTATTAATCTTTATCTTCATGTATGTGTAATCTTAGATATCTTTTTTCATACAGTTCTTGTATTTCCCCATTACCCTTATTCGCTCTATAATCTTTATATTTAACACGAATTCGTTTATCCTGTGCTGGAGTTACATACCCTTTATCTAATGCCGCATAAATCATATCTTCTAATTCAAAGCGGATCATATTTTTCATAAGAATTTGTACAGCATTCAATATTTGAGATTGAGAATTCAGTTCTTTTCCTTGTTTTTCTAGAATTTCTGATAAGTTCTTTTGTTCTTCAGCAGACTTTTTCTGTCTTTGGATAATTTTATTGAAAGTATGCTCAATTTTTTCTTTATCACTGATATCATCACATTTTAGAACAAAAGATTCTTCTTTTTTATCATTTTGCTTATCTTCGATTGAAGCAGTTCCATTGTTAATGTTTATATTTATAGCCTCATGATTTTCAGATGATTTATTACTATTATCCGTAATCTTTGATTTCAAAACAGGATTTTTAAGACTATCATATTTGAATTCAAATTTTGATAAGATATCATTATCAAACCATATAGATGTAATAAATCCAATAAAAGGAGCAATCAAGAAATTCCAGATCATATTAATATTTGAATGAACAGAAATAATACATAAGAAATTAACCAAATTAGCGAATATATAATCTAAAGATACATGACGGAATACATATGCTCTATACTTTTTAATTAATTTTTGATCATGTTCATTAATATCAGCAACTGCAAAATAAATTTCATATTGTATCAAAAATACAATTGCTAATACAATTAAATTTGATATCAAAATAGAAACATTATATTCAGTTGAACCAATTTGTTCAAAATATTTCTCCGCAATATGATCAATTTCGGATATTGAAGCTGTACTACTAGATGCAATCACAGGCATTTGCATACTACATAATACATTATTAAGCATCATACAATAATCCTCCTATTAAAAATAATGCTTTTATTAAAAAGTTAAAAATAAACATACAAACATTTAATATTATTAGGAGGTATAGAATAATGAAATACGCAGGAATTAGATACGATGATATAGCAAATGGATGTGGAATTAGAACTACTTTATATGTCTCAGGATGTACTCATAAATGTCCTGATTGTTTTTCTAAACAAACTTGGGATTTTAATTATGGAGAAGAATTTACTGAAGAAATTCGAGATAAAATTATAGATTCTGTGGAAGCAAAATACTACAATGGAATTACAATTATGGGTGGAGATCCATTAGAAGATGAAAATTGTGATGCTGTATTAGATTTAATTTTAAAATTTAGAGAAAGATATGGTAATACAAAAGATATCTGGTTGTATACTGGATGGAAATTGGAAGATTTATTAGATCAAAAAGTCAATGAAATTAAAGATTCGAAACATGCACAGATTCTTATGAATATAGATATTTTAGTCGATGGACCTTTTGTAAAAGAATTAAGTGATAAAAGACTATTATTTAGAGGAAGTTCTAATCAAAACATATATAAGATTAATTTAAAGGATAATAAAGTATTTATGTTTTCTAATATTCAGTTCATTTCAGATCATAGAGAAGATAAACCAATTAAAGTTGAATTCCGATAGGGTGTAACCCCTATCGGATTCTTTTTTAAAATCCCAAAGCCCAAATACCATGCATTGTTACTTCTGGTATAGTTGACTGTCCTTTAATTTCAAAATATGAATCATTACCTGATACAGTTTGTTCTATTGTTATACAAGTATGATATGTTGACATGAATACAGTAGAATTTGAATTTTTTATATCTTGAATACACGTACACCATGCCCATAAATCATTAAAATTTGGAACTTTTACTTTAAAATAAAAATCACCAGATCCATTAAGTCTTAAATTACCTGTAATTATAACAAATCTAGAAAATTTAGTAATTACATTAAATCCAAAATAATCAGCAATAGCAGTACCAGATTTATTTACAATAGATTCTTGATATATTTTAGATTCCTTATAATAATCATTATAAAGGTGACGCAATAAAGTATGATAATAATTTTAATGGAATAAATACTATGGGTGTTTATAGTGTTGGTGATACACAATCTTTCTCAAATGCTCCAGGATCAGCTGATAATGGATATCTATATGTATTTTCATCTGGATCTGAGAAAATACGACAAATATGGGTGGGACTGTATAGCTTTGGGTTCAGTACAAGATACTATAATAATGGACATTGGAGTCAATGGACATCAATTGCTTAATTAACGGAACTTTATAATAATCTTATTATAAAGGAGGAAGTTAACATATGACATCATTAAAAGTTATAGATATATCATATTATGATACGATTACAGATTGGTCTTTATTAGCTAAGAATGTAGATGGTATTATAGTAAGAGCTGGATATAGAGGTAGATCTGATGTCGCTCTAACGACAGATAAGAAGTTTCAAGAATATATTGAAAAATCTATTCAAAATAATATTCCAGTTTCTGTATATTTCTTTTCTCAAGCAATTAATGAAAAAGAAGGAATAGAAGAAGCAGAATATGTAGTAGATTTGATTAAAGATTATAAAATCAATATGCCAATATTTATAGATACAGAATCTTCAGGAGATAAAAATAACAATGGTAGAGCAGATAAAATTTCTGTTAAAGATCGTACAGATGCTATCTTAGGATTTTGTAAAATAATTGAAAATAATGGATATAATGTAGGTATTTATGCTTCTGATTCTTGGTTTAAATCAAATCTTGATATGAATCGATTATTAGATCGATATGTAAAATGGGTTGCTAAATATTCATCAAAAGATCCAGTAAATGTAACAAAATATATTGGATGGCAATATACTGAAAATGGTAAAGTTGATGGTATATCTGGAGAATGTGATATTAGCCATTGGTATGAAGAATTAAGTACTGAAGATGTTAGAATGAAATATAAAGTTGGAGATAAACTTCATATACTAAAATATTTTGCAACTAGTAGTGATATTGATATCAAAGCATATAAAAAGAATAAAATTGGATATATTATTAAAGTAATACCAGATAGTTTAAATCCATATTGTCTAGGCGATAGCGTTGGTGATGTTATTGGTTGGTTTAATGAATCTTGTGTTGATGAATATTATCAAGGAAGAGAATTAAATTTAACGAAAGAACCTATATATGTATCATCCGATGCTAAATCTCAGAAAACAACAGTTACAGGTACATATTATGTATGGAGTAATAAAATTGTAAATAATAGAATTAGAGTTACAAAAAATCCAAACAATTGTGGAGATATCAATAGTGTAAATGGATGGATTAGTGTAAAATAAAATAGATTCCCATAGAGTTTATAGCTCTATGGGGATTTTTAAAATTATAAATATAGTATAGATAATTGTGTCCAAATACTACTTACAACATTGATATCTAAATGATGTCCACTTGTGAAGTAAAGATTCATATCATAATTTCCTGCAATTTTAAATACTCTTGCTGTGGAATTAGATAATCCTCCAGCACAACACATATAACAAAACCATTGATCTACAGCATTGTTATTATCTATCAAATGACCAAATACTAATATATTTTCATTAGATCCAAAATCTACAGGAACAATCGTATTATTCGCAAATATATGCTGATACTTAGAAACCCCAAGTATATCATTATAATAATGATTTAGCATAGTAACAAAATAATCAAAATAAATTGGTTTTTGGTTGCAACTCTATTTTATCTTCCTAATGACAGTAATTTCGTACTAATATGATAGTAGTAATTTATGTTACTATACTTTTAGTATTTAGATGAAAATAGTTACTTTTTAAAATGGTAATTTAGCATAGTAAGTACCTATTGTAAAGTAGAACTTTTTAATTTTTCTTCAAAAAATAAGTTACTAGTATTTTTAATTTAGAATTTTTCTAAATTGACCTGTTATCATTCTTTCAAATAATAATTATAATTTTGATATAGGTTTATATGAGTAATTGATCATACAAAATTTATAGTTACTACCAAATTCGTATTTAGAATAAAAAATTCGTTTTAAAAATTTTACCATAATTATACCTTTAAAAATCAAAAAAGTTACTATGAAAATAGCTATTTAGCGTTTCTAAACACCTATTTTCTTGGTAGTTACTGAACTTAATTACCATTTAATTTAGTATATAAATATCTATAGTTACTACTCTATATTATATATAATATATCGTAAATAGGTATTCTTATAAAGGTATCTCTGTTTAGAAAATTACATAAAACCGTACAGAAAAGTAATGAAGATAAAATTTTGAAGTTTAAGAGGTGTTTGTAGGTGAATTTTAAAAAGAGTTTTTTCGAGGTACTACTATTAAACAATGAAAAAGAGACGATGGATTTTGTATTATCAGAAGGTAAATCTCCAAAACCTGTATCACCAATTTATTTTGTAGATGATACTGAAAGGAGTGAAGATATTAAGGTAACTGAAAATTAAATTATTGGAGGAAATGAATTATGTCAGAATTAGATAATCTTATTAAAGAAATTAATGCAAATGCAAAACAAAAAGCGATTAACAAAATTGATGAAGTTCGAGTAATGCAGACAATGTTAAATGACAAAGAATTTACAGTTTCATTATACGACAAAAATAATGGATATATTGGACAAAGAAGTCCATATGAAAATTCAAGAACGTTTGTAAAGAATGTAATAAATGGTGCTACAGGATTAGATTCTAAAGATGCACAACATTTAGCAAATGCCTATGAATTTACAAAAAGAGATTCAACGTTCTTATTGGATAATATGAGAGATTTTACTCAGGTCTATATGAACACTGGTAGAAAGATGAATATTATACAGAACGAAGTAACAGAAGCTTGTATCTTTACAAAACCTATGCAAGCAACAACAAAGAGAGTTCCAGATAAAGATAATCCTGGAAAGACAAAAGAGATTAAAACATCTCCTTATATTAAATTAGTGGCAAATACAAAGTGCCCAAAGTATCACAAATAATTCATACATTTAGGTAAAGATGTAGAATATTGTACATGTCTAACTTTCTTTAAAAATATATTTATATAATAACAATTTAATAGAAGTATATATTAATATATACTTCTATTATTTCATGGATCTGGATGGTCGATATACAATAAATAACAATCAATCAGTAACACACTTTCGATCACATTTAAAACAACCAAAATTTATACACTTCCTGGACAAAAGTGTTTGTATTTCTCAAATAAAATTTTGGTAAACAATAACAGTAGATTTGGTTTTTAATATTTGTAAAAACGGAAATGAAGATGAATTAAATCCTTTAGACTTGGTAGTACACCTCTATGTATTGTATATCTGGAGTTCGATTCTTCACAGATCCTTTTCTCTTGATATATAAGTTCCTCTATATCGAGAGAACAAGTTTTATCTAATTATCATTATTATGTGATCGGTAGCTGATTGTATCGGCTACCGATTATTTTTTCTTAAAAATACATATTATTAAAGGAGGATTGATTTACTATGGATAAAGTATTTATTAGTCAGCCAATAACTGGATTGACAGAAGAAGAGATTAAAAATGATAGAGAAAAAGCAATTGAAGAATGTAAGAAGATTCTTGGAGATGATATCGAAATATTAGAAACAATTTTTGATGAAAAAGATTATCCTGATATGAAACCTCTAGGATTCGTAGGAAAAGATATTCAAATTTTAGCCGATGCAAAGTATTTCTATAGTGCAAAAGGATGGGAACAATCAAAAGGATGTAGAGTTGAAAGATTATGTGCTCAACTATATCATATTAGTATTATTAATGATCCTAAAGTACAAATAGAAATACAGAGAAAAAAGGAGATGTTTAGTTAATGCAAGTACCAAAGTTTTTAAAATTAGAAAACGATTCTCTTATATTTAATGAAGAGAATAAAACTTTTATTTTTTATGTCTCTGAAGATTTCTTCAATAGTCATTCTAAAAATTCAATTGCTGAGATTGTTGGTGAATATGTATCAATGATTGGATTATGTAACTGGGCAATTATCGATGAAAAAGGAAAGAGATCTAAATTAATGCCTTTTAATTTCCCTACCATGTTTTTATGTAAACCATATGAGATTGAAAAAGTAAAAGGATTAAAATTAGATAATGATAGAGAACCAAAAGATTATCGATTATTAAAATTCCATAAAGGTGATGAAGTTGTATCTCAGATTCGAGTACCACAGATTATTGATAACGTAGAATTATTTTATAAATTAGCAGTTATTACTGGAAGATTTCCTACAACGATCCCTTACAATAAAGGATGGGAAATTTTCTTAGATAATATGGAATTGAATGGTAACTCCTATGGAGTCAATGCACAATTGTTTGGTATCGTGTGGGCTGGTTTATGTAGAGATTCAAAAGATATTAGTAAACCTTTTCGTTTAACTAATATGAAAGATATGCATGATTATAAACCAATTTCTGTAAAACTATTGCCAAATTATATCTCTCCATATACATCTATTACATCAGAAAACTTTGATGAGTCTTTAATGTCAGCAATTATGATGAAAGACAAAAAAGAAGACGAAATTCCTTATTCTCCATTAGAGAAGATTGTAATGCAATAAAAGATTCCAGTAGAGGTTACACTCTACTGGAATTTAATCTCATAAAAAATACTTTATCTCCATCCGCATATTTCTTTTCAGAGTATTTTTCAAATCCAAATTTCTTATAAAGATTCATTGCAATTTCATTATCAGAATATACTCCTAACTTTTTTCCTTTATATTTCTTTACGGCATCTTCAAATAATTGATTTGATAAACCGTATCCTCTATATTCTTTTTCAATATATAATGGTCCAATTGTCCCTTGTTTATTTACAATAACATATCCTACAAATTTTCCTGATGATGGATCTATCGCTATTTCACCATTCTTTTTATTCTCAATTTTATATTTTAAATCCTTTTTAATTCTATCATCATTCTTTACACATGGTAAATTTAATACTTTAGAATCATATAAATCATAAATTTTAAAATTATGATTCTTTTTCTTAAAAGATTTTTCTAATGTTGATTTGTCTTTTGATTCCTTTATTATATTTCCATAAATACTCATTAAATCACATCCTTTCACAAGTATAATATATAGATCAATTCCATATTATATCACTATTAAATTTTAACATATGAATAAAATCTACAATATTTATTATTATTGTAAGAGTTTATAATACATCTTTAAAATTTATTAATAAAGGAGGAAATGTACGATGTATCCTACTACGATATTTAATTGGTACGATCAGAGTGAAATTCAGGTAGATACACCTGCTGTTGATGCAACAGACAGACCACTTTTTATGGTCGTAAGTAGTTTTGATAAAGGTCCTGAAGATTTCATGACTGTTACTGATACATTTAATGAATTATATGGTACAATGTCTTTCACAAGACATGGACAGAACTCTATTCAGGCTCAGCGTATTATTAACGCTGGTGGTTCTTTGTTTGTTAAACGTATTTGTGCAAGTGATGCAACTCTTGCTAATACAGTATTTGTTGCTACATTAAAAACAACACAGGCTCAGGCTACAGATGGAACTGGAAAACCTTTATATCTCGATGAGAGTGGAAAACAGACAACCGATGTAACAGAGAATCCATTAATGAAGAAATCTGTTAGCATTAAATGGGAAGCTAAAAGTATTGAAAATTGTAAAACATTTGATGATGTTAAGAAAGCAGCTCATAATTTATTAGATGACTCAAATGGTGTTTATCCTGTTATGATCTTTGCTGATAATGGTAGAGGTGAATCTGGAAAAGCGATCCGTATTGTTCCAGATTATAATACTTCTAGATCTATGAAAGCTATGTTCTATAGCCTTATGGTTTATGAAGGAACAGCTTCTACTGAAACTGATCCTATTACATTTAATCCAGATACAATCTACAACAATGTAGCTTATGGATTAGATAAGAATAGCTGTGTTCAGGTGATCGGAGAAACTGATATTAATGTATATAATTTAATGGTTGCTAAAATTGCATCTGAATTAGAAAAATCTGTTGATGAAATTAAAGCCCAGGACATTATTTTTGGATATACAACAAAAGGTGCTGTATATGATGGATTATCTGTAGATGAGGAATCTGTAGATATGAATGCATCATATGGTGTAGAATTAAAGAATGGTTCTAATGGAGCATTTGGAAATGCTCCAGCTAATACAGATGAGTGGGCAACTGCTATCGCTGATGTATTTGACGGTAAAGTATCTGATTGTGTATATGATGTGGATGAACATAAATTATTTGCAGTATGTGATGCAAACTTCCCTAAGAAAGTAAAAGATGCTATCGCAAAGTTTGTAGACTTCAGAAAAGACTGCATGTTCTTTAGGGATTTTGGTGTTAATGTACCTACATTTAATGATATCCATGATCAGTATGAAGATAATACGATTAAATCAAAATTCATTGCAAACTATGGAACTTGCTATGAAGTCGTTGATCCAGAAACACAGAGAAATATTAGAGTTTCTATGATGTATGATTTTGTAGCTGTATTAGTGGACCATTATTTAGCAGGTCCATTTAATCCTGTTGCAGGAGTTGCTAACAATGCTATCTTAACAGAAGCTATCAAAGGAACGGTTAACTTCATTCCTTATGTAACTCCAACAAATAACCAGAAACAGGCAATTGAAGACATTAAAGTAAACTATGCAATTTTCGAAGGTGATGATTGTGTAGTTCAGAGTGAATATACATCTCAGGATAGCTATACTCAGTTAAGTTACGTTAACAATGTATTAGCAATTCAGTATGTAGCTCGTGCTGTAAGAACAATTTGTCCAAAGAACAGATACACATTAATCACAAATAATGATTTATCTGCTTATACAAAAGACGTAAATAATGTATTATCTAACTTTATTTCTAACTTTGATACTTTGGAACTTGTTTATACAGCTGATCCTCTTAAGATTGCTCAGAAGATTTACTATGCAGGTATTAACTTTAGATTTGCTGACTTTATTCAGACAGAAATCTTTGATTTATTTGCATTGGCAAACGAATAAGAAAGGAGGATAATTTAAGATGGCAGTAGTTAATAAAGGTATTTATAACAATTATTCTATTAAACCTAGCGGATTAACAGAATACAATGCATTTCGTGGTGTAACTGATTTTACACAGATTGGACAGTTTGATCAGTTTGAAACTGGTTATTCATTCTTATCTGTTATTCAGATGCCAGAGTTTATGAAAAAAATTGCAGAGCAGGATCAAGATATTGCAAATATTTGTGATGCTTTCCAGCATATGCTCGAATATGAATTCCGTGGATTAGAAGGTTTACCAGATATTCAGGGTGAAACATATAATATCACAGATGGTATTAATGAACAGCAGTTAATCAACAAAGTAACAATGGATACATCTGTTACTATTAGTTCAAATTACTTTGAACGTAGAGGTGGATTAATTACAAAATTCTCTGAATACTATCTGACAGGAATTAAAGATAGAATATCTCAGGCTAAGACATATCATGGATTAATTGCTAATAACAAATTACATCCTAGTCTTAAAAATGAAGTATTCACAATGATGTATATGGTTACAGATAATACTATGCTTCGTTTAGAGAGAGCTGTATTACTTTGCAACTGTCAGTTAACAAAAGCTGAAACATCTATCTACAATTCTACTCGTGGTGAAATCAATAACAAAGAGATGACAATCGAATGGAACTGCTTCCCTATTATGGGATATCAGGTAGATAAAGCTGCAAAGAAATTACTCGAAGACATCACAGATGTTAAAGTTGATTATGAAAATAAAGTCGTTAATTACAAGAAGGGTAATAAGAGTCATGATCCTAAGGTTGCAGTTCTTGATTCTAATGATTACCTCTATGGAATTATGGATGCTAATAATAAAAACCATATTGATAAATTATCAAAAGCTATTGGTTAATTTATGATTTAAATTTTGGAGTGGAGTTTGATCTCCACTCCATTTTTTGTTAGCTTTTTATAGACCAATACATTTATATAATCATTTAGAAAGGAGGAGTTATATCAATATGGCTATTATTCGCAGATATTCTTATAATGAAGCATCTGAATCTGATAAAGATGTACAATCCAAATATAATCGTATTAATAAAAAAATTGATTTATTGGATCGAAAAATGGATGGATTATATAAAGATATTTATATTAGTAGACCAGATAATCGAAATAGTTTAAGCGATATTACAGATAAATTAGATACTGCAATTGATCGATTACAGAATGCTAGTAATGATATCTCTAATACTTCTGAATTATTAAGAAGAATTGATTTACAAAATACTCCAAATACAAATAAATATCTTGAATCTGTAAAAGATTTATTTAATGATCAAGGTGTTTTGAATTCTTTATTTAGTAACGAAAATGTACATAAATATATTGCTGGTCAAAATTATCAATTTGATTTAATATGTAAATATCTTCCAAAATTAAAAGATGCATTAGATATTAAAAAAGATGCAGTATTATGCTCTGATAACTTTTCAAAAGATTTCTTAAATGCTGTATCTACAATTTCTAATAAAGAAGATAAAGCTACATTTGATGCTAATACAAGAATTTTAGAAAATAAATATAACTTCCAAGATTTTACAGATAAAATATATGATAAATGTAGTATGTATGGGGAAGACTTTATTTACGTTGCACCTTATACAGAAGCTTTTAAGAGATTGATTAAACGTAGTAATATGAGAAGAAATACAAGTCGTTTAGGTCAATTATCTTTTTATGAAACTTATCAGACAAGTCAAATGGATACTGTTGTAAGAGAAGGATATGTAGAAACAAAAGATTTCAAAAATACATTATCTTCTATCACTACAGAGGCAGGATTTGAATTTGATAAATCCTTTAAAGGCAGTAAAGTAAATCTTTATTTTAACGATACTGGAGTTATTTTAAATCCTGTTCAAGATATGGCAATTGTATCAGAACAGACAGCATCTGTATTTAAATCATTACATTCTATCAGAGAATCTACTTTACAACAACAGTATGAAAAGTTAAAAGTTAATGATTTGACAAAACAATCTGGAGGTGTTCCATCGGATGGATTGATTATTCCGGGAGATTTAAATAGAGATCCGAATAAGATTGATAAGAAAATGAATGGTGCTGTTTTAGAAAGTTTACCTAGAGAAAATACAATTCCCGTTTATATTGGTAAACTTTGTGTTGGATATTATTATTTAGAATTTGCAGAAGATCCTCATGCTTGTGGATTCTGTGGTGGACATCATATGACACCAGGAATTTCTAATTCTAGATCTATGGATATAGAAACTAGTATGGATCAGGAAGAAATCGCAATTCGCTTTATTGCAAATAGAATATCACAATCAATTGATACTCATTTTATCAATGCAAATAAAGATTTAAAAGAAGAAATTTATCAGATTTTAAGATATAATGAAAAGTTTGAAATTAATAGAACAAATGATATTGGAGTTACATTTATTCCAGCAGAAGATATTGTTCATTGCTATTTTAAAATTGATGAGCATACACATCGAGGTATTTCTGATTTAGAGAAATCTTTGATTCCTGCAATGCTTTATATTTTATTATATTTAACAGATATTATCGGAAAGATTACAAGATCTACAGATAAAAGAGTTTATTATGTAAAACAGAACGTAGAGACAAACGTTGCTAGAACAATGATGAATGTTGTTGCTCAGATTAAAAAAGGAAATATGGGTATGCGACAGATTGAATCTATGAATAATATATTAAATATCGTTGGTAAATATAATGATTATATTATTCCTATGGGACAATCTGGAGATCCTCCAATCCAATTCGAAGTTATGCAGGGACAAGATATTAATACTCCTACTGATATAATGGAGAAGATGGAAGAAGCGGCTGTTAACGCAACTGGTACTCCGTTAGAGATGGTAAACTCGACTCTTCAGCAGGACTTTGCAATTAGATTTACTATGTCTAATACAAGATTCTTAAAATCTATTTATAAAAGACAGAGAGTTGTTCAAGAATTTGTTTCTAAGATTTATACAGATTTATATAATTACGAATTTAGTGAAAATTATCAAAAAATTCCAATTATATTACCACCACCTACATATTTAACAGCTACAAATAATCAACAGTTATTTGATAATCAAGCAGCTATGGCTGATAAGATTATTGAAATTCATATGCAAGATAAAACAGAAGAAGAGAAAGTTGAATTTAAGAATATTTATATTCGAAATACATTGTCTACTTATCTGAATTATAATGAAATTGATCGTATGATTGAACAAGCAAAAGTAAGTGTTGAAGTAAATAAACAGGCTGGAGCAGAAGATGGTGGAAACAGTGATTCTTATTATTAAAAAGAAAAAGTATACCGATAGGATTTATCTCCTATCGGTATCAAATTCGATTGGTTCTGTTACTTCATTTAATCGATTACATATTTCATTATATTTATTATCAATTGGATTTGAATATGAAAATAAATTATATCCGAATAATTCTATTTCTCCAGCATCACGAACTCTTCTAGCAATATCTAAAGATCTAAATTTTCCATATTCTACTCCAGAGATTAATACATGATATCCTTTTCCTCTAGATACGGTATAATAATAAATAAATCGATTTTCTATATTATTATCAAATCCACCTATTTTAAATTCATTATTATTTACCAGATTATTTGATCTACAATCATACATATTTCCATCAACACGATCTATATTCATTTTTGATTGTTTTATTTTTCCTAAATGATTATCTTTTAAATAAATCAATTCGTCTAATTTTTCTATTTGGTATTTCTTTTTTCTCTTTTTTATTTTTTCATATTGATATATTTCTTTTCCTGGATTTGATTCAATTTCTTTTACTTTCCATTGTCTCTTGAATAAGATATCTTTATCATCTAAATCAGAAATAATTACTTCATTATTTGGGGTTCTAATTGCACATATATTATCTTCTCTAAATTCATAGCATTTATTTTTGTTTCTTAGATTCATAGGACTTACTCTCATAATATATCAACCTCCTTATTTATATAATTAGTCAACGAATATATAATAAACTACTAAAAAGGAGGTAGATAATATATGGCTGTTGTACAAAATATGGTAACCCCAATGACAGTTTATATACATAAAGAAACTTCGAATCAATCGTTTATTGATATGCATAATTACCTTAAATCGAAAGGTATTCAGAATAACGATTTCTTTCTAGCATTATTAGATCCTGGATTAGCTGGAGTTGATCCTAGAGATCCAAATCTAAATTCTTTTATGAAAGCTAGAGTTCTACAAGAAATTACAAGAAATTATTGGTATTTTTTGAGAGAAGTAGTTCGTATACCAGAACAGGGTGGTGAAGTTGGATCTGGTGCTAGATTCAAATTACATCGTGGAAATTTAGCGATGAATTATTTATTTATACTAAATTATTCTCAATTTGTAGAAATGCCTCGACAGCACGGTAAAACAACAGCTGCATTGGTACGATACTTATGGGTATATAACTTCGGTACATCTAACTCTGAAATTATGTTTATGCATAAAGATCATTCTGGATCTAAGAAGAACTTAAAAGATTTAAAAGCAATTCGAGATGCTCTGCCTAGTTATTTACAGATGTCTTCTGCAGTAAATAGTGAAGGTAAAAAATTAAAAGTTCCAAATACAATTGTAATGATTCAGCATCCATTTAATAATAATAAAATTAATACTTATCCTAGTGCTAGAACAAAAGATTCTGCAAATAACTTAGGTCGTGGTAATACAATGCCTATTCAGTATTATGATGAGTTTGCTTTCATGCCTTATAATAGAGAAGTGTACTTAGCTGCAGCTCCTGCATTTTCTAAAGCTTCTCAAAATGCAAAAAAGAATGGTGCTCCATTTGGTATGCTATTAACAACAACACCTGGAGATTTATTAACAGATTCAGGTCAATACGCTTATGATATTCGAAATAAAGCAACTCCTTGGAATGAGCAATATTACGATTTTAGTTATCAACAAATGGAAGATTTGAAAAATGCAAATACAAACAATGAATTCTTCTTGGTCTCATTTACTTATCAGCAATTAGGATCTGGTCAGGATTACTTCAAACGAATGGTTACACAGATGAACAGAGACTGGGTTGCTATCCGACGAGAAGTTATGTTAGAGTGGGCAGAGACTGCAACAAACTGTCCTTTCTCACAAGAAGATTTGGATATTATTAAAACGTATTTAAAAGAACCAATTCGAACAATTTTATTTGGAAGATTTAAACAATATCAATTTAATATTTATGAAGATATTGATACTAGTTTCCCACCAATTATTGGAGTCGATGTTGCTGGTGCTATGTATCAGGATAGTTCTGCAATTACAGTTATTGATTCACAAACAACTAGAGTTGGTGCAACTTTAAACTGTAACTATATGCCATCAGATGATTTAGCTCAAGTAATATATGATCTTGTAACACAATACCTTCCTAATGGAGTAGTCAATATCGAACGCAATGGAGAAGCTAAGACAGCAAACCTCAGCATATTTGGTAACAAGTGTGTTTCCTGGTGTTAATTACTGTGAAGTAGGTCAAGAACCTTATTAGCTACAACGTAATCAGTGATGATAAACGTGATATGCGGCGAAAGCAGAAAAAATAATAAGGATGAAAATATGGTGAAATAAAAGCCTTAATCAAGGTCCTAAGTTTTCATTAACAAGCCTATGTACAGTAGCGAACTATCTAAAATTTAATTATAATATTCACATTTTAAAAAGGAGATTTTTAAAATGTGGAAAGATATAATAAATTATGAAGGTTTATATAAAATAGATGAATATGGAAATATATTTAGTTTAAGATTAAATAGATACCTAAAACCTTATATTTCGAATAAAGGTTATAAAATAATAGATTTAAATAAGAATGGTAAACGAGAAAAATTTACTATACACAGATTAGTCGCAATTCATTTTGTTTATAATCCAAATAATTATCCTATAGTATTGCATTTGGATAATAATAAATTGAATACTTATTATTTAAATCTAAAATGGGGATCTTATTCTGAAAATAATACTCAAGCTATTAATGATAAATTAAATAGAGTTCCTATTCCTGATAATAGAAAATATTATGAAATTTATAATGAGAAAGAATCGAAAATTTGTTGTGGAATTAAAGAGATAATAAATTTAAATAATTATGGAAATGATAGTTATATTAGAAATATTATTTTTAGAAAAACTACAATTTCTCATGGTAATTTTCAAGGATATAAAATAAGAAAAATAAATATATCTAAACCTATTAGATTTGTAAATTTTAGATAGACGTTCAACGATTATCCTTTGACGAAGGAGTAGAACCTCAAGCTTATGGAGGAAGAAAAATACCACTCCTATTTTTATAATAGGATGCACATATAATCTACACACGTTCTGTAATGGAAGTGACATGGAATTGACCATGAAATTAAAAGTTGCGATTTAATTTAAATATAAATATAGAAATATATTTCGGGTTTTGGCGTTTCGGTAATACAAAGATTATGTAAGACTTCTGTAAAGAAGAATTTATATTGGGAAATTAAAGATAAAGTTGTAGAAGAAGCATTTAATGGTATTCGAACAGAAAAAGTAAAACGAAGAGTTCGAGAATTTGGATTAAACTCTACAAGAGAAATACGTGCTCGATTAATTCAAATATTATATGATCGAGTTGCTTATCATAAAGATAAATTTGTTGCTCCTATTTTACATAAAGAAATGCAGTCTATGGAAGTAAAGAAGAATGGAAAAGTAGAGCATTCAGATAACTCTCATGATGACCAAGTATTTTCTTATTTAATGGCTTTATATGTATGGTATGATGGAAAGAATCTAATGGAGAATTTCCATATACAAAAGAATACATTAAGAACTGATGCTGATGAAGAAATAGAAGAATTAGAGATTGATGATAATATAGAATCTACAGAGAAAATTGATTTAAATACTTTATCGTTTGATCCAGATTCAGATATTTCAGATACCTATGATTCTATTGTAGAGCAAACAAAATTAGTAACTTCAAAAGATTTAAGAGAACAAGAATATATTTTATCTAATAAAAGAAGAATGACAATTCTAGCTGTTAATAAAGATGCAAGAGAAGCATATTGTAAAGAAACAGGATTAGATGAAAAAATGTTTCGAAATGAACAAGCTGCTACTTATACAACTTTACCAGATGAATTGTTTATGGATACAGACTTAGAATTGCAAGAAGAACGAGAAAATAGTGTTCTACAAGGAAATTTAAGTTCTATGTGGGATAAAGTTTAACTAACGATATAACTTTAAAGTAAAAAGAAGATTTAATTTAGGGAGGATGATCAAGCCTTATTAAATTTATCTTTAAATCAAATAATCAAATTTCATAGTTTTGGATCTAGGGCAAAACCTAGATCCAAATTTTTCATTTGATTTCAGTTTATTAATTATTTTAGGAGGTAAAGTAACAATGAATTCTAGTTATATTATAGATACAGATGCTGGTATTGGAACTATTTTAAGCAATTTTAGTACAGATTACATTGAGCATGTAATTGAAGACTCATTAAATATGAGATTTCGTCCATTTGATGGTCCTATGCCAAATTATGTAGATATATTAGAGAGACAATTTCAGGCAACAATCATGAATGCACCTGATTATGTAGAAAAAGTAAATGAGGTGAGAGTAGAAACTTATAAAGAAATTATTAATAATATTTGTAGATATTATAATTTAAATTTCGCTGAGAGTTTTGAAAATTTAACAGATAATGAGATTAAAACAATTGCTCATGTAATGTATGAAATTTTTATATCAAGATTTACCGAGTATATGATGAATTTCTTTGTAGATTATATCGTAAGAAATTCTGATTCTATTGCAAATTCTATTAAAGCAGATCCTAATTCTGTAAAACCAAAAGAAACTGGTATTTATTCACCAGAAAAATATATTGATCCAAAATATATTCTAATTCATGCAAATGTAAATAAAGTAGCGTATAATATGGCTGGATATGATATTGGATTAGACACGCTATTATCATATTTTCTTGTTCCAAATATGGCTTCTATATTTGTTACTTTATTAGAAGATAGAGGAGATATTTATAAAAACTATTATGCTATGTTTATTACAGACCAAAGATATTCTGCAAGTGTATTAACAAATATTAAATTAAGTCTACAGGCTAAAACTGTAGAAGCTATGAAAGTTGTTTAAGGAGGATAAAACAATGAATGAAACAAACAGTACAAAATTAACAGATGAAGATGTAGAATTAATCAATAAAGAGATGGAATCTATTGTAGAAGAATCTGAATCTTTATCGATGATTAAAGGATTACCATCTAATAATGGAAAGATGGAACGATCTGAAGATGAAAAAGAAAAAGGAGAACCAAAAAGAGTTCATGTAGCAGTTAATCCAGAAACAGGAGAACATGCAATTCTTGGTCCAGTCGCTGATAAGACAGAATCATTTGATGAAATGATTGATCGTATTAATGAGGGAGAACTCGGATTTGAACCAAAATTAGATTCTATTACAATGACAGATTTAAAAGATGAAATTGATACAAACTCTGAGTCTTTTATTCATGAAATTACAGATAAAGATCTTTCAGATGATGATATTAAAGTAATTTTAGCAATTGCAAATAGAAGAATTAAAAAAGAAAAGTTTAATATATACCGAGAATTACCAGAAAGTGTAAAAACATCTATTGATAAATATCTCGGATTAAATGCAGTAAACTTTGGAAAACAAGTAAACAGTGCTCGTAATATGATTGCAGAACAATTAATTGATGAATTTATTAGTAATATTTCTTTTAATAAAATTTCTAATGATTTCTCTAAAGAGATTGAAGATTTATTTGATAAAGGAAATCAGGAAATTGTATCAGAGATTGTTGGATATAATTTAGAGAAATCTAAAAAATATCGTGAATATGCAGAAACAATTGAAGATGAAGAAAAGAAAGAACGACTAGTATCTATTTTAGATCGTATTGATGATGCTTATACTTTAGATGAATTAAAAGAATATTCTAAGAATTGTAAGATTAAAAATGATTATCTGACAAAACCAGAAAAACACTGGAGAAGTTTCTTAAATAAATATAATGATTCTAAATATAATATTTATGATTTGAAACTATGTGTTCCTATTCTGCAGAGAAATTTAGGAAATGAATATAATTTAAAAGATATCTATGCATTTCTAGCTTGCTTTACAAGATATTGCATGAATATGGATTCTAATAACCCATTCGATCATGCATTTATGTATTATACCGTTTATAATATCATTATTTGTGATATGAATAAAGGAGATAAGAAAGAAGTCTCTTTAAAATTCTTAGATAATATTAAAGAAATTATTGAAAATCTTAGAAAGAAGAATAATAATTTTGAACGTAAAGTGTGGGAATAGGTAGAAATACCTATTCCCATTTTCTATCGAACTTTATAATAAAAAACTTAAAGAAAGGTAGGTAATCCATTTATGTTGATGAATATTAAATGCTCAACTGAAGTTTCAATTAAAGTTCACCTGAAATTTGATAACTGCACTGAAAAGGAAAAAGTTATCTCTACAGGTGATCTTATCGAAGTTGATTTTAATCAGAATGGTTTATTGAAGCACGTTGAAGGCAAAGTGCTTAAGATTTGTGCAAATGGATCTGATTGTAAAAAATGGTATTTGATTGTAGATGGTTCTGGAGATTTTGATTCTGAGCAGTATAGATTTTCTGTTATGAATATTCTCGATGTTGATATTATCCGTAAGGGTGACAATATTAAGTATATTGAAACTACGACAGATGGAACTGCTATTCAGGGATTACGAATGGTTAGAGGTCGTTTACAATATACATTAGACGGATTCCATTGGGGATTTGTTCGTACCGATCCTAGATATATTATTAAAAATGAAGAAGGAACTGGTGGTTGTCCACCACATCCTCATGGTCCTGGTTATACAGAATATGAGGATGATCAATTTGGAATTAGAGATGAAGAGGTATAAGGAGGTATAATAAAATGAAAAAATATACTGCTGATCCTAATATGATTCTTCCAAAATTATGGGTAGCTAGAATTCCTCAGATTTGGGATAAGATAATTGATGAAGATTCTTTACCAAAAGATTCTAAATCTAAATTTTCTCAGTATTTCAATGATGAAAATGAAAAAGCTGCTGTAAAGAAAATGGAAGATTCTATTAATACAGAAGATTCAGTAATTAAAGAAGATATGATACCAGAAAATACTGTTATCGGATCTTGTTTAGGTACTTATTACGTTACCGTTGAATCTGATGATACTGAAGAAGTAGTTGCATTATCAGATGAAGAAGATAATACACCTGTAGCAAAAGCAGTTGTATTGTCTCCAGAAACAGTAAATAATAAAAATGATATTAATATTTTAGCATTATCATATGATAAAGAAACAGATGTTTGGAATAAAGTAGAAGATGCTGAAATCAAAGAAGATAATTATGTATGGGGATCATTAACAAAATCTGCTCCTGTTACTGTATTTACTGTTAGAAAAGATACAGTATTATTAGAAGAGAATGATTTATTTGGTGGTCCTACATTTGTAGGAAACGGTGTTCCAATCGTTATTTCTACAAAAGAAGATGGATCTATTATCGTTACAGATGCAAGAGGAAAAGAAACACCAATTACAAATTCAACAGTTATTATTGCTGGATCTGTTGATGGTTCTGATCTTGAATCTACATCTGTTACTGTTGTGGGAACTACATTAAACAATGTTGTTAAAGGTGGATCTTATAGTAAAGAAAAAGAAAATGTAAGAGTAAAAGATATCAAAGTATTTGTAAAGGATTCTACACTTAAAGGTGGTGTAAGTGGATCTGGATTTAATACAAAGGTAGATAACTTATCATTTAAAATTCAGAATTCAAAAGTTGATTTCATGGGAGCTGGAGAATCTTGGTTACAGAGTATCAAAAAAGATTGTAATTCAAAAGATAATCTTGGATTTGGTTCTAAAGCATATTGTAAAAAATGTACTATGAATATTGAAAATTCAGATATCAGTTTATTATACTTATCTGGAAACTCAGGATATCTTTATGTAGATGATACTGAATGTACAATCAATGGTGGATCTTGTGATTATATTATCACTGGTGGTTCTAATGGTAGAACAAACAATGCAAAATTAATTGCAAATGATTTCAAATCTCAGTATTTCCAGACAACAAACAGAGGTGTGGTTAACCATGCAACTGCAAAATTTAATAATTGTACAATTGATAAATTCTTTGTAGCTGGTGATTCTACAGATAGTACTGTTAATGGAACTGTCGATAAGGTAGATATTGATATTACTGGTGGTAAGATTGGATTGTATGCTGGTACTCAGGGTGGAAAAACTCTTACTACAGAACAGGCAAAAGAAATTATTAATACATTAAAGATTTCTAGATCAACTGAAGTAGAATATAAAGAAAATTCTGATAAAATTTTAGCTGATAATATTAGAATTAAATAATCAATAATGGGGGTAAATAATTATGTTTTCATCATGCAATGAAAAATATGAATATGACATGTGTAATACCCGAAAAGCAAAACCACTTCAGTTTAAACGTGGATCTGCCACAGCATTTCGATTACAAAATCCTATTTTATTAGAAGGTCAGCCTGCTTGGGAAATAGATACTTATCGATTAAAAATAGGTGATGGTGAAACAAGATATAATAAATTACCATATGTTGGTCATGATGCTAAAAATGGTAAATCTGCTTATGAATTATGGTTAGAAGCAGGTCATACTGGAACAGTTGATGAATTTTTAGAAGCATGTGAAGGTAAACCTGGAAAATCTACATATGAATTGTGGCTAGAATTAGGAAACGAAGGATCATTAGATGATTTTATTAATCAATTAACTGGTAAATCTGCTTATGACATTTGGTTGGAAGCTGGGAATAGTGGAACTGAACAAGAGTACCTTGATTCATTAAAAGGGAAAGATGGTAAATCAGTTTATGATACTTGGCTAGAAGCTGGAAACGAAGGATCACTTGATGACTTCATTTATTATATGCATACGTTTTCATGGGGTAAAATAGAGTAACATTAAATTAACGATTAATTTCAATAAATGAAATATATCATAGGATATTAAATTAATATTATATTTTAAGGAGGGCTTTAAAATGGCTAACACTTATCCACAAATTTTATTAGCTGGTACTCAGGCAGCTTACGACGCTTTACAGGCAAAAGACGCAAATAAACTTTACTTTTGTACTGATAGCGGAAAAATTTATAAAGGAACTGTAGATTTCTCTAACAGTGTAGTTTTTGCTGCAGCTAAACCAGAGAAACCTATTGTTGGTAAAGTATATGTTTTAGCTGATACAAACACAGTTGAAGTATTCAACGGAACAGCTTGGACAGTTGTATCTTATCCTACAGCAACAACAATCAGTGATGCTAGTACAAACGTACAGGTAGCTTCTGCTAAATCTGTATTCGATTTTGTATCAGCAGAAATCGCTAAAGTTACAGGTGGAGCTAACGTTGTTACAACTATTGCTGCAGGAACAGAAGCTGGTACTTTCACATTTACAACAGGTGACAAAAAGTCTAATACTGTTACATTAAACGGATTAGCTAAGACACCTACATGGAATACAATTACTCGTACATTAACAATCCCAGTTGTTGGTGGAGAAGACGTTGTTGTAGAAATCGGTAAAGATATCTTCGTAGATCCAGATGGAGATAACAGCTATCATGCTGATACTAATGAAATCTGGTTAACATTAAATGATGCTAAGAAGACAGTTATCAAGATTCCTGCAGCTGGATTAGTTGACGTTTATACAGGTGGAAAAACAAAATCTGTTCAGGTTACTGTATCTGACGGAAAAGTTGTTTCTGCTGATGTTATTGTACGTCCAGACGTTGCAGGTGAAGCACCATTCACTAATGCATTAAAGATTGGTGATGCTGGATTATATGTAGATCTTTCTGCATATGCTACAACAGCTAGTGTAGAAGCTGCTAAAACAGAATTAAACAAATCTATTACAGCAGTAAAAACAACAGCTAATGCTAACAAGAGTACATTAGATACTTTAACAGCTGATGAAACTTCAGTAGGATCTATCAAACATCAGATCAAGGTTGAATCAGATGCTCGTGCTGCAGCTGATACTGCTTTAGATACTCGTGTGAAAGCTTTAGAAACAGATAATACAGCAAACAAAGCTGCTATCAAAGAAAATAGTGATAATATCGCAGCGTTAGCTTCAGCTTTTACATGGGGAACATTTGAATAAAATTATATAATTTTATTTCTCAATATATTTAAGCGGGAGGAGTTTATTCTCCTCCCGACTTTTTTAAAAATTTAATAAAGGAGGAGTTTATAAGATGAGCACTAAAGAGTATAAGCATATTCTTACTAGAGGTCTAAAATCAGAATTAGATAATACTAATATAGATGATGGTGCTCTTAGATTTGTGACAGATACTCAACAGCTACTTCTTGATAATGGTAAATCTCGTATCGAGTTTACTGATGTTATCAAAGAATATACTGAATCTCAGATCAAATCTACACTTGCACCATTGCCTAAATTATATTTATCTTCTGATACTCATAAACTATATATTCATACTGATGCGGGATGGGTTATTTGTGGAGAGCAGAATCCAAATTCTGTTAATCATGCTACAAAAGCAGATTCCGCCACAAAAGCTGATAGTGCTACAAAAGCAACTCAAGACGGAAGTGGAAATGTAATAAGTTCAACATATGCACCTATTAATTCTCCAAATTTAACTGGAGCACCAAAAGCTCCAACTGCAGCCGATGGAAACAATAGTACACAGATTGCAAATACATCATTTGTAAATACTGCTATTAAAAATGCGATTGCTGGAGTTGTAGAATTTGATACATTAGTAGTAGCATCTAAAGATAAATTACCTACGACAGGTAAGAAAGGTGTAATTTACTTTGTATCAAATGGTAGCTCAACTGAAGGAAATATCTATGATGAATATGTTTGGGTTACAGATACTTCAAAATATGAAAAGATTGGTTCTGCTGATATTAATCTTGGAAATTATGTAAATGAAGTTGTTACAACTGGAACAGGAAATGCTATTACTGGAGCTTCTACTTCTGGTAATCGTTTGACTTTATCAAAGGAAGCTACGTTTTTAACAGAACATCCTAAAATTACAAAATCAAATGATACAGCAAAGACATTAACTCCAGCCGCTGGTGATAATATTACTGCTGTAAAATCTATTACTAGAGATAGCAATGGTCATGTAACAACAATTGAAACTGATACTATTAAACTGCCTACAAATGTAACACATGCAGTTTCTGCAGATAGTGCTACAACGGCAGATAAATTAAATACGGGAGCTGGATCTACAACTCAGCCTGTATTTATTGATGCGAACGGAAAACCAACAGCAATATCTTATACAATCAATAAATCTGTACCAGCAAATGCTGAATTTACAGATACAAAGTATACTGCTGGAAATGGATTAGATCTCACTTCAAAAGTAATCAAATTAAAAGAAGTCTGCGAATCTGTAACAGATTGGAATGATGCTACATCAAACGGATGGTATATGGCAAATGGTGCTACGAATGCTCCAGTTTCTGGATCACAGTGGTTCTATGGTTTAGTCATTGCACATCATTCAAACTATGTAAGACAGATCGTATTTAAATTTAGTTCTGGTAATACGAGTGTAACTGATGGTACTGGTGATCGTTATGAAAGAATTAGAAGTAACGGTACTTGGGGAGCTTGGGTAAATACTTCCGTAAAAACATCTGTACCAGCAAATGCTAAGTTTACAGATACATGGAGAGGAATTCAGAATAATTTAACTTCTGATGCAACAGATCAATCTTTATCTGCAGCTCAGGGTAAAGAATTAAAAGCATTAGTAGATGCTAAAGCACCAAGTTCTCATACACATAAGTATGCTGGATCTGCAACTGCTGGTGGATCTGCTAATAGTGCAGTGAAATTGGATACTGCTACAGCGGGTAGTGGTACACAGCCAGTATACTTTACAGGTGGTAAACCAACTCCTATTGATTATACAATTGGATCTAGTGTACCAGCAAATGCTAAATTTACTGATACTACATATTCTGATGTAAAAGGTGCTACAGCAGATGCCGCTGGTGTACATGGATTAGTTCCAGCTCCAGCCGCTGGTAAACAGGGACAGTTCTTAAGAGGTGATGGTACTTGGGCTTCACCATCAGATCATACTTACACTAATTTTAAAGGTGCAACAAGTTCTGATAATGGTGCAAATGGTTTAGTACCTGCTCCATTAATTGGAAACAAAGATATGTACTTAAAAGGTGATGGTACTTGGGATACTCCATCAGGTACAAAATATACATTAGAAAGTTTCGGTATTAATGCATCATCTACAGAATTGAATTATACTAAGGGAGTTACTTCATCTATTCAGACTCAGTTAAATAGTAAAGCACCAAGTTCTCATACACATAATTATGCTGGATCAGGATCAGCTGGTGGATCTGCAAATAGTGCAGTGAAATTAGCAACAGCTAGAAATATCAATGGTGTTGCATTTAATGGTACTTCAGATATTACAATTGATGCTGCTCCTAAAATCACTGCATTGACAAATGAAGATTTAAATAAAGTTCAAGAATATGGTGAATATTATGCTGGTGGAACTAATACTGTAACTAATAAACCTGATAGTGTTGATGCTTTTGGATTAAAAGTCTACAGGACATCATCTGGATATGTAATGCAAGAATTAATTTCTGCTAACAATCCAACAACAAAGATGTTTATTAGAGGTATTAGTGGTTCTGGAGTTGATCCTTGGCAACAAGTTTATACTTCTAATTATCCACCAAGCAAATCAGCTGTTGGATTAGGAAATGTTGAAAATAAAAGTAGTGCTACAATTCGTGGTGAATTAACTTCAGCAAACGTAACAACTGCTTTAGGATATACTCCAAGTAAATCAGATCATACACATAATTATGCTGGATCAGGATCAGCAGGCGGATCAGCAAATTCAGCTGTTAAACTTGATACTGCTACAGCAGGTAGTGTAACTCAGGGAGTCTACTTTAGTGGTGGAAAACCAGTTGCCATGACACATACTCTTGCAAAGAGTGTACCAGCAAATGCTGTATTTACTGATACAACGTATACTGATATGAAAGGTGCTTCTTCAACTGGTGCTGGTACTCATGGTTTAGTTCCTGCTCCTGCTGCAAATGGTCAGGGATTATTCTTACGTGGTGATGGTACATGGGCACTTCCTACAGATACAAAGTATAGTCTTGGTTCATTTGGTATTAGTGCTAGTGCTGCAGAATTAAACTATACTAAAGGAGTTACATCTAGTATTCAGAATCAGTTAAATAGTAAAGCAACAAGTAAACATACTCATAGTTCAGATGATATTACTTCATTAGCTGCATCTAAATTAACTGGAACTATAGATATTGCTAGATTACCTCAGGGAGCATTGGAAAGATGCGTTGTTGTTGCTGATGATACAGCAAGATTTAAATTAACTACATCATCTGCACAGACTGGTGATACTGTTAAAGTAGCAAGCACTGGTAAAATGCATTTTGTTGTAGATGATTCTAAATTATCAACAGAAGATGGATATGAGATTTATACAGCTGGATCTGCTACAGCAGTCCCATGGGCAGGTATTACTGGAAAACCATCTACATTTACTCCAAGTGCTCATACTCATACTATTTCTAATATTACTGATATTGGAAATGCCGCTGTTGCGAAAGCAACCAATGATAGTGCTGGAAATAATATTAATAGCACTTATGTTAAATCATTATCTGTATCTGGTAGAACTATTACTTTTACAAAAGGTAATAATACAACAGGTACAATTACAACTCAGGATACTACATATTCTGATATGAAAGGTGCTACAGCAAGTGCTGCTGGTACTCATGGTTTGGTTCCAGCTCCAGCTGCAAATGGTCAGGGATTATTCTTGAGAGGTGACGGTACATGGGCTACACCAACAGATACAAAGTATTC